AAAGAAAAATAATTGCTTTAATGTTTTTGTTTCTGGAGCTTTAGAAATATCTGGAGAATATCGTATATGCTATCTTGAAATAGATGAAGATGATATAAAAATAACAGAGTTTAAAGGTGCCAGAGGTGATAGATATAGTGGATTTTATAAAATCCTAGAAGCTTTTCTTAACAGGCAAGTAGAATATAAGAAAGAAAATAATAAATTAATTCTTAAAATTCAGGAATTAGAACATTTATTAAATGTTTTTAATGATATAAGTTGTTTATATAAGGATGGACAATGTGAATTACGAAGCACAGAAAAAACGTTTACCAAAAAGATAAATGGTGTATGTTATGAATATCCCGTTAAATATTATGAACTTATAAATGATACAATACATAAAAAATGGATTGAGATACATGCAAAGATAGAAAAACAATGTAAAATACTGATAGAAGGAAATGGTTATCAATTCATAAGTACATACAGAGAAATAAAACAAATAAATCAGTATTTAGAAAAAATATTGAACGAAAATAATGAAAGAAAACTTGCATTAGAAAAGTTAAATATAAAAAACAAGTTACAAACGGTGCATTAGACTGCAATTAAGTTGACCGATGATTGTTTATAGCCTAAGAATCAGATGGTAATTCCTTTGATGTAAACAGCATCTTTTGTTCGCAACAAGAGGTACTGTTATCAATAGAAATACCATGACATTTTACAACATCAGATTTTATTATTTGAGATTTCTCTTTGCTTATAAACAGCGAATCTAATTTATTATTCATAATAGTTCCTTTTATCCATTTTATTATATATTTGAAAATAAAACTCCTGGATATTCCAAGAGCTTTATTATCGGCAATCGTTCACGATTATTTTTTATACAGGGGAGTGCCCGGATCAGCCGATATGATTCCCTCAGCAAGTGAGCCTGTTACAGAAAATATATTCTGATTTACAAAAATACCAAATATTGATAATATATCAATAGGTATTTTGTGGTTGTAGGTGATGCATTACAACACGATTGCACGGCAAATACCTGATTTATTCTTTAATAAATCATGCATAAGCAAAGCTATACAATCTTGTATACGCAATGCGAAAAGAGAATTCTGCCCGTTCTGGGCGAAACTTCCCAAATAAGAAATTTTTATTAGGGGAGGAGGTGAAATGAATATGATTGAATTGTTTAGTATTTTTGGAGGTCTTCTAGTAATTATAATCTTAGCTCATATGTATTATAGTTCAAAGAAACACACCATTGATCAGATTTGTAATCATCCAGAATTATCTGATGAGAAAGTTGAATCGATCACTAAAATGATGAAAAGACAGTACAAAGATCGTATCAAATAATTCTAATGTCATTTCCCAATTATGAATTCTCCTTTAGATTTAAAGTTTTAATAGATTTTTAGAAATGTTTACGAAAGAGGCCGGGAGTATTCTCGGTCTTTTTTCTCTTCATTTACAGTAGAAGAGTAGTACTGAGTGGATTTCACCACCGTTTTTCTCTTCACTAGAAAACGGCAGAAGAGAAGTGCCGAGTAATATATTACTATATTAACCTATGGACTATTCATTAAAAGCATATATATTATGGCATATATATACTCCTGGGAAGGGTAGTCTCTCTACTCCTCATAGTCATTCATATACTTTCTCAATTATTTGTTTCGCATATTACTATACGTTGACTATGTTGGCTCGTGCGTTATCACGGAATATGTAATTACATACTTTTATTTCATCCGATTCACTGTCAAAGACAGAATAGTGATTTCAACGAATTATTCCCATTTTATACTCTTACGTCCACTATATTGAAAACTTATGCCATTATATAAGTTTCTTTATAATAGATGGCCTGCTTAATAGGTTAAGCGTAGCCCTGGATTTTGGGCCAACCAAAGAGTCCTGAAAAGATACCTTGTTTTCCTTGAATTTTATTTGCGGCACCTTTAAGTCCAAATCCAGCCATTAAAGCGGAAGGGACTAAACCGATTTTATTAACAATATCAAGAACACCTTTAAGACCATCAAGTACAAAATTTACTTGATTTCTACTAGCTGTTCCTGCCCATACTTGTTGCCATTTATTTTTAAGCTGATCTAAATGACCTGAAATAGAATCAAGCTGCTTTTGATTTTCTTCTAATGCAGAACCTTCAGAATTTTGAGATGTCTCATAAACATCTTTTAACATATCACCATTCTGAATAATAGAAGCAGCAATATTCGCACGATTCTTACCAGCCATTAATTCTAGTAAACCATTCAGATGATTAGTTCCGTATTTTTTATCAGTTTCGACTATTTCATCATAAATATCAGCTACATCTTGTAATACATCATAAGTATCACGAAGATTTCCGTTTTCATCTAATAAGCTAATTCCTTTAAAGTTATTTGACGCAACACCTGTAAAAGCTTTAAAAGAATCATTTACTTTAGAAGCTGTTTGAACAATAAAATCTGATGTATCTTCACCAGTTTCTTCAAGTTCTTTTTTCGCTTCTTCAGTACCAGTCAATCTTAATGCAATTGTTCTAATACCAGCTCCTACAGAATCTGGATCCTGAACAACGGCATTACCTGCAGTAATTAAAGCAATTGATTTATCAATATCGTTACCTGCAGTTGTTAATGCAGAAGCAGATTTCTGAAGTGCAGTAGCAAGTCCATCAGTACTAATTGAGAAATTATTACCTACATTGTTTAGCTTATCATCAATATCCATTTTATCCATATCTTTATAAGCTGAACTCATTGCAATAAGGCTTTCAGTAGCTTCATCTATACTTGAGAATTCTGATACATTGAAAAGAATGTTTGCAGCTTTCGCAGACTCTTTTGCATCATCAAATGATTCACCAAGTCTTAAAAAATCAGCAGTACTATTTTGGATTTGAGTACCTGTAGTACCGATATCATTTGCAATATCAAAACTTTCTTTTTGATAAGATTTTAATTTATCAAGAGGTTCGTCACTTACTTTATTCATTTCAGTAAGAGCATCATCGAGATCATGAATAATATTAAAACCATCTTTTAATACATCAAATACTTGATAAAATCCACCAAATGAAAGAAGATACTGACCTAAACTCGTCCATCTTTGTTTTAATCCGTCAAAAAACTGTCCGACAGCAGTAGTGGAAGTTTGTGTTTGTTGTGTAAGATATGAAACTCCTTTTGTTACATTACTAAATGTTCCGGTGAGTTTATTACCTTCCCAAGAAGCAACTAATTTAGCAATATCATTACCTTGAGCATCTTTTTTAATAGATGATGTAATTAAAGCTTTACCATTACTAAGCTCCATTGCTTTTTGAGTCATTTTTTCAATGGCATTATCAGCATTATCAGCATAATCATCTACATGTTTTAAAGAAGAAGATAATTTTGAAATTTCAGAATTATATTTTTTTACACTAATCTGACCGGATTTTAATTGACTATTAAGAGTTTCTATTTGAGAAGTAGCACCTTCGGATACGGGCGGCATACTTGCAAATTGAGATATGATATTAGATTTTAAAGATTCAGATTTTTTTAAAGAATCATTTATTGCCGTAGCCTCATCAAATGCTTTATCAATATTTTTTACATATGTACTTGGAATATCAGAAACTTTAGGAGATTCTGTAGATTCTTCTTTTTTATGTGAAGTAGAATTTCCAGATGTTTTCTCTTGTTGAGATTTTGAATCTGATTGTTCTTTTTTTTTACTATCTGCTTTTACTTCAGCTTCTTTTTTTTTAGCTTCTTGCTCGGCAGTAGCTTCAGCTTCTTTCTTTTTCTGATTTCTTTCTTCTTCCTTTTGAGCAGCTTCTTCTTTAGCTTTTGATACATTATCAACAGCATCTTTAAGAATTTCTAAATTAGTGACCTCGGATTCAACAGCAGAAGTGACAGCAGAAGCTTCTTGATTAAATGCGTTTGTTTTTTCATTAACAGCAGCAGTAACAGAAGCTACAGCTTCCTGTAAGGAAGTCATTTCAGATACTTCAGAAGATATTACATTATCATTGTCAATTATTTCATTTGTTTCAATTTCTGCATTAGGTTTTATTTCGACAGGTTTTTGAGGTTCGACTTTTTGTTTAGCTTCTTCGGCCTGTCTAATTTTTTCCTGTTCTTGCTTTTGAGCAAGTTCTTGTGATAATCTTTCTTTTTCAGTTTCAGATTGCCGAAGTTGAGATTCCAATTGAGAGAATCGTTCGCTTAATTTTTGAAATTCTGCTTGACGTTGTTCTAATTGCTGTTGGATAGCAGCAAATTGTTCGTTAGAAGAATCGATATTAGTATCATTATTGTATCTGTTTTGTTCAGCAATAGGATATTTTTCTTGAAGATTTTTAAAACGTTCAGCTGGATTAACAGCAATAGCAGCATCAACAAATTGATCTAATACTTTTTTTTCATGCTGATTTCTTTGATCAGCAAAATCTGTTAATTTGTCGTCATCAATAGCATCTAATAAATTTCCATGTGCACCATCATTTACAATTTTATCAAAAAGTAAATCTCCACCAAGCTCTTGTAATCGACTTTTTACTAAAGTGTTTATTGCTTTTGTAGCTTCATCTTGATATTCTTCTGGGATAGTATCTAATCCACCAATAGCTTCATCTTTAATTTGCGCTCCATAACGAGCGCATACTGCTTGATAAATATTAAGAATATCTTCTCTTAAATTTTTAAATTGTGCAGGTTTTACACTGGACATATCCATTGTGGCTAATTCATCGCCACAAACTAAAAATGCTCTTTGAAATGAACCATTAACTAATTCTTGAATATCGGCATCACTAAATCTAAGATTGTCAGTTTTACTATCGTATGGATGAGTATGCAAAATGGAATCTGGATTGTTTTTTACTATACTATTTATTCCAACAGCTCCAGTATCACTGGACATAGCAACTTCTTCTCCGATTTGTTTACCTAACTTTATACCAATAGCTCTTTCTTCAACTTTGTTTCCATTTTTTTTATAAGCATCAGTATTTTTAAATCTTTTATGAAACTCGGAAATTGTATCAACTGTACTTAAAGTACCATATCTATCTGCACGTTCAACGTCTTTTTTTACTGTTTCATCAGTCGGATTACTTTTGTTATTTTTAGTCTCTTTTATTTTAGCTAATTTATCAAGAGTTTCTTCTAATGACTTTTGCATATCTGCAGTTTCTTTTTTCATTTGAGAAAAAGCAGAACCGTCAAGTTCCATAAGAGCAGTATTTAAATCAGTAATAGCTGTTTGCAACTGTGTAATTTGTTCTTTTAATTGTGCAACTTCTTCAGTAGTATGAGAAAATGAATCATTAGAAGTAGATATATCTGTAGATGCTTTTTCTTTTTCGTCAGAAGAATTTTCAGATTTAGATGGTTCAGAAACCTTTTTTTCTAAGTTCTTTTTTTGAGATTCTCTAGCTTTTTGGATTTCTTCCATAGCAGCTAATTGGTCTGTACTCATTGCATCTAATTCTTTTTTGAATTTATTTTGAGAATCCGAAAGAGGAAAAAACCATTCTTTGTCAAATATATCATGTAAATTATTAAGATCATCAATTGCATCAAAATTTTTTAATTTACCATGTTCTTTAAATGTATTTAGTCTACTATCTATACCTAAAAATTCTTCAAGATCACTATCTGTTAAAGCATCTGGATTTTTTGCTTTTTTTTGAAGTTTAGATAATCTTTCGATAGCCTCGTCTTCACTAATAGCATATTTATTTACTTTATCGGAATATTTAGATTTAATCTTTTCATAGGATTCTTTCCAGATATCCTCAGCATCTTTTTCTATTTGATCATCTGAAGTAGGAGAAGTAGAAGAGTTATCGGAACCATTTCCTGTTCCATTACCAGACCCATTAGATAAATTATCGGTTCCACGCCTTTTATTTACTTTATCTCTTCGTTTTTGTTGTCTTTCTTCTGCTTCAGCAACAGCTTTTTCATTTTTTTCTTGTTGAATGGTATTTCTTTTTTTAGCCGTCTCAATAATATGTTTTTCAGCAATATCTTGGGCATCTTCAAATTCTTTTAATTTTTTTTCAACAGAAGTTTTAATATAATTGCTTTTTAAACTATTAAGTTCTTGCTCTAAAATTTTCTCAGTAAATCCATTGGATTTATAAGGAGTTAAATTTTGAGCACCATATTTATCTACTAAAACGGACTCACTTCTAGTAATACCACTTCTTAATGACATTAACTGTTTAGTTATTTCACTAGATCTTAATATACTATCAGGAGTATCAAGCTTTAATTTTCCTTTTTCTTCGGTAAGTAACTGTTTAGAAGCCATTTGTAAAGCATATCTTTTAATTTGTTTCATAGCATTACCATTTGTACTATCAATTCCAAATGATTGTGCCATTTTTTCAAGATTTTCTTTACTACTAATTTCTGTTAAAAAAGCTTTGTTTTTTACTTTACTTTTACTTGAAAGCTGCAAGTCATGAAGTATTTCAGATAAATTCTTATCTGGTATAGATACAAATTTATCAGCAGCAGTTTGTCTTGCAGAATTATATGCAGACTGTTTTTCCTCAAGATCCTCATAATTTTCAATTGCTTTTTTTAAATCGTGTGGTTGAAAATTTTCTAATAAACCAGTATTTTTGACATGTGATAGTTTGTTTAACTTTTTATAAGTTTTGTCTACACTATCAGCCCATTTCTTCGGATCTTCAGAATCAGAAAATGCTTTATATAAATCTTCCATTTGAGAAGATATGTTTTTAACATTGCTTAATTTGCCATTTTTACCAACTAATTTATTAATTTGTCCCATTCCGGATTGGATTTTTTGTGCAAATCCTTTCATATCAGGGTCTTTTAATTTTAAATCAATATCTCCGGCATTCTTAGATATTTTTTCTGCACTTTGTTTAACTTGACTAGAAATTTCACCAGAATTATCTTGATATGCTAGAGAAAGAAGTACTTTAGCGACTTCTGCCATTAATAATCACCTCACTCATAATACTAAAATTTTAAAGTAGCATAGCCTTGGCTTTTCCCAACTGCAATAGCTTGAGCTTCTATTGCGGCAGATAAACTAGCCAATTGCATTTGAGCCATACTTAATGGTGGAAATGTATGAATATTACCATGAGCACCTCCTGCCCAAGTACGTGAGGCAACAGTAGCCGCACTCCATTTTCCATATTGATATTCAGACATTTTATCGCTGGAAATACGAACTCCACCATAAACTACAGATCCGTTATTTTTATAGTATCTTTCATATGAATTATTTTTTAAGTTGTCCGTTCTTCGATATATATATGGACTATATGAAGAATAAAACATTTCAATTGCTTGTTTTGCAACTTTTGGACCTGCATCAGCTGCTGCTTTACCATATGCAATAGCAACTGTTTTTAAAAATAATTTTATATCAGAACGTAAAGCAGCAGTGTTATCCACTATTCCAGCCATAAAATCCCTTCCTTTATTTGACCAATATTTTTACAATTTCTGCTAAATCTTCTTTTGTTAATTCATCTACTTTCTTAGAAAGAGAAGTAATAATTGGTTCACATGTAATTAAAGCTGTTTCTTTAATTTTCTCAATATTTCTGCTGATGTAACCTTGAATTTCATAATTATTGACCATTAAATCATCCTGACACATCTTCAATACAGTATCGAATCTTTTAATTTCAGATTTTGAAATAGCAGTCATTATTACTTCAATAAGATTATTTTTTTCTAACAGATCTAAACATTCATTCCATTTATTTTCTGGTATCTCTATATATGTATATAAGTTAATAATTGTATGAATATATAAAGAATATCTCTTAGGAGAATTTAATTTAATATTTCCATTTTTATCTAAGCATGAAATAGAAATTATATCCTGTGCATATTTTACTTTTACTAAATAGTCAATATATTTATTTTCATCAACCATTGATTTTACATAATTAGCTTTCAATTCTGTTGAATTAAACTGATTATATTTTTTTACAAATTCTTCTACAGTAGCTTTTTTATTTTCACTCATAACAAAATCCCTCTATTCTTTATATTTACAACAAACCATATCTTTAATCTCTTCCTGAACTCTGCCTTCTTTGGCCTTACGTAGAAGAGAGCAGTTACGTTTATATCTCTTACATGATTTGCATTTATTTTCAAATTCATCTAAATTTTCCTGGCTGTCAAAAATACCAGTAAAGTCTGTTTTATAAATTGTATATTCAATTCTAGGATTCTCAGAATCATATAAAACTTTTACAACACGTTCGCAGGCCATATTATCATCAACCCATACAACCCCGGAATCAGTAATAGCATCAAATGCTACTTTCCAATAATTGTTTGTATCCATATCAATTCTAGGAAAATAAAAAACAGCATCTACATAGTAGTGCTGCATCGGATCTGGATCAGTTATCCAGCCTTGTTCGGTTGCTTGTTTTTTTACATATTCAATAAAATCTTTTTGAAACTTCTTTGCTTCAGCTGTTTTATAACTCATTGCCATAGCATGACCATTCTTAGTAACAGTTCGATATGCCAGATAATGATTTACTGAAACAAAATCTTTGACGGTTAATTTCAATGTTTGATTATTATGCATTAATCCTTTTTCTTCCTTTATAAATAAAGGTTATAAATTGTATTGTAATCCTATATAAAATCTTCTATACTATAAAGCGAATATGTATGTGGCTGTAGCAGCGCATTACGGTCTTTAGATTTCATATACTACATATTTAACTTGTAAAAGTTATGCTGTTCCTACACAAAGGTGGTGTATAGATGTGGCAATTTTAGCATTTATATGTTTTATCATTCTTGTGCTTGTTTTTGTTTTTAGCGTTGTTCTATTTCGTAACATCAACAACATTAAGAATCTTAGCTTCAATTACAGCTTAAAGAATGGTATAAAAATCAAATTCTCGTTCTATAAGAAATAGTAGATGAGATGTAGGAGTAAAAGGAGCAACAAGAGGTATCTGAGTAATGCTAAGTTAGGATACCTTGAAAATATTTACAATATAAATTTATAACCTTTAAAATCTATAGTACTTTCACTAACTCATAACTAATTACCAATGGAATAATCACCAGTTCAGAACCAGTATCTCCTGTATCATGAATATAATTATCAAGCATCATTCTAGCTATTTTACTTGAATGAGCTTTTGTGGCATCAGTTATGTCAGTAGTAAATGAATATTCAATTTTCTGTAATTTCTTTTTCAAATACATAGGTTTGCCAGAAACAGCAGTACCTAATACATATCTTAATTCTTGTTTTTCTAGTACTTTTTCAATGTTTTCCATAATTTACTCCAATGTATGATCAAGCCATTTTTGATATAATTCGTATGTTTCTTCTCTGAGAAAAATATAAACAATAACATCATTTCCTTCTTTATCAACACTAGGATACATATCTATTGGAAAAGCTTTATGTTTTATATATAAATCCCTTTGTTTTGGATTCACGATTCTAACGATTTCATTAATTGTATAAGGCCGATATCTTAAATTCGGCTGTATAATATTATCTTTTTTGTCCATATTCCCTGTTCTCCAAGGTGAAAAAAGGGGTATAACTCGAACGGTGAGCTATACCCCTTATAAAAAATCACCATTCAAAATTCAAATTAATTATTTCTTTTTTGTATACTTCATACGCATAGGCTGCTTAATGGCAGTATCACCCATGACCGGATCAGAAACAGTTTTTTTAATTGTTGAATCTTCAATTGTAATTGTAGTTTCCGGAAGTGGTTCTGGAGCATTCATAATTGGTTCTCCAACTGTAGCAACCTGACCTGCTGTAGCAACCGGTTTGATTGTTTCAGCGGGAGAAGATGTATCTAGAGTTGAAATTTCATCAGTCATAATAGTATTAATAGATTCTTTGACTAAATGATTAAAATTATTTTTATGAGATAAATCATATTTTTCAAATTTAGCTCTTGCGTCTTCCTTTGTTATATGATTCATATTATAACTACATAATGTATTAAAAATATCTTTACAGTTTTCGCTGCAATAACATTCCATCCAACGAGGCAGATGATCAAATTCAGAGCAACGACTACAATAAGAATATTTCTTACCACATAAAATACATGTTTTATTATCTTTTACCATATTTGCCTCCTTTGTTTTGATGGTAATAAATCAGTCGGTACGATTTGACCCGTACCGACCGTAAAATAAATAGAATTGATTATTCATCAACCTCTTCATCGTCTTCTGCATAATATACTCTATACAGAGCTTTATCAGCAGAACAATAATCCATCTGCATAGATCCGCTATACTGCAGCTGTCCATCGGTTGTCAGAGAAATCTCTAATTCAGGAGATACCTGGAAAGATGGAATTTCAATATAAGCAGCACGAAGAGTATCAATATGACAAGGATCTACAACAAGAGCTTTAAGAGTTAGTTTGATTGTAGATGGGAACTTATCTCCTTTATTAACAATCATCGCACCCTCATTTTCTTTTACTTTTCTTTCAAATTTGATAATGAACATTCCATTATCTACTTTTGGAAGTTTAATTTTTCCATCTGCATAAACAAACTGTGTAGGAGATGCACTTTCTCCTTTAGTGTAAGCTTTACCAGATGTACCGCTTGCTGTAAAGTCATTAACTCTAATTGATGTTTCTTCAATGTTTGTAGTTTCACCTAAAGTAACCTCTACATCTCCAGCCTCTTTAGTCTGTCTAGCTGTAATAATTTTTGGCATTGTTAAAGTGCCATCAGATGATGTAACTGATCCTTCACCTGCTGCAGCTGCGACAATATTTAAATTAATCATCGCATTATTTGCTGTCAATTCACCAGTTTTTGATTTCCAGAATCGTTTAATCAAAGTACCCTGATTATCGACTGCATCTGTGGAATCAGCGGTAATATTTACAGAAACATCCTGAAGCTGTGTCAGAGTATATAAAAGTGTACTTGGTGTTTTTTCTGTTTCAATAGTTTCAGCATAACCAATCTGTACTCTATCAACAATAATGTCACCTAAATTAAATCCCATTATGTTTTCCTCCTTTAGAATTTTTAGAATTGTGTTTTAGATTTGTTCTTATAGAAATGTATAAAAAGACTATTTTTTCTGAGAGAGATCTCTCATGAAATTCAAGTCATCTTTATTAATTTTTGAAGCGTCAATAAATCCGCTGTAGATACCTTTTAGTAAAGCAGTAGAAGATTCATAAATTTGGAGTCTTTGAACACTGTCCATAAATTCAACAATGCCAACCTCTTTTAATTCATTTTTCTTGTATTTAAAACCGGGATGATTCAGACATGAAGAAATGAGTGGAAGAAGAGTAGACTTATAAGTATCATTTTTATGAAGATCATAATTTTGTTGATCTTCCCAAATCAAAGCTTCTTTAGTAGCTTTACCTCGGGCTTTCTCAGTTTTGGGGAATATATTGAACATAGTTTTAAGATATAATGCCAGGATTTGATAAGTAGATTCATCAATTAGATAGTCCTGGTCATCATTATATAAATAGAAGAAAGGTTTATTTTCTTCATCAGTATTTTGATATAATTTAAATAATTGAAAATCCAAATCACCGAATAGTAATTTGGTTGAGTCCTGATCAAGACTCGTAGATAACATACAGAATAAATCAAAATCAGAAAGTTTATTCCAATCAATACCCATTTTCCATAACTGCAATCTATACATAGTAGGATTAGCAACTAAGGTATTTACTGCAGAATATACTTTCTTTTCACCTTCATGAATAATATCACCTATAGTTGGTTGAAAAATAACTATATCGTTTGCAGGTTCAGAAGGAATACTAAAAGGTTCTCCAAAATATAATTGAAGAGCATCAACCTCAAATTCTGAAGTTGTCATACCTATTGTTCCTTCCAGCATAAATATTATTTGGACATTCGATCTTAAATTTTAGAGTTCTACAATAATATCGTGTATCAACAATATCACCATAATCAGCAATACATTTAAGCTGTTTACCAAATGCATTGGTCCAACATAATAGATCCTTAACAATATAACTTAATAAATCAGCTCTCATAATTCCATATTCTGTTTCAACATCATCTTCATGGACTAAGCACATAACTTCTACAATCTGATTTTTAATAGATTCATTAGTATCAGATACATTATAATCATTAATGTCGTACATAATAAAATTAAGGACTTCTTTATTGATACCATTCAATTTTAACATTGGAATGATTTGTTTCTTGTCAATTCTTTTATTATATTCTAAAATTAGATTTCGTTCCTCTAATTCCTGAGTAGTAGGATGTTCTTTATCTGCAAATTTATTTAAAGGCCGCTTATCCTTTTTGCCTAAAATTTCATTCAGGTCAGGATCCGCCTCAAATATCTCTTGAAGCTTATTTTTTTTATAAATAATATCATTATTTTTTTTATCTTCAAGATCTCTTTTAATATTAGAAATATCTCTAATCATCGTCAACCACCTCCAGTATAATAGATGACATGTTGTCACCGTTATTGTCAGTGGCAGTAAGAGTAAATCGTTTACCAATTAAACTCTTAGCTTTTCCAGGTTTAATAGATATAGAAACATTATCCAATACAGTAATTTTCATTAACCCATTATAATAGGAAGTTTCTCTTTCAGTATACTCATTATTTTTATCAATTATATGCAAATTCCATTCTGATTTCATATCAGAATAAGGAAGGGTATATTCAAAATATGAGTTCTTTCCTATATATAATGCTTGTCGTGATTTATCAATTAAAGGTTCTAATTCACCATCATCATTCAATGTCATCCATTGAATATGAGAATCAGTTTTCATCATTTGTGGATGTTGAGTTGTTTCTGTTTTTTGATCTCCGGAATCAGTGTAATAATCACAAATACGAAGTTGTACATTATCTGTTTTATTATTTAATTCATCCTGTTTGATGGATAATTTAATAATTCCAGATGGATTCAAATCAATAACTTTTGTTACCTGATATACCTTTGGGTCCAAAATATTATTTGTGAGCATAAAACGCTGTTCATGCATAATAGTCCTGGTATCACCAAGATTAAGAGTATACATATCATTTCCGTATGCATAATATAAATCTGGCACCCAAGCAGCTGTCAGGTTATCAAGACTGGATGAAATTTCGTCAGTCCATTTACCACTTGTATATGAGTTAGCTGATCTATTCGCACCCCAACAGGAGTACAGTTCATTTTTATAAATCCATTGAAATTTCCAATTACATTTTAAAATATTATATCTAACATAAGCAGCAGCGTCATCTCTAGCAACAATAAACCATAACTGTGTTATACGTTCATCTGGAAGAGAGAATGGATCATCAAGTTCGTGCCCGGATATATTAATATCAAAGTCAGTATCATCAGGAACAAATACATAACTTCCTATTGGATAATGAACTTTAGGCCGAAATTGTAGATAATAATCCACTGCGTCTTTAAGAATGGATAGTTTGGCATGTCTCGAATAATGAGCATCTTCCCATTTCCATCCATCACGAGTTAATATATAAACTCTTTTATATTGAGCATCAGCAGTAAAAGTAGAATTAATCACTCGATCAGATTGAGTTCTTTTAATTTGTGATAAATTACTGCCTTGTGCCAATAAGTGATTTTTGTACATCTCAGCAGTAACCATAAAATCAACCCCTATCAGTATTAATTTTATCTACTTCGTGATGAGCATCTAATATCAATTTTCTGTAAGATTGATAATCAAAATCATTTCCATTTCTGGATTCATCCCATGCTGCCTGTAACAAACTCATAATAGTAATAATCTCTACAGGATAGGAGAGTATTTCATTTAATCCATCAATCCGCAACATCAAATTAATAAAATATTTGTCAAAATCAACATTTTTAAATTTATCTTTTGTTTCCGGATCCTTATATAAAAGTAACCAGAACATATCTTTGTGCAATTTCTTTTTATAGTATTCAAACTGTTGATCATCAAAATGTCCGTATATCGTATCCATTATGATTCACCGTCCAAATAACTATTCCATATATAACCTCTGTCTCTGATAATGTTTCTTTGCTCTCTAATAAGACTATCTTTTAAGCTCATAAGAGTATTTAAGTGAGCGGCCTGTGAGTAATATTTTTCCTCAGAAGAACCATATACCTGAACAATATTATTTAAATTATTGATTTTAGGAGTAATCCATTCAATAACTAAACCAATACCAACTACATCAGTAATTAATTCTTTGTCAAAATCATCATTTACTGAATATTTCATAGTAAAATCAAATTGCTGAATTTCATCATGAAATTTTGTATTGGTAAATAATCTGTAAATATAGGGCTTATGAATTGCAGAATGCATCCAATCACACAAAAATGCATTTACATCATCATCTCTGAAATCTAATAAATCATAAGCAGAGGCTTTTAAACGAAACTTAGAATAAATCTCTTCATAATCTAGTGAAGGCATAAAACACCTCCAAACTAATTAGTTGAATAATCCAGTCATAACAGTCATATCTGTATCAAAGATTTCGTCAAGAATTTTAATTTTCTTTACACTGTCAAGTCGTCCATCACTAACCATTTTTGATGCAAGATGACTAATAGAAGTTTGTGCACCTTCTGGAAGTGAGAGAATAGTAGCTTTCATACTTGTAGGATCAAGATCAAGAATAACATCTTCAAGTTCCCCTACAGAGTATAGAGAATCATAAAGTTTCTTAATCTGAGGATAATGTTCAATAACACCTGAATCTTCGATAACAAAAAGAGGACGCATTACATATCCGTTATTTGAACGAATAGCTGCCATTAAATCCTGGTATTCAACTTCTACAACATCACCGGAATCAACCCATGTGTATAGAATATTTGATTTAAGGCCTGGCATATAAAGTCCTCCCTGTGTAATTGATTTACATGGGATTCCATCATTTGGTCCATAAGTTTTAGTAACTTTCTTTTCTTCTTTAACTTCAACAGTTCCTTTTTCTTCAACAGCAGATTCTGTTTTAACTGGTTCTATCTTTGTATTTTTAGTTTTCATAGCAGTAGCCATTGTATTTCTCCTTTTATTCAAAAGCAGTATGCCAATTAAGACATACTGCTTATTTTATATAAGTTTATTTAGACTAACTTAAAGCCTTAAAAAATAAGATTTAAGCAAGCTCCCAGGTACCGAAGTATCTTCCGAGCTGAACACCTACACCCATGCTTCTCTGTACTTCGTATTTCATTGTATCATCCATACGTGCACCAATTTCATTCACTTCATAGATTTCAGTTTCACCTACATCTACAAATTTAATGAATTTATCTTCAACCTGTGGCATAATGAACAGTTTCTTAGGATCAAGAAGTTTCTTAGTTGTATCATTCAGGGCAAATCTCTGTGGAAGTTCAAACAGAGTATATGGACCATAATATCCAAGTCTACCTGTAGTAGCAACATCTCTCTTCTGATCGTCAGAAATCCAATTAACATCAATCAGTTTCTGGAACTGAGCAAGACCAGTTCTTGTACCCATAATTACAACCTGAGCACCATCGTTAGCCATAGATACATCTTCAAGCAGATCATCAAGTTTTTCTTTTGTTTCGGCAGAAAGAGCACCTGTTCCCTGGAACTGAGCTGGAAGTTTCTTTCCGGCATTCATCATTTCAGCATAGATATCATTCTGAATTTTTCTTACGAAAGCAGCAGCGCACTGGTCTGTAAGTTTAGCCCAATCATATCTTCCTGCAAGATACATATCAATATCTGCACCAACAGCAATACCATATACAGATGTTGTTACTGTGTAGCTTTCTCCAGAACCAAGTCTCTGAAGGGTGAAATCATGATGGTCACCAGCTATTTTAGCAACTGACAGAATAACTTTATCGTCTGTCCAGAATTCCTGACGATCTCCACGAGCAAGATTTCTTGTTTCCACATAGTTATTAAAAAACTCTGATTCTTTAAAACCGGTTTCAACTTTAATATCGATTTCATCTTCCATAACTTCAAACAGTTCATTATGATGTTTCTTCATTGCACGATTTCTATCACGTTTAGAAGAATTTTCATTCAGTCCCATAATTGCAAATACAAATTTACGAACTGCACTTTCAGCATCTTTCTTAGAGATTCTATTCCCTTCCTCGTCAAAAATTTCATTAGGATTATGATTTAACTCATATGTAAGTCTTTTAAATCCTTCATAATTTTCTTCCGGTGTAACACCATCTTCGCACAGATTTGCGAATACTTCTTTTGTATAATTACTTAAGTCATTAAAATAAATTTTTCTCATTATCTATTCACCCCTTCCTTACGCTGTTTCAACTTTCAGCTTTTTAGAAACGCTGTCGTAAGTTACTTTCTTACCTACGGCAAGTTCTTCACCTGTAAATCCTTCTGCGGATAATTCGAAAACATCATGTTTTGCAAGTTCATATCCTCTAACAACATCACCTTTTGCATTATAGAAGTTGGATTCTTTCTTAAATCTGTTTGTCCAATCTTCAGCAATGAATGCCTGCATATAAACAAGAAGTGCATCGCCTGGATCAACAACCTCTACATACCAATGTCCATTGGCAGCCTGTTTCTGAATTTTACCTTCGAATGTAGTTGGAGCAGCTTCTGTATATCTGTCAAGGTCTTCAAATTTGCCTGCAGCTACGAGTGTTCCGTTATCTGTATCATTTTTTAATGTGATATTTAAAATATGTTTTCCACCATTCTGTGCAAGAAGTTTAGAAGGAAAACAAATTGCGTGAGTATCTATAGAATACTTAATTGCCATGCTTTTTAGCTCCTTTCATATTTTTAGACATAAAAATAAGATCAGAATCTCTGATCTCAAATAAATAAAGTTAAATATAACTAACTAGACAATATAAAAATAATTAATATTTATTTAGCAGAAAATAAAGAACCGAATTTGTTCTTTTTCTGTGTAGATTTAACATTTGCAAGACCAACTTTAGCAGCTGGTTTCTTTGTATCCACTGGTTCTTCAACTACAGCAAAATTAAGTTTTCCGGCTTTTGCATAAGATAGAAGAATTCCATCTAATTTTTCTTTTAGCTCATCGACTGTGAATTCTTTATGATCGTTCATAAGAGTAGTAAATTCTTCGGTTTCTTTAATTCCTTTGTAGTCGTCCATTGCAAATAAAGCATCTTTGTTTGCGTCTTCTTCAGCTTTTTCATATTTCTGCAATTTTTCAGAAATAGCAGCGTAGTTAGAACGCATATTCTGAAGTTCTGTATATTCAGAATCTGTTAAAAGCTCACGATGAAGATTATATCTTTCACCATCAAAAGCAACGTTATCACCGTCTTTTGTATAATTCTGTCCGTAGATTTTATCTCCATCCCAGTTTTCATATGTAAAATGTGAATCATAAACTGAATTAATAAAATACCATTCATTATCTGATTCTTCATAAGCACTTAAAAGATTGTAAAGTGCATAACGAATATCGCTATGAGACAATTCAAAAGATTTTACAAAGTTTTCTGGTTCCGGATCTGATGCTGGATCAGCGGCCGGTTCTGGATCGTTTTCTTCGAATGCTTCAGCAAAAGCAGATTCCAGTTCTTCATCTGAAAGATCTTTATATTCAAAAGTAATATCTTCTACGGTTTTACCGTATTTCTGTAAAAGTTCCTCAAATTTATTCACCTGATTCTCCTCCTTTCCTTCAGCATTATTTATATTGAAATTAGAGAGAGTAGTATTAATTTTCTCCAATGTTTCAACCAATTTAGAGTTAATATCAAAATCTGCATACATAGAATTTGTCTTAGAATTAAAATCAGCAAGCTGAACATTACTTCCTGCCATACCTGGACCAACATTTTCATTTAAAAGAGTTAGTCCACCAACATAATAATCATCAAGGTTCAATACTTTGTCTTTGGCATTAAAAGATAATTCTCGTATGCTTAATTCAACACTACAATCAACTTTTTCTCTACGTTCCATGATATCAACGGCATCCTGGCAATATCCTTCCCATAGATAACCTTGTATCATCGCTCTGTTGACTCCAGCTTCTTTATCATATTCAATAGAGTAATCTTTTTTTATTACACCAACCGGACGTTCCTGATAAATGAATTTCTCATTTCCGTCATCATCTGTTTCTACTGTAAAATCATGAGAACCAAAATCTTTATTTCCATCAGCATTTTCAACAATATTAGCTAAAATTGGTCTGTATGGAATTGATTGAGTATTTTCTTCGAAAACATCTTCTTCTATATTAGATTTATTTAAATTTACATGATCATGATAAGCAGCAGCAACAAATGGTTTCAATCCTTCAGTATGTTTATTATCATCAGATTTTCCAAACGTAGCGACTGCAGGCATCTGTACACAAATTTCGGCATTTGATTCTTTACTACTAAATTTCGCAAAATTATTTTGTATACAAAATTCGATTAAATCATCAATAGTTAAATATTTCTTAACCATAGCTCCTCCTTTCTTTGAATATAAAAATACTCCTCAAATAAAAGAGGAGCAGCTAAATACATAATGTATTTGTATAGACAAGATCACTTAAATTATTAAAAAGCATCTTACCATCATTTAAAAAAGTCCACTGTGTTCCAGACTGATTTACTAATTTAAATCCTGTCTTTAGTAATAAATCAGCAGACTCGTCATTATTTGTTATAATAAATTTTGCTTCATTATTTATCATGTTCTCACCTACTTCTTATTATCTTGTTTTTCTCTACTTGCCGCTCCATCATCAGTAATCTCAGTATCATCTTTTGTTGGTGCACCACCTGTGTCTGAAGATCCAGACTGTGTATATGATGTTTGAAGCGGAACAAATAATTGTGAAATGCCAAGCACTTGTTGTTCTAAAACATTAAGTGCAAGAGTATCTTTCTCAGAAAATTGATTTAATGTATTATAGGCCAAAGCAGTAGGGAGTCCGTTCTGTGCAGCAGTTAAAAGTTCTTGTTTAAATTCATCTTTTGTATATGCACTTACTTCAAAAAATTTAACTTTTGCTGGTGTAGATACCCAATAAGTTAAGAAGCGATTGACCCATCCCTGGGTTTCCGGTAAAAGCATAGAAATAGCCATTTCTGTATCAGCTTTAACAGCAGCCTCAAAAGCCTTTTGGCCGCTGATACTAGCACTATTTAATATCTGTGCACCACCAGAACTATTAAATAAAGTTTCTGTAGATTTAGCTATTTTATTTGTATCCGTAGCTTTATCATTATTAAACGAAATTTGGTCAAGTTTTCCTGGTATAATAGCAGCAGAAGTGTAGTCAGGAAGAGCTTCGTTAATCATTCTATTAAAATATTCAATTACAATATCTGGTGTAATTTTCCAATCATCAACATTATCACTGCCGGTAATTGTTTCAAGTTCTAGCCAAATCATTTTATAAATATCTTGCTGATCAGCAATAGCTTGTAAATCGTCAAGATCAATAAGATTAATAATTCCAGATAGTAATCCAGAAAATGGAGGAATAACAGTTTCCCAATCTTCAGCTCTTGCTTTCAAACATATAGCATATTCATCTGGCATTGGCTGCCACTTTCCATTTGTTGTATCATTTTCATATGCACGATACATAGATTGAAACGGTTCTCCCCATAATTCAAGAACAGTTTGTCTTGATCTGAAATAGCTCATATCCATTACAAATGCATAATCTCCGGTGTTATATGCACCAGAAATTTTACAATAGTCTGGATCTAATGGAAGAATAAATAATCCTTGATCTTCATCATAATAAGCACATCCATAAAAAACATCTTCACGAAAACAAACCATATAAGCTTTAAGCATTTCATATTGAAGATGCATTTTGTCAAGAACATTAAGTGTATCCTGATATGAAGACAACATTGAATTTGTATCTCCACCATTTACTAAATCATAATCTGGGATAACTGAACGAGCGTTCAAGCAGAACATATTTGCATTATACGCAATTAATCTATAATATGCATGACATCTATAATACAAATATCTAGAAAGATTTCGAAGGTTCTTTTCATTTGAACCAATATTTTTTAGATATGTTCTTAAACTATCTTTATTAAAAGCAGTAATAGTAGTAGTACTTGTCTTAGTAACATCTCTAAGACCTCTTGCTCCATCCATTGCTGCAGTATAATTTTCTATATCTCTATGATTTTTCGTATACCAATCTTTTATTTCAGCAACCGAACTTTTTTGAGTAGGTGCCGGGTCCATTTTTTTAGCAGTTGGAACCTTGCTATTAGCACTAACATTTCTTCTTTTCATTCTTTGTGCCAAAAATTCGACACCTCCTTTATTTAATCATCAAATATCGATCCAATACGTCCTCTACGAATAGTAAGAGACTGGACTAATGAAATATCAGCTTTAGGCCGTTTTTTATTTGTAATAAATTTTCTACGTTCACATTGAAGTGCATAAGATACCATGCAACAAGTGTAGGCACGATCATCGTGTAATTTATTACGTTTTTCTGGACATAATTCAAAAGAATCTTTACCAGATTCTCTTTTAATACGAACCATATTGACAAGTTCTTCTTTTAAAGCGTCTATACTAGCAAGTGCTTTTTGTTCTTGCCAGTTTAATTTCTCAGTTCTACTTTTTACATTTTGTAGATTATTTAAATCATTCTGAACATTATAATCAATATCTTCAGGACTCATTTTTTGTTTTTTATATTTTGCTTCAAGTTCCCTTTTGGCTTTTTCATATTTTTCTTTATCAATATCAAAAATAGTAAGATAGTCCTTGCCATCATAATCAGCAGTAAAATTAATCTTATCCTGATTCATAAGTTCAATCATAGCTTCGTACATCTCAGATTTATATTGAGTAGGAGACATAAGATGTATTTTATTAACAGCATTAGGAAATTTTTTAACATATTCCTCAGAATATTCTTTATCAATTAAACCACGATGCATTTTGCCATCTTTACCTTTCCAATCTGGCATAAGATAATCAGCAATATTAACACCGCCTCCACCAGATCCAGCATCGATATATATACCTAAAATATTACTATAGGTATCATCACCGCCTTGATTATAATCAAGAATAATTTCTTTCAAATAATCAATCTGATCGGGAGTTTGCATTGGGCTTTTTCTTTTGTTTCCTATATCAATAAGATTAATACAATTTAATAATCGCATTTTGTATTCAGTGTCACCATTTTGATCTTTATCAACATATATTTCTGCAACTAAAATTACAGAGTTATCTCTACTACGAGCAGGATCATACGCAATAACAATCTTACGCTCACTTGTATCATTACACAAAATAGGTTTTCGTACTTCAGAATTTCGTGCAATAACACCTCTTCGGATAATAGCATTAGCTCCAGCATCAGAAGTAAATTCACAATAATACTCTCTACGAGCCTTTTCAGGATTAGAACGCATAGCTGCTTCAACAGTTGATTTTGTAAGAAGTGGAGCCATAACTTGACCACGAATAGTAGGTTTAAAAGCTACTTCACAATCTATATGAGCAACAAAATAATCAGGATCACCCATAAGTTGTCTTTTGCTAAAATCTCTATATAATTTATAAAATTCTGTATCAGTAGAAGACGCAGAAGATATATAAAATAATTGGTTCGGAATATTTGATGGAATACATCTTAGACGATTTATATCAATAGAATTGCCATCACGGTCTTTACCAGATTTAAAGCTTTTATTGACGATTGCAAATGCACCATAAGTTTGAAGCATTTCATCAGAAAGCCATCCACATTCATCAAAAATTACATTACCACGCATTCCCCTTTTTTTATCTATATTACTATTGAGCGTCTGAGTAAATGCGCCATTATATAAGCTATATGAGAATCCGTTAGAAGAGTGACTAAAACCATCTCCAGCGGCATTTTTTATTTCTATCTCTGCTTTAAATATATATCCGGTAGAACCAAGCATTGTATCAATGTTATCATTCGCAATTCTTTCAAGTGTTGTAAAGGTTTGTTCAGCCTGGCTGCCTGAACCAGAAGCAATATAGGTCCAATAGTTATTAAACAACATATCTTTAGCCATAACCATAATATCTATTAATGTAGACTTTCCAAATCCTCTCGTACAAACAAGAAGAACATTAGGACAATTCCAAGATCTTTGAATTATCCATGCTTGTGAATCCAATAATTCAATATTAAAAAAGTCATTTATAAATCTTACTGGATTACACTGATAATATTTCTGAAGATTTGCGATTTTTATAAAACCTTCCAATTTTCTGGAGGACATTGGATAAATACCAGGTTTAACAAAAATTTTATCTCCTTGTTCACAATAATTAAGATTCGGCAGATGATTCATTTTCTTCGGATTGATCATCTTCTTCATCCTCTTCTATAGAACTAAAACATGAATATAATTCATTTAGATCAACCAGATCCTCCGGTTTGATTAATCCTTCTTCTTCCATATAATCCTTAAGATCTATATTTTCACGTAGTAAAATACGAGAAATTTCTTTATAATTATCTAAATCACTTCGTAAGTTAGTAATCATCTGTCTTTGTTCAGCAACCATATCAGACCATTCAGATTCATCTAATCGCAATGCCTTTAATATAGAAGCATTACTCATATCCATAACTTGTTGCATACCTCTACAGGTAGCTAAATCAAATCCATTAACCTCTCCTTCACGAAGATTCATATCTTTGATCTTTTTAATTTTTCCGGTCCAAGTATTTTCGCCTTTTTTAGCATTTTTATTATTTTTCAGAGAAATACAACTTTCAGCAGCGAGATCTTTAATAATACTTGTTAAATCTTTTTTACTTTGTTGAAGGGATTTAATTGTTGCAGAATTATTTTGCAACTTACGAATATCAGACATGTATGTAGAAATAGCATTATCTATTTTAGATTGTTGTAGAAATGCTCTTACAATAGAAATAGCAGAAGCGGTTCTCATCATATCATCATTAGCATCTTCACTAGAATCAAGAAGTCCTAGCAATTGAGAATATAAGAAAGGCTGGTCAGATATAGCTTCTTTTTCGAATGGATCATATCCAAGTAATCTGACTACATCATTTTTATTTTTTACAAAACTACTATAAGTGTCTTGATCTTCACGACCTTTAATTACGTCTTCAGTAGTCTTCTCATCTTCATATATGATTTTTTCTTTAAACATATCTGAATCAGCATATGTTTCACCAATATATTGCGGCATAGAAACATTTTTAATATAAGATGTCCATGCATTATTCTTAGTTTTTCCAGTAGCGGAATTTTCCGATTCCTGAATACTTGAATCATATAATTTATTATAAAAAGGTTTATTTAAATAGCGTAAAGCTAACTGAATAGATTCTTTAGTGGGTTCATGTTCTTCTCCATTTGCATCAATTCTTAAAGCAATTTTCTTAGCGCAATCTTTACAAATTGGAGAACAATGAGATGTTACCAATGGATCGGTATTATCATAGAATCTATCTTTCCTTTTTGGTTTACCGCACATAAAACACCATGCGGTATTTTCTTTATAGTTTTCAATTTCAGTTTCTAATTCAGCAATTTTTTTTCTCATCTGAGTTGGAGTCATTTTGACAGGCTCAGACGTAGTACTTTTTCTTGTTGTTGCCATAACAACTCCTCCTTGTGTTCGTTAAATAGATGTAGTAGGACTCGAACCTACAAAACTCTGATCCTAAGTCAGATGCGTCTGCCAAATTGCGCCATACATCCAAAGAAGGGCAGTAAAGACTGCCCTGTATAGAAGTGTATAATATAAGCAGCAACGCCACTCGTATTATTTAATGTAATTTATATTTATGTTCATCTACAAGTCCATCTAACTGGTCAAACACAAACATAGAAGCACCTGCGTTTGCAGTTTTATTGATAGACATACTATATGGATTCACTCCAATAATTGATCGAACACTAATTACTTCAGAATTTCGTGCAACTTCTTCAGAAAAAGAAGAATGCCAGTGTCCTGTAAATAAATAGTCGATAGGCACTTCATGGATCTTCATAATATCTTTCATTGTCTTATTCAGATCTTTTGTTTCAAAATGTCCACCTAAACATGTATAAATAGTTAACTGTGAATATGCTAATCCAGTAGGATTTTCAACAATTTTTACATTTGGATTATCTTTTAATCTGGCTTTCATCAAAGCTAACATAGATTTACTCATATCTTCATTATCAAAAGCATTTTTAGGTTGTCCTAATAATCGCAATTGATTATGATTTGATTTTTTAACCATTTGAAAAGTAATAAAAACATGTTTACTTAATTCATTCAGCCATTCAGATAAAAAGTTTGCATATAAAATAGAAGAATCAATAACTCCATATTTTAACTGCATAAGCTGAGAATTAGCTCTTAATAAACCATCAAGAGCATCTCCTAAATCCCAAATATGTAAATGTGTAATTCCGTCTTTATTGATCTGATCAACAACTTTATAATATAATTCCCACATTCTATGTTCAAAAATTTCAGGACTATATTCATTAATGGTATATCCATGAAGATCTTTTATATTAAATTCAACTCCATAATGAGCATCAGAAATAGTAAGAAGATAAGCTTTTGTAGTTGGTTTTAAAATAATCGGTTCAGGCTTCTCTAATGGTTCAAGACATTTTACAGCTTCGCCAATTTTTTCAGCAATTAATTCATCTCGTGAATACTCACGTAACCATTTATTAAGCTCAAGTTTTTCAGTTTGAAGCTTAATTCGTTCTTTTTTAATTGCAAGTTCTTCCGGTATATTAGAAATAGAAGAGGATGGAGTAATATTCCATCCCGCATCTATATATTCTAATAATAATTTTGATCCTTTTCGAATTGTATCACGATGTTCAATTTCTCCTAAAGCATCAGCTCTAAAATCTGTTACATCTTGCCATTCGATAGATGAATCAGTTTGTTTTCGTTTAATCAGATCAAGCTGTTCTTTTAAAAATTGATCTTTATCCATAAATTCACCTTACATATTATCTGTTGCGGATCCAGAAATGTCATCAAGATCAATTTTCTCTTCAGTTTTAGTAGTAGTAGAAAGGTCAAAAGGAATATCTCCGTATGCCTTTTCAAAAACTTCAAGAATGTCAATAATTTCGCCATTCATATCAACAAGTCTTCCATCTACCATATGTAAACTTTTCATTTTTCCATCATATTTTACAGTTTTTTTTAATTCCATAATTTTTCTCCTTGTATTCCATTGACATATATCAATATTTGATATATAATGTTATTTGTGAAAGGTTAAATAAAATTCAATTATAATAAAGAATCTAATTCAATATCTTGTCCAATAATACCGTCTACAATACCACGTTCTTTTGCCTCTTCAGCAAACATATAATATTCACGGTCTTTAATTTCTTCAAGAAATTCTGCAGACATATTACTATGTTCAATCATAAAATCAGTCATTCTTTTTTCAAGATTATCATAAAATTTCTGAATGTCTTTTCCTTTATTTGACGAACTTACATATCCAGTCTGTCCATCATGATACAATACAATAGTATTTGGGAAACAATATCTTTTATGTCCTGCGGCAAGAATATAGGATCCCATAGAAGCACATTTTGCAAATCCAATTGTAATTACAGGAGTAGTAGATGTAGAAATTGAACTTAATACTTGTGATCCAGAAATAACATCTCCACCATCTGAATTAATATAAATATAAATTGGTTTTCTACAATTTTTTGGAAGACCCTTATCTTCTTTGTTCCACTGCATAATCATTAAACAAATATTTTCAATAATATTGTCATCGATATCTTCATTAAGAATAATTTTTCTTTGATTTAGATGTTCTTTTACAATTGTAGTATAAATTTCATCATCATCTTTTAATGTTAATAATTCCATCATATATAATCCCTTTATTCCTTTTATAATGTAATAACCATATCCTTTACAGAAGCAACAACTTTAAATGTTTTATCTTCATTAGATATAGCTGTTTTTAAATCTTGTTTTAAACTATTTTTAGCAACTTCTGAACCGTGAACTAAAACTAATTTTTCAGTATTTACTTTAGATCCATATGTGATAAGTTCATTTCTATTAGCATGACTTGAAAATGTTCCAAGAGATATACAATCTGCTTTATTTTCAACTCCATCACCACTAATTTTTATTATCTTATTTTCCTTATAGTTTTTAATTCTATATGAAAGATATGAATTATCAGCTCCGGTATATCCGCTAAAAATGACCATACTGTTTTCATCATTTAAATATTCATGCAAATAAGATAAAATACGTCCATTTGTACAAAAACCTGAACTGCTTAAAACAATTTTAGGTCTATGATCTTTAACAATAGCTAAAGAGTCTTCTTTTTCACGAATAAAATGAACTTTATCCCAACTAGATATTTTTCCCCATAACTCCAAATCATTATCTGATAGAAGAGTAGAATATAGATCACAAATATCACATGATAAGATAGAATCAACAATAATGTCATATTGAAAATTCTGATCATGATAAATACTATATAGATTTGTCAATATTTCTTGCGTTCTACTAAAACTAAAACATGGCATAATAACGGATCCACCACGTTCAGTTACTGTGTCAATAGCAGCTTTCAAGTGATCCAGGTCAAATTTACGTGTTTTCTTATTAATTCTTCCTGGTTCACCATAAGTAGACTCCATAATAGTAATTTTATTAAAATCTGTTGGAATTTCAGTATCAGGAACATAATGATTCTTTGTATTCAAAGAACCAATATCAGAAGTGTATAAAATAGATTTTGGGATTCCGTTTTGATCCCGAAGTGTAAGTTGGAGCTGTCTGGCACCAACGCAATGACTATTTTCATACCATTTAAATGAGACGACATCATCCAAAACATATTGCGTATGAATTTCATCATATTCAACAATATATTTCAAGGTATCAGTAACATCTGTTTCATCATAGATAGGAGAATAGTTTCTTTTATATTTAAATGATAAAGCATTTGCTTCACTGAGCAAAATAAAAGCACAATTATAAAGCAGCGGCTTCATAAGTTGTGCAGTAGCATGTGAAGCAATAATTTTTCCTGTAAATCCTTCTTTTACCAGTCTTGGAAGTAATCCAATATGATCAACATGAGTATGCCCAATAAAAACATAATCAATTTCAGAAGGTTTAAATTGAAATTTTGCTGAATTTATATTATATGACTCAAGATAATTATTATTTTGGTATAAACCGCATTCTAATAATATCTTTTTGCCGTTGTATTTAATATAAATACAGCTGCCGGTAACATCATTGGCATTTTGACCTATTAAATAAATGCCTTCGTCTTTTTTCTTTTTAGCTATGTCAAACACCAACTTTCAGTATATATTAGTATTAGAAATTAAAATTTTTCTTATTTTTATCAATATATAAATCGGTCTGGTGCACAGCCTTTCTATACGCATTAAGAATTTCAACAGTTTTTGGCCTTGTGGTCATATAATATCTTTTGGCACGGCCTTTATGAGTCTTGCTAATGGTGTGAACATCAAAACCTCTTCCTTTTTCACGTAAATACTCAGCTTCTTTTTGACTAATATTTATCAATTATTTTTCCTCACTTAAAAATTATTTCTCCATAAGAGATTATAGTAGACTCAAAAGGCTCATTATCTGTTGCAATCAGAGACAAAACCTTCTAATAAACCTAATCCATGCGTATACACATCTCATAGTAAAACTTATCTACATGTTTTATTGGAATTTTGATTTAATTTGTCAACCTCATGGGAGAGGTAGGACTCGAACCTACGATGTTTCTTTGTGGCTGATTTACAGTCAGCTGCCTTCGCCGCTAGACTACTCTCCCTTGTGTTAAGTGAACAGCTATTCTTATTAAATATATAGCCATAAATGGAGGCCATACATTTTATTGGAAACTTAACTTTCCCATATGATTTATGGTTAAATCACAAAAACTTGACTGCGTTTCGTCCTAAGTCAAACTCCCGCCAGATTTTCACGCTACTAGATATCTGGAACTTATCTTTTAATTCATCAAGAATACAGATTTGCGCCTGCCATTCTAAGATATAGTCTGTGTACTTTAGACTGCCATTTACTTCACTTCCTAAATGGTCAAAACGTAATCTGGAGCTAGAGGAGCTACCTCCGCATTTCAGATAACACGCCCCCAAAGATTCGAACTCTGACTAATCGGGTTGGAGCCGATTGTACTGCCAATTATACGAAAGGCGTAAATAAAGGGTGACTAACGGGATTCGAACCCGTATAAGGTGGATCCACAATCCACTGCATTACCAAATCTGCCATAGTCACAACGCTGCACACACGATTCGAACGTGCAAATCCTTTCGGACCAACAGTTTTCAAGACTGCTTCTTCACCACCCAGACATGCAGCATAAAAAATATCCGTCTTTCCGGATTGTCAGACTACCCAGTAGTCATTTGCTAATTAATAATAGAAGCTGCGTCCTGCAGTTTCTTTTTTTTGTTTTTATTAATAATTCCTATATGGGATAACGCAAAGCAGAATACTCGAAATTCAATCCAATAAAGGATCGCATGACTTAGCAGGTCAGCTCCGTGCCTCACGGATTTACTTTGCAAGAGGAGAGTGGGAGACAGAAGTCTCCCTCAAAAAAAAATGAAAACAATAGTAACATAAACAACATCAAATTTGAGAGAAAAATTCTCTCAATACTACCTGTGGGACTTGAACCCACACTTCGTATTTCAGAAACAGGATTTTAAGTCCTGTGCGCCTGCCAATTACGCCAAGGTAGCATTTATGGGATAAGCACTATATGAGAATTGAACTCATATCATCTGATTGGAAGTCAGATATCATTGCCATTAGACCAATAGTGCAAAATGCCCGGTGCGAGACTCGAACTCGCATTATTGCCTTGAAAGGGCAATGTCACTAGCCTGTTAGACCAACCGGACTTATTTTATCTAGGAAGCGGTCTTCTGCCGAACTGTTTATCTTATTACCTACTAAATTATAAAGAGCCATGGTTTTATAAAATTTTGGATCTCAGTTTAAATAACTAAGATAATATTCTTTACGATTAAATCGTACTTAATACTTCCCAAATAGCGGAGATTAGATTCGAACTAATGTCTCTAGGGTATGAACCTAGCAAGGATCCACTCCTCTACTCCGCATTAATCGTATTTTATGGTAGAACTATATCTGTATAGTAATACATAGCATGTTCACTTATTGCCTACTAAGGATTCCATACTTTATCCCGATCAAAGTATAAAATGGACTCGGTACTCGGTTAATAATTCACATCTCATTTAATATACTTTGTGTATGTTTATCCACACCAAACTTTCAGGCACCAAACTGGAATGATGCGATTTGAACGCACAACGTCTTGGTCCCAAACCAAGCGGACTGCCAAATTGTCCTACATTCCATTAATAATAGGATGAGATTATTGACCTATTTAAATCAGCTTTGCTTACCGTTGGAAGTAAGTAATCACACGAACGATTAATTCGTAGCTGATAGCGACACCAGTTTCAGTGGCTACTGGCAAACTCTTACTACATAGTATTATAAATTTCCTTTCAGCACATTCTTCCTTGCGAGATTCAGAGATTGCAGTCTCTTAGAGTTGCACCTAATTGTACTTTTTCATATTTCACCTTGCGAGTTCAATATGTGTCCATATTACAGAACAATAAGTCGCTTTTCTCTATGTAGTCGCATACACTTTTGCTTAATATAAGAATTTAACATTATTTTATGTTTTCTAACCAATTAAAAATATGTATGCTATTATTTATAGACTACGAGGTATACGTTTGAACATCTGTATCTTTTGAATACAGCCCATTCATCGCAGCCTTGCTTGTCTTGCTATCGACTCACTTTAGGCTATTCCAACTATCTTTCGATTTAAGTCAGAAATGTCCAATTAAATACAGCACTTGCTCTTGCGGAACTTGCACCATAAAACAACCTTACTGTCCACCCATTTCTGAGTTTATTTTATAGCACCTTTTGCATGATGCCCGACCAACCATTGTCCTCAGCGGATGCCCCAAGACTTTAGGTTGGAACGTTAGTAAGTATTGGCTTTCTATCACCCCTCTTTAGAAGGAGGCACTTTCGTGCTTTATACGTGTCACCACGCTTATTTAACGACTTGAAGCCAGCCGATCTAATATTTATATATTTTATAAAAAACATAAAGCTTATTAGATAAAGCTAAACTGACCCAGTAGGAATTGAACCTACGACACGCTGGTTAACAGCCAGCTGCTCTACCTATTGAGCTATGGGCCAATATATAGGAGTGAGTTTCCTCACTCCATTATTTAATTACGCATTAACTGCTTCTTTAATAGCTTTACCAAATTTGCATTTTACTGCATTCTTAGCATCAACCATTACAGTTTCACCAGTTCTTGGGTTACGAGCTGTACGAGCATCTTTATGTACAGAATACAGAGTTACTCCGTCCATCAGTTTAACTTCCTCACTAGCAAGTGTAGCAAATGTTACGTCCTGAACAGCTTCAATAACTGTCTTTACATCTTTCTGTGTGAATCCTGTTCTACCTGCAACTTCTTTAATCATTTCAACTTTGTTCATTATAAATTTCTCCTTTTTATCCTTTTATATTTTTTAATTTATAGAAAACAGCAAAATACTGTTAACTTTCAATACGATTGATTAAAACATTAGTTTAGTTAAAAATATTATTGGCGATTTCTGCGCCTTTTTCATTAAGTATTTCACATGAATTGATATAAGATGTAATTACATTACCTTCTTTATCTTCACGCTTGATTTCAATCCCTTTGCATTTTGGATTTTTGCATGCCATTACATTTCCATGAATAAATGTCATTGGCTGACCACATGCTCTACAAATGTGTTTAGATACAAATTTTTCCTGTTGTTTTGCAAGTTTTTCTTCATCACTTGTTTTTTTAACAATTGGTTTCATTCCCCAGGCTTCTCTAAGATCAGCGAGAGAAGTATAATGTTCTTTTGTCCCGGAGGATAATCTATAATTTTTCATTTTGTAAATCTCCTTGTTTTCAAATAATTATTTGTACGTCCGGATGTATTAAGCCCATCCGGAGGCATTAAAAAACTATCAATTCGAATCCCATATTTAAATACGCATCGGTAATAGCGCAGAAGGTTTTGCCTTTTTTCAAACAGCTGTCTGACCACATGTATCCAAATTCTACGTATAATATGGACCTGAAGGATCAACGAAGCAAAAAGTTATTCCCCTCATATAGTGGACGAATTTGACATTGCGAAAAGTACTGGTTTTATATACGTTTTAAACCAACTTTTTTTCTGAATTCGTGTAATTTTTGCGGAAATTTTGAAGGAATGCATCTTTATCCATATTGTAAAGAAGATTAAGCAAGTTACGTGTATACCGAATGTATTCTTTAGCTTTACCTCGATTACTGGTATTTAAAGCAATTTCAATAAGTCTGCTCATTGTTTTTGGATTTTTTATTTTCATTTTACGTAAATCTTTAAGAATTTCATCAAATCTTTGAGTATATGCTATAATATTGTCATCTGACATATTATCTTTACTCAATAACTCTAATTCTTTAGCATATCCTATAATTTTATCCATTTGTCTTCGATTAGCATCGCCAGAAACTTTTATAATAAAATCTTTCGTAGGAGTAGAATTTTTAGAAGAGATAGGTTTAATCTCATTTATTACAATCTGCAGAGCATTCATAGGACATATATAATAGGAAGAAATTCTGTTATTGAGCTTGTCAACCTGTTGCATAACTTCTTCTTTTTCAAGTTCTTTACCGTTCTTTGTATATGAAATTTTCCTTGTATATCTCATAAACTCTGGAAAATCAATTTTCTGTTTCTTGGTATTGCCATCTTCATCAACATATTCCCTATACCGATTCATGCATTCCATTCTTTTGATTCTCTTTATTTCATCAAGAGCGTCAACTTCATATTCTCTTTTGCAACCATCAATTATAACTTGGGCAAGAACAGAAAGAATAACGAAGTTATCGTATAATTCCCTTGTAGGTTCAGTCCAATAATATGTCATAGCAAGCTGTGCTAAATTACTAGATTCACCAATACCAATTCTAGATTTTGCAAATTTATTATCCATACGAGCGTACTCTTTGAGTGTATTCTTATATGTAAGGCCGCTTTCTTTAAGCTTATTTACAATAGTAGGATATTTTTGATATGCAATTTTTGCACTTTGTACCATTACATCATTATTAGTAACAAAAAAGAAATCTGAATCAAAATCACATCCATTAGCACGATCCTGGATATCAGTATGGATACAATTTACAAACATGATATTGTTACTAATATTAAAATATCGCTTAAATCTATCATCATAGTGATTATGTAAGTAGCAAATATTATTAGGACTATTATGAGGGTTTCTGATACCACACAAATATTCACCATCATCAAATCTTTTGGTATATACCTGAATTACGCCATCTTCATGCTTAAAAGTTGGATCGTCATCCGGATTTTCTCCTACAGCTTTCATTAAAAGAGCATAAGGATTTCCAAAAATAGTTAAGTTATCTCCATTTATAGTAATTTTACCGGTACGAAGTTTATTTACATATTGATTTATAATTTTTCTTTTTTCAAATCTAAACCATGTACTTTCTGCAAATTCATTGTTCCAATTATACAAATCTGCCAGCATTTCATAGTGATTCACTACATTTGCATTTTTTCTCAGATAATCAACATAAATACCATTGTCAACTTTCATAGATTCAACATAATCAACACTTTTTTTAGCTAATTTACGAATTTCATTTACATAGCAGCATGGAAGAATATCATCTTTATAAGAAGGAAGAGTATTAACCATTTGATAGCTCATCTGTTGCACATTACCTAATTTACTTGGATGATCGGTTTTAACTATCCCCCAGTAGGATCCATCAGCATTAACTCTATCACACCAATATTTATAGGCATCTGCAGGTGTTTTACCCATCAAATTCATGAATTTCTTCCATTTAATAGCATTATCTGTTGTAATCATCTTAATATCTTTCAATTTATGTGAAATACCAAACATATCCTTTACTTCATATGTTTCGTAATCATACCCATGTTCAGCACACCAATCTTTTAAAAATAACTGTATTTCACATCGAATAGCACATGCTTTAAAGAAATGTTCTCTCAAAAGTGCCATTCCATTCACCCATGATGGAAGAATAGAAGACTCTGCAAGCATCTCACCATCAAATAAAGTATTTTTTACCTCAGTTTCCTCATCATGAACGACACATTTTTTCTTAATTACCGGAATTGTTTTATATCTTCTGGTATATTTCGGAGTAACGCCATCTTTAAGAAATTTTTTTTCCTTAATAGCCTTTTGTCTAGCAGCTTCAGTAGCTTCTTCATCAAGAACACGTTCATAATCTGTATATTCTTCAGCTGAAACAATCTTGGCCATCGTTTTAAAAAAACTGTCATGATCCTTAAGAATTAAAATATCTTCAACAGGACAATGAAATTTCCCTACAATAGTAGAAGTAGTAAGTGGAGCATAAGCTGACATTTCAACAATTTTCGCATCGTCAATAGGCATTTTGTCACCAAGTCCCATAGTGAGCCAATCATATGCCTTTTTGTATAATTTACTATTAATAAACATTACCTGGCCAATTTTAGCTTTTGAAGAATTTCGGTAAAGCATTTTATAATTAATTTTCTGTACCTTTTCTTCATTTTTCTTAGAGTATTTGGTCCGGTATGTAACATCTATACCATTTTCATAGAATAATTCTCTAATTTCATCTTTGGACATTTTTAGATAATTATCCTTATTAGCCTGTACATTTTCAAAGATTTGTTTAATTCTTTCTTTTGATTCCTTTGTAAGAGAAGCATCTTCCTCATATCCTTTAAATTGTTTCCTTAAATGAGTAATTTCTTCTTCATAGCTGCGACTACCAAAATTAAAATCAAGACAGATAATATCTCTTGTACTTGTATCATTCCATATATTTAAACCATGTTCTTTTATCCAGTCTGAGAATAAACTGTTACTGAACATAGCATCAGTAAAATCAAATCTTTCACGAACACCCTGATTATTTCCAAAGAGAGTGCCGGCTTTTATATTTTTTATTTTTAATCCAAATTCTGACAACTAATTACCACCTTTATTAAATAAGACCAATATTTCTCATTGAACTTCCGTATTGAGGCAATGATGATGCTGAAATTGTCACTGTAACCAATTTATTATTGTTATTTTTTGCTGCAGTTTTATTTTTCTTTATTTCACATTTCTTCAATTCCATCTGCAATTTAGAAATTTCTCTATTATTATTAATAACACCTAACTGTCCACCGACATTAAATTTTAAATCCCTTTTCTTACGTTCAATTTCTTTTTTAAGATACTCAATTTTTTTATCAAGATCTTCATCCAACTGCTTTTTTAGCATTTTATTATACCGGTCAACATAATATTGCTGAAGATCTTTGGAGAATGTCTTCATCAGATCATTCCATGTCATTTTCTCAATTTCTTCTATATTAATAGATTTAGCAAAATCAATAATATCTTTAACGAACTCAAGAGTAAGTAAAAATGTCTCATATTTTAAAGTACTTTTGAACATCCTAAATTCAATGGTGTCTTTGTGCTGTAAGTTTAACGCAGCTTTTTTACCGGTATTATCATACTTTGCAAGCAGATTAAGAACCGTATCTTCTTTACAACGATCACCCACAAATTGACTATAATCCGTATTTCTTCTTCCAATAACACAAATATTGTCGTTAAATTTCTCAATAATATACAATATTTTAGAAATTACCAGATCCTGCTGCATTTTGGTTTTACCTAAATAATCTCTATTTGCATGAATATGTAAGCCTGCAGTATTACAATCATGTCCTTTATAACCCATTTCATCAAGATATTTAAACATTTCTTTGTAGTTCATCTTGTTTTTATGATATTCTAAGCTACAAGGCATAGTATCAAGTTCAATTTGAACCGTACCATCATGAGTACTATATATAAGATCTTCTTTATCAGACTCAGATCCATTCATTATTTGAATACATCTCTTTACAACTGATTGTTTATTATTAGAATCTACTTCTGGTTTATTTCCACCAACTTCTATTTCTGCTCCAAGTAGAAGAGTAGTACGTTTATTTTCGTGGTCCATAAAATGTTTAATATATTCTGGCGTATAATTATATTCATGAATATAGTATTTTTTATTACAATTATTTATCATAGCAGTTCGTAACATTGATGCACTGTAATCTATAAAAAAATCATTAGCATAAGAAGATGAAGCACTAACTGATTCTATTAGACGATCTAAGCCCCTATCATTTACAACATTCCCATTAGTATCTACTTTTCTATATCCGATTAATTCACATCTATTACATTCTGCATTAAAATATACATTATCATTAGATAGACTATTTAATCTGTGTTGTGATACAAGTTTTCTAGATACTTCATACGTATCGGTATTTAGTCTGCTACAGAACCAATTATAAAATAAATTAAAATTATAAATAATTCGACAATCAAATCTATGCCAGCCAGAATCATCGCAATATGAAACAGTTGTGGTATCTATATCTATATAATTCGATAGTGCTATTCTTACTTTTTCAGCTAATTCACGTATATTAAATTCAATTGCATAATCATTACATTCAAAAATAATACAATCTCCAAAACTATTATTTGTATAAATACATCTTATATTTGTAACAAAATAATTATCTACAACAAATGGATCCTGGAGACTAATAGTATGTCTATCTATTTCTATATCAGGTAATAATTTCATTCTGTACTTCCTTTCGTAATGTTATTTTTTATAGATCTATTCTGTTCAATCATGTTTACATCATCTAAAGCCGTACATGTTTGTGTGTAAGGATTGCTAAATGTACTAGGAACTTCTTTGACTATAGGTGGCACATTAAGTGGCACCGGTGCTCCAGGTGGAGTAGATGTCAAAGTTACTTTATACTTCCCATCTTCAACTCCAGCGTTATATACTTCTTGTAAAATTTCTTCTAATCTATGCTTTTTAATTGTTACACTGTTATTTTGATCATTTATAGCCGGTGTAAAATCATAAAATACTAATGGTTTCATTCTTTTTTTTCTCCTTAAATATCCTTTTTTTCACTTACAGTTATGAATGTACCTTGATTTAAATCAACTAAATACTCATATGTATAAAGAACGCCAAATTTTTCATATGTATCAAAGATTGTAAGTAAATTTTTATTATCTTTATGCTCACGAAATACAGGATTATATAATCTTAAATTACAAAATTTATAACACTTAAGATTAATAAAAATTGAAGTATAAGATACATAAGAGTTATCTTCTATACCCGATTCATAAGTAATTCTTTTATTAAAATCGTAATTTTTCATTATATTAACAATTTTTAAAATACTATCCTGTGTATTCTTTAATTCTTTTTGTAATTTGTCTATTTTGTCATATAATTCTTCATATTCACTTTTCTTATTCCAAAACATATTATTCTCCTCCTACAAATAATAATTTATCTATATACTTTCTACCTTCTCTTTTAAAAGTAGGAATATTATTATCAATAAACCAATGATAACCATAGCCATATACACATGATCCACGTTGTTTGACTATTGAAAAATCATTATCAAAATCAATATTTTTCTGCTCATGTAACATTTCTTTAATATCAGCAGTACTTTTATTCTGCAGTTCTTTCTGAGAAAAATTAGCCTGACCAACCATCTGAATTGAATTACGAATACAATCCTGCTGTCTCCAGAAAAAATAATTAGCTACTTCGTCTTTAGAGAGATTAAAACATCTGGAGTCAAAACCTTTATACTTAACTTCAATTGCATTACTTAAATAATTAATATAAGTGAGATCTTTCTGCTGCTGTTCAGTAAGCCATTCATTGGTACCTCCAATATCCCAATGAGGAATATTTTTATAACCAAATTTCTCAATATTGTTCTCAAATACTTCTTTGAACCTAATAGTAGCTAGAGCAGCAGAGGTACTAACTATTTTCTGAATACGATTATCAAACCAAGGTTGAGTATCAAAATCTTTATAATCAATAAGAAGTAATGAGATTTCATCAGACTGAGTATATGCAAGGACACAATTCTGTATATTCTTACATAAATACAAAGCAGTTTTTTGCATAGAATCAATCAAAATATCATCAAATGGCCTCTTGAATCCTCTTGTAAAACTATGAAATCTGCGGCCATCAAGTCTAATGATTACCGGCATTCTCCGGATCAACTTCTGGTCCGTGACTTTTTCGTAGCTTTTCATTCTGATATCTAAATCTGTGTATACTGGCATTGTTTAACTCTCCTTATCTGATTTTCCTAAAATTTCTTCAACAGAATGTGTACATTGATGAGTAACTTCAATAAAATCATTATTGTCTAATTCATTCTGACAATTCCTAAAGAATTCATCATAAATTTCATTTACACATTCTTTACTACAGCAATCAAGAGGTCTATCTTGATTCCAATTGTCATTTTTATCTACTTTTGTTATGGATATCATCCAATAATGCTGCGGAATCTTCATTTTACGTCCACATACATCACAAACATAAGTATGATCAACAAGCACACGCTGTATCACTTGGCGTTCTTCAAATTTGTTTTCAATCATATGCAACCCCCACTTACAATTACAGTAAGTCCATTCTTTATTCCTTTTTCTGGATTAGACCATTCTTCTGATTTAATAACTTCTTTATCTGAGTCATAAATACCCCCGTCAAGAGTAATTATCTTCCCTGATTCAGTTCTAAATGCTCCTGCAAATACATCTTTTTGTTCATCTGCAGAAGGAATAGTAACTCTATATTCAACATAGTCGTAGTCTTTGTTTTTTATAAGATCTCCTATAGTAGGATAAGATTCTTCATTCTTAATCATCGTTTTTATCCTTATCAATCTCTAATACGATTTTTCTGTATTCTGCTGATGTTATTTTCCCAAGCTTCATATTTATATAATCACTAAAATGCTCATCTCTAAATTTTGTATTATACTGTATATCGTTACATAACTCTCTTATGTCTGATATAGCTTCTTGAGAATCCATATCACATTTACTCACATGGAGGCATATTTCACCGACTCCAAAATAAAGGTGATAAAGCTGATCAATTATATAAATAAGCTGTTCTTTATCAAGTTTCTCTAGGTTTCTTTTAATACTTTTTCTCATAGTGTATCTATCCAATCTTTTAACTCATATACATCAAATTCTGTAATATTCTCAACATCTGGATGATAGAAGAAGAGTGAACTATCATTAGTACCGGCATTAAAAGTCTGTTCTATTAATGATAGGATGTTTTCAACACCGAGAGAGTATGCAGCTCTCTCAGTGTCAGTCATGTTTTTAGTTATATCTTTATTATTATTTAATGCTTCTTTAAATGTTTTTGTGTTGAATCCCCAGAAGGATATATCTTCCATATCTGTCTTGTCTAGTCTTTTGAATCCCATTACTTAATACCTCACTGATTAAAACATTAGTTTAAATTAATGCTGTCGAAATCAATTTCACGAGCATCATACATCTGCTGAATAAGAGCTTCATAGTCAGATTTAAAAAGCTTAACAGCGAGGTCAAAAAGTTCATTTATCATTCCAAGATGAAGATCGATAAATTCCATCTGAGACTTACACATTGGAGTGTGAGTGACGTTGTACTTATTCATGCGGGCTTTTACATTCATATGGTATACATTATCAAATTCTCTGTAGAGAACCATCCATCTCAGACCAAAGTTTGTTCCAGGGAATCGAATCAATCTGTTAATCAGCATACGTTTTGTAGCGAGAGGAACATCTTTTGTATAAGCATCAAGAGCCTTCTGGAAATCTTTGATATCCTGTTTCTGGGTTTCAATGATGACTTTCTGCTTGCGAATTGTCTTATTTTGCTGATCAAGTGCCTGCAGATTCAGTTTAAATAGATTTTTATAATTTTCGTCTAAGAACGGCATGTATGTATCAATAAATAAGTCTTCTTGACCCTGGTTAATATAACCCCCGGTCTTACGAATAGTTTTCAGGATTTCTTTTACTTTCTTCTTGAATTCTTTTGCTTTAGGCTTACGTGAAAGCATCAGTACTTCGTAGAGGCCATTTTCAGTGAGGAACCATGCTTCTGTCTGGTAATTTGAACCGGTCGGAATAATCTTCCGAGTGGTTTTTTCATCTTCGTCTACATTAGCGAGCATTTTGTTTACAGAAGAAATATTATAATCAATCCACTCAGCCACATCTTTTGCTAAAAATAACGGTTCTTCCGGTGTCCCGAATACACGGACTGTCTTTTCAAGGAATGATTCTTCACGAAGAAGTGAGAGTGATGTAGATGTTGCTTCTACGGTAATTTTCTTCTCGGCTGCTGCTTTCTCAGCTGCTTCTTCAGCATCAAGTTCAGCAATAACATCCTGTGGTGTTTTGGAATGTTCTTCAATATCTCTAAGAGCCTGGCGAGGATCCGCATAAGCTGGAGCCTTTTTTGTTGGGGCAGTAGCAATTTTCTTCATATCTTCAAAATCATGTGCAAGCATTTCGTCCATAGAAGAGTAAAATGCCCGTGCTACTTTGTCAGTTGCTTTTTCTGTACTTGTGATCATCGTTGTGTCTGTGTTTTTTGTTTTCATTTTAGTTTTCTCCTTTTGAATTTGTTTGTAATGCTGATAATTGATTAAAACATTATTTATAAAGATTTTTTAAATCAGCTTTTATATAGTTGGTATTTCTTGGACTACATAATTGTCAAATGTTAAATCTGGAGATATAAGTAGTGATTTAATCAAATGATTGTTGCTGATTGTTTGTAGTATATCACTGAAAAATGAGGATGTCAATAGGCTTTTTAAATAATATGCGAGGTTGATTAAAACATTAGAATGAGGAATTTAATACATTTAATAGGAAGAAAGTGCTATTTGGATGAAAGTGTTAAGGTGATTTTTGCGATGATGGAATCGATGGAGGGGTGAAGGATATGTTGATGGTGATAAAATGTTTATTTTTCAGGTTAGTGTAGAGATTAACCCCGTTACAGGAATGCAATAAAATCAATCCCTCCGCTTGGTTAAAACTACCCCCGATTTTATGAAAAAAATTATAGTTTTTTTCAGTTTGCTAAATGCCGGAAGTCCGCATAAACACTGGGTTTTTCGGGCTTTTTTAAATATCGTTGACAATTAAAAATCCTCTGATATATTAAGCACTGTCAACAGGGAACAGCAATACAGAATAAAAAAAAGAGATATAAATATCTCAAGATTTTTAGTGAGTGATGTGCTTACACTGTAACGCTGGCAGTTATGCTCAAAGTGGCATTCTGACCTAGAGATGTACTAGAAAACTTTTTTCAGGTGGACTATACCCAAAAAAGTGAGGGTTGAAAACACGGTATCCAGTCCCCCAGTCTGGTATCACTGCAATCATACCATGCCTAAAAATCGACCCTACGTTTAGCGTGGGAGTAGACGTAAAATTAGTTCGCAAGGCTACGTCTGAACTAAACAACTAAATAAGTGACTGAGGGCACAAAAAATTCCTGTCATCAACAGGTACGGTGGATACATCGGATAGCGTTCAAACGCTAGGCGTAGGCTCTTGCAGTGCGTGGTAGTACTGGGAGACTGAAAGAATACAAAAGGGCAGAGTTGGGATACTCCCCACGCTTAAAACGGTATGCTTATAAAGATTCTGGCTATAACTCTCGAAATATAGTCACATAATCTGGATGGGCGGTAGGGTAATGAGTATACCAAAATATAGGGTTGATAGGCTTAGTTCATGCTTTCACAGGTGGACTGTCTGGTTCAAGTCCAGACCAACTCTTACTCAACAAGAAAGGGGTAGATACTATGCCTAAAGTTGAGATTAAAAAAGTACAGGAACACTATGAGCTTTACGTTAACCAGACATTCATGTGTTCCTGTGATACCAATGAGCTTAATAGCTCTATAGCTGAGGCTTATCAGCTATACTATGAGTCTATCATTAAGACTTATTAGTGTCAACAACTATAACTAAATAATATGCATAAGTTAGGCTTCTTATGTCAATCAAAAAGCCATAAAATAATAAGTCCTAAAGGGCAGAAAGAGGTAGTATTTATGGCACAGAAGAAAGTTGATATGTACAAAGCATCCAAAGAAATGAGTGCAAGAGTATCTGATTTTATGAACAAAAAGGTCTGGGGTATCACACTGAAAACACGCTATCAGCAGCAGTTAAAGAAAGCAGAAGACCAGCTTGCATTCTGGAAAGAAGCTAACGAAAAAGCCAAAGGCTCTGTTATGGATGGCAAGTATGATGAAGAAGTAAAGAATGCAGAAAATGCTATTCCTGTGCTTCAGAAAAAGTATGAAGACCAGCGTAAGAAAGAAGCTACATTCGAATTTACAGATGCTGATAAAACGTTCTTTAAAGAGTATAGTAATGCTGATTCTAAAGAAGATATGCAGAAAGCTCTGTACAACTGGTTCTCACACTACAAACTGACAGAGGATATTCTGTCTGGTTCCGACCTTGAATCCAACATTCTCAATGCTATCCGTGGTGAGCGTAAAGGTTCTGCAAGAACAGTCATTCAGTCTGGAGCTACTCAGTTCACCCAGAAACGTACACGAAACGATGTTCTGACTGTATTCTATGGTAAATTATCAGAATATATGCTTTCAGCAGGAACACTCAAAGCTACTGAGATTCCGGAAGATGTACGTGATATCTATGCTCCTAAGAAGAATAAGAAGAATAAAAAGAATAACAAATAATTGCAGAGTGGTGGGCAGAGTTATTCTGCCCATTAATGCACTACTCATAACGAGTACTGGTCACAAGTCCAGAATAAAATGTGCATGGATAGGAGATATTGACATGAAAAATCGTACAATGGCTATTAAACATGCTAAAGCTAGAAAAGCGGCTGGTGACGAAGCAAGAAGCAGAGAATATGACAGATGCCAGACTAAAAAATTCTACACAGCACCAGTAACCAACTTTAAGATGAGTAATCCTTTAGACAGACAGCATAAGTATAATCTTATGCTTAAAGTCGCACTTACAAACTAAGAAAGGTGAATGCACTATGTCAAGAACAATGCTTAAAGACTACAAGATGGGACTTATCAGCTATGATGAGCTTCTTAAAACCACTACTAATATCTTTACTTGGAATGAGTGGGATGAGTCTACTCTTCAAAACGTTGAAGAATCCGTAGATTATCTCGATAAAGACCTTATAAACTACATGAGACAGCATAAAGATAATCACGCTAATGCTGTATCTACTTATGATTTACAGTCTTTAATTGCTAAACTCACAGAACAAGTTGGTTCATATGAGTTTGAACTCACACCAGCTGGATATGAGACTATTACAGTAACATATGATGCAGTTTCTAGTGAATGGTTTGTTGCTAATAAATTTGGTCATTATCTTCTTGAAGATGATATAAAGCACGAGATGTATTTTAAAATTCTGGCACTCAAAGAAGCATATCAGACACCGGTTATAGTAACGGTCAGAACAAAAGAAAAATATCTTCACTTTCTCTGTTACTAAATGTTATAATCATAGAAACTGCAAAGGAAGTGAAATCTATGAGAAACATTTACGATGATGAATATGATGAGTTCTGGGAAAATTATACCGAACCTACCAAGGCAGACAAAATCAAAACTGCAAGGCAAGTTCGAGAATTTATCCTCAACAGAAATTGGAGTAGTCTCCGTATGCATGGAAAATTTTCAAAGGAAAATACCAAAAACGAATATGGAAACTATGGTTGTTCATATCAGTATACAGAATATATATATGATGATGATCAATCGTATATAATTCGTTATGGTAGTACATCCAAAAGGGAAACTTGTTGTCCTATCTGTGGAAATCCAAATCATTCTAGGGAACATTGCTCGCAAAAGAAAAAACATATTCCCTGGAATGTTTTGGATATGGAAATTACAAACTTCTGCAAGGCAAAATATGTAGAAGCGGATACATTCTTTGAGAATCATTATTGGTTCGAGCTGTTAGGTTCTAGAATAGATGGAAAGATAACATATCGATCAGAACCTAGTATTACTGTTCTACTAGATAGGGAAATCATTCCTAGAATCTCAGTAGAACGTATTGCTCAAAGCGAAGAATATATCTTCAACTTGAGTAAATTTGCAGTAGATAATGATTTATATACTACGGATACGACAGGGAAACGGAAATTGATTTTCGATAAGGTTAAATTAGTAAGATATAACCGTAATTATAGAAATGAGACTCCCGAACAGAATAATCAAGACTGGGCAGTACGGAAATTCCTTAATCAACTAGGGATTTGGTGCGACTGGTATAATCCAGAAAAAGAAGATTATGATTATAGTTAACGAAAGGCAACCTAAAACAGGTTGTCTTTTTTATTACAAAAAATGGTTATGCCTAAACCAAAAGGCAAAAGAAAGGAAAATAAATCATGAAAAAAGCAATCGTTTTTATCTTAACAGCAGTAGTAACATTCGGTACAACAACTATAGCATCCGCAGCTACGGAAACAATTCCACCAACAATATCCAACTCATTAAATAAAACCTTCTATCCGCTCACCGGAATCGTCACCTCAGTAACTCCAGATGATTCCGACACATGTTCCGAAGTAATTACATTTACTTGTTCCAACGGAAACATGTTCAGTTTCACAGCACCAACAACAGACTGTTGGGAAGAAGCTGACCTTGTATCATGCATCATGAATAACAAGGGAACTGAAACTGTTTATGATGATGAAGTAATCACATCTATGTATTCCGGATCCACAGACCAGTTAGAAGCACAGTTTGATTACACAAAATAATAATGTTTTAATCAATGAAAGGAGATAAAATATGAAAGGCAAAATCATTCTTGGACTCACAGCATTCACATTACTTGCCGGAATCATCGGCACGATTGACATTAACACTTACAACGGAATTCATTCCGTTACCGGTTATGCAGCGAACAATAAAATCATTGCTGACAATGGAAATACTTACTCTGCTTCGAATCTCGAAGGTAAAGTAAAAGTAACTTTAGATAATAACGGAAGCGTTATTGAAATCACATCACAGAATTAGAGAGGGAAATAACTATGACAATCGATCCAAAAGAAATCAAAGAAAGAAAAGCAATTGATAAAAAGGTTGCAGAAGTTGAACCATTTTTTCCACTTGTTGAAAAGGAAGATGATGTAGCAGTTATTCATATGAAACATGCAATTGCAAACCTGTACTATAATTTGTTAAAAGAAATCTTTCCTCATACAGTAGCAATGTATGAAGATGAAATCATTACCACAGTAGGTCACAATGGAATGCATTATCTATATCTCACAGGCAAAATTGATTACTGTGGTTGTCCAAATGGTCACAGATTATTCATTATCTAAGGAAGGAGCAAAGCAAATGGTATCAAATGAACTACAAATCAAAAACCTTAATAAGGACATCAACGGAATGTTACATCTTCTTGCTGAACTCAAGGCAAATCCAGAAACAGAGAAATCATTCTTCACAAGAGAAAAGTGTGAGACAGAGCTTGCTAAAGCTTATCACAGGAAGCTTGAACTTATGTATCCCAAGGCAGAAACTTTATACATGTCCTGTATAAAAGAAGCTACATCTGCCAAAGGAATCGAATTAATGGTTAAGTACAATCTCATTGAATCTTGTGCAGTGGCAGAAGATGGAGAGAAACTATATGCATTATAGGGAAAGGAGTATGGACTATGAAACTGTGGGAACGCAAAGCAAGATCAATTATGAAAGGATTTTTGTTTAGCGAGACAAAAATTAATTCTATTATTAATTACGCAAACGAAGATCCAAAAGCAAACAATGAGTTGAAATTATATAAAGCAACTCACAAGGCAAGACAATGTTTATAATCATTACAATAGATATATAAACAATTATACAACTGAATATGGAAAATAAAATAAATAATTAAAGAAAGAGGTATGATATTATGTTAAGTATTAAAAATGTAAACGAGGAACTTGTAAACGGAGTTGTATCTGGAAATACAGTAATCAATACAGATAGATTCGGGTATAAAATGGCATACGACACAGTAATGGCGAATTATAAAGAAATAGAAGGGAAAAAGTTTGTATCAATTCCATTGGACCTTCTGGAAATTGACGAAAGCTATCAGAGATTATTCTGTATCAATATGTCAAAGATAGATGATCTTGTGAAGAATTTTAACATGAATAAATGTGATCCAATTCTTGTCGCTCCACATCCAGAAACATCTACATTTGCAGTAATCGATGGAACTCATAGAGTATTAGCATTTGAAATTATGAACAAGGGAAGCATTTGTGCAACAATTGCCGAGGGACTTTCTGATAATCCAGAAGAAAGAAGTAAAGAAGAAGCTGAGATATTCTGCGGACAGGGAATTAACGTTGACCGTATGGCCCCAACTCATAAACATAGAGCTTATGTAAAGATGGGTATAAAGAAATATGTAATTCTAGATGAATGTATGAAGGGAAGAAAACTCCTCCTTAATGTTCATGAATTAAAGAATCTTGACAAAGAAAAACAAGACGAATTAATTTCAGATGGATGGAGAGTGCTTTCTGGATATACAGCATTACTTGCTGCTGCTGCTCATTCAAAAGGTAAAGAAATGGTAACAACAATTTTTGATATTATTGAAAAATCAGGATGGCATTCAGCAACCAATGGATATGGAACTAATATAATCCGTCCAGTATCAGCAATCCTTAATATGCATGATTTTGATCCAGCAGTAACACAGGCAATTATTAATATCTTTAGCACAATGGAACCAGATCTGTTCATGTCCAAAGCACATGCAGCTTATCCAGGACGCAAGGAAAAAGAAAGACTTACAATGTGGCTTGAAAAAGCAGTAGCAAAGAAACTTGGAGTAGAACCAATCTATACTGGTGGAGATATGAGAAAGGTAGCTTCGAAATACAATGGAGCTAAAAGAAATGCTTCAGCATCTAACAAAACAACTCCATTCCCGGAAACAGGAACAGAAAAATAAAATAATGATTTAATCAAAATTATAATAAAAATACTTGATTTTTAAATAAGCAAGTGTTATATTATGATTATAAACTAATGTTTTAATCAACAGAAATAATAAGGTAAATACATCTATAAAGATGTTATTTATATAGCAACAAGCATTTACTATTAACCAAAGGCAAATCAGTTTTTGACTTGCTACCAAAATCTGATAAACCTAAACCCTCAACCCTTACAAATACATCCTGTATCATGATCCACTTGAACGGTATAACCTCAAGTCGAAGGTACGTTTTTCTAAATATGGAAATTGATACAGGGTGTCATATAGTTATATAATTCAGACCTATATATAAGCGTGACAATATATGGAAGTCGTTTACCATTCTGGCGGTGTGAAACCTAGAACCGCCAACTCCTTCCAAATATGGATTTGAATTATGTAACTATAAATAATGTTTTAATGAAAAGGGGAAAAGTTATGAACGAAAAAAAGAAAAGGAAAGTCATCTCTTGGGATGAGATTAAAGAAAAATTCAAAAGGGAAAGGAAAGAGCAATGACAGAGATAAAAAAGTATGACAAAGAAAAGGATATTATTGCTTATAACGGAGTAATCGTTGTCTCATGCTTTAAAGAAAGAAACGAAATGCAGACAGAGTTTGACGAAATAATTGAGGCATGGAAAAAACAAAGAGATAAAGAAAGAAAAGAGCATTGGAACAACTTAAGAAAAAGAAAAGGCATATTTTCATTATTCAGAAGAAAGAAGGCAGCTTAAATGAAATTTATTGATAAATATAAAGAAGAACACCAAGGCGGAATTATTGGTGATATTACATGCATAAAATGTCCATCTGATTTTGGATATGAACCCGATCGAAATTGTACTTGTGGTCCGGATGATGAAGCATGTCATAGATGCTGGAATAAGGAAATGCCTGAACCTAAATTAGAACCAGCTAATGCAAATGATTTCCCAGGATTCGAAATTAATGATGTAGTACAGTTGAGAAGTGGAAGATTATGTATCGTTCTTCCAAATAATAAGTCAAAGGATAATAAAAGTATATGCTATACAAATAAAAAACCCAGTACAGAAGATATTATTGGCTCGGGAATAACCTGCTTAACTCATTGCATCGATTATATAGGATATATATGTGAAAGAAATTGCCTCAATGATGTTGTTAAATTATGGAGAGCAACTCCTGAAAATGCGTTATCATTGATAGGCTATTTCTTTAACAAAAAAGAAATTCCAGATCACATCAAACCTATTTGGGTAGAGCCTACAGTACCTACAGCAAAGAAGATGACACTCAAGGAAATTGAAAAAGAACTTGGTTATTCAATAGAAATTATTTCATAAATAGAAAGTGAGGGAAATGAATCATGAGTGCATATAAGCAGTTTATTACCAGACATTTTGAAAGCACTAATACATTTGTAACTCAGTTTTTCAAGGAAATTAATTCTCTCCCGGAAGTCGGAGATTTATTCGAAGGTAAAAGAGTGTTGGCTGTCACACCAATTTCAATGGATTGTGAACAGTTTTCAGATGATCATCATAATTATGAATTATATGAACTCGAATGTGGCGAGTATGAAAACAAATATAATGAGAACGGGGAAGATGAAACTACAACAGAAAGAGTATGCGTAAGAAAAGAAAATGAATTATGATAAAAAATAATAAAAATCAGCCAGTAAAAGGCTATAAAGTATTCAACCCAGATTGGACATGCCTGGGATTTCAGTATGAAGTAGGGAAGACATATGAAGAAGATGTAACACCAAAATGTTGCAACAAAGGATTTCATTTCTGCAAAGAATTGAAGGACTGCTTCAGTTATTATTCATTTGATCCTGACAACAAAGTTGCAAAGGTTATTGCATTAGGTGAAATTGATGAAAAATTAGATGATAGCAAATGTTGCACCAACAAGATTCAGATTGTTGAAGAAATCAGTTGGGAAGATGTTTTGAGAATGGTTAACCTTGGAGAAGGAAATGCAGGTTTTTGCAACGGCGGTAACTATAATACTGGTGACAGAAATACTGGTGACTATAATACTGGTTGCAAAAATACTGGTAACTATAACACTGGTGATTGGAATACTGGTAGCTTTAATGCTGGTAATTGGAATACTGGTTACAGAAATACTGGTGACTATAATACTGGTAATTGGAACACTGGTAGCTGTAATACTGGTAATTGGAACACTGGTAGCTGTAATACTGGTAATTGGAACACTGGTGACTATAATATTATAGATGCATCTTCTGGATGCTTCTGTACAGAACATCAAAAGATCCTTATTTTCGATAAATTGTCTAACTGGACCATAAAAGACTGGTTTAGCAGTGATGCAAGATATATTCTTGATAGTATTCCAAATAATATTGTTGAGTGGATCTATGAATCAGATATGACAGATATAGAAAAAGAAAAGAATCCAACGTACAAAACAACTGGTGGTTATTTAAAGATTCTTGATAAATCAGAAGCAGCGCAGGTCTGGTGGGATGGATTAGATACTACAGACAAAAACATTATTAAATCAATTCCAAATTTTGATGCAGGAAAATTTCAAAAATGTACAGGTATTAAGGTTGATTAAAAGGAAAATGAATTATGAAAATATTTACAGGAACTATCACAGAAACCAATTCACGTAAAGTTGCTGTCATTGCAGAAACAAAAGAAGAAGCCGATGCAATCCTCTCAGATCTTTATCTCAACGGAGATATTGATGAACTTGATTATGATGATTACGATGGATGGGATTCAGAAATCAATGATGAAGTAGATATTGATAGCAGAGAACTTGATGAAATTGAGATTTATGATGAAGAAGGAAATAAATATGAAAAAGATGATTTACCAGAAAAATATTTCGACTCTGAGGAGGTATGATGAATTATGACTAACATTCCTACATTCCTTGGTTGTGCTCCGGCAGATGCAAGCCAAATCATTCCATATACAGAGAAATTTGATGTTCTGTATGATGATGGCGGTGAGATGAAACTTATTACAAAAGAAACTTATTCAACAGAAGCAGATGAGGATATGCCAGCATTTAAATACAAGTACGTGCTTAATTGTATGGATATGAAAGCATTTGGAACACAAGAGAAATTAATTGTTATCCAATGTTTAATGTGTCCATTACCTGAATATGTAAATAAGAAAACATTAAAAGAAATAACTGATGACATAGATTTTTACTTTTCAGATGCAACCAGTTCTAGAGCATTACCAAATATGGGAGATGAATATATCAACTATGATGAGGTTCCGGAAGATGAAAACGGAAATCGCTGGTATGTTTACCATTATCATCTTACTGACAATAAAGATTTTGTCCAGGTGTTAAATGTAGCAGCTACAATATTTGATGATGTAAATGTTTTCCGAGGATGGAGAATGGACCGAGTATGGAATCGGATTGGAAGTACCGGATGGGATTCACTCAGACACTTACTTCTTGGAGAGGACTGGATAAAGAAATCAATAAACAGAATATTAGAAAGCGAGGCAAATAAATAAAATGACAAATCCAAAAGAATACAATTTTTCAGATTATAAACTTTTATTTTACAGAGGTAAATACCAGTGTGGTTTAGGAACTGCATTATATGCATTTCTCAGCGATGGACAACCATACGGAAGTATTTCTGTAAATCTAGGAGTAAAACTTCCAAAAAATCAGATCTTCATGGATGTGAACAATGCATGTAATCTTTGTAATCAGATGGAAAAGGATGGATTACTTGAAAGAACTGGTTTGGCAAAGCAGAGTGGATATTGTATTTATCCGGCTGCAAGAATTACAGAGAAGTTGGAAAAGATTTTAAACGAGCTGTAAATAGTGAATTAATCAAATAATAATAAAAAGACAAGGTATAAGACGAAAGGATGTTGATGAAATGCGAGATAGAAGCATCAAAGCAGTGAGATCTAAGAATATTGCAAGGAAATTAAGAATGGAAGGATTTAAAATCATTCGAAAGGAACCGAATATCAGATTTCCGGAACAAGATGTATATATCTTTGAAGCTACACCGGAACTTGTGATCAGATTGAGAGAATTAGTTGAAGACAGGGAAAGGTGGAAGAAAAAATAATATGATAGACGAGGTTTTAGACATGGGAAGGACATTTATCAACATTGATGAAGAGTTAATTAAAGAAATGGACAAGGCTGGCATTAAAAACGGAAAGATAATGATGTTGTATGGAAAAATATTATCATTATCTCAGAATGACCAGAATGCATGTATGGCAAGTAATAAATATTTTGCCAATGTATTATGTACCGAACCAAGAAATATACAAAGGTATATAAAAGAATTAAAAGATTTAGGATTCATAAAAACATACGAAGAAAATGATTCCTCACAGTATGCTTTTACGGTCGCCAGGTTTATATATCCGCAATGGAAAGTTGTGAATGGCAAATTATGTCATGATGGTACGACAGATATGTCACAAGGGAACGAAAATATGTACACCACCCCACGACAAATGATGTCGAATCCCATGACAGATAATGTCGAAAGACACGACAATTTATGTCGAGAAGTACGACAAGATCGCCATCCAAATAACAGAGAGAACAGAGAGAAAAGAATAGATAAGAATAACGTTCCGCTTCGCTGCACTGATAGTCGCTTCGCTCCTGGTGTCGCTAACGCTCCAGGCTCCGCTGACGCTACGCAATCTAATATGAGAGAAAGGTTTAATTACTTTAAGTCTCTTGATTATGATGCAGTTATACCTAGTGAAGAATTACCTAGGATTGTAGCTATCTCTTATGCAGAGCTTGATCCAGATATTTATGATTCTATTGATTCTCGTAGAGAAAAACTTATTAAGGATTTTACCAGTGGATATTATAAGGCAAAAAATAAAGATAATATTATTGCATTAATTGATGCAGTTATTGCTGGTGAGATTGTAGAAAGGAAGTAATTATTATGGCCTGTTATTGTTGTGACGATTGTCATGATGCAAAACATAACGGAGGTAAATGTAATAAATTTCAATATGAATGTCCGTTTGATATCCTTGAGGCTTTTGATGAGGTTGATATTAAAATTATAAGAAAAATAATAGATAATATTAATATTCAAATAGACAATTTGAAGGCCATAGATAAGAATCATGGTGTTATGGAAGAAGATATAGAAGCTTTAAGATCTGCTTTATCTAATCTTGAAGAACGAATAAGTATTGACTTGCAAAAAGAATGGAACGAAATAAATGAAGATTAAACTTCTTATATTAATTATTGCTTTTCCGGTTGGATTCTTTCTGATCGGAAGGCACTATTCTAAGGCAGATAGATTATTGATCGTATTCACTATGTGGTTTGCGACTTGTATTGTTGAAAGAAATATTCAGAACTTTATGTAAAGGAGTATTAAATAATGACAATTGAAAAGCCGTATCAGAGAGTAAGAGATATTGAAGCTTTATCAGATCATCTTATCGAGATAGTAGAAGATAACGATGAGAGATTTTCTTTTGAATGGGGATCCTGTGGAATCAATAAAGCTAAGATGAAAATCTTTGATAAAGAAAATAAAGTTGGCTACATTGTTAAGATTGAACCTATTATTTATGATGATAATGGAGAACCGGTCAATATTTAGAAAGGAAGGAGCTGTAATGACAATTGGTGATATCTATGTAAACAAATTAAATAACTCAGATATTATTCAGATTGATAGTTTTGCTTCTCATATGAATAATTTGAGAGAAAATTCTATTATAATCTACAGAAATATCGAAAGGCATAATGAGTACGAAATTGGTAGTTGTCCTAGTAATAATGGATACGGATCGCAAGAAGAGATTGAAAATAAGTACAAATTACTGATTTCCGCAAGAAAATTGAAAAACTATTCTGACTGGAATGAGATTTTTGAACTGGCTGAGGGAAAGAAAGGAAGTTGATTATGGATATCAATAATTTAACAAAAAAGCAGGCGATTGCAGAACATCGTAAGATGTGGAACTGGATCGCAGATAGATTAGAGGAACATCATCCTGGTTATGATGTCTATATGTATAAAAGGGAATATATGGAAGAAAACTTTCCAAATAATAATATTAGACACTATTGTTTTTGTTGCCAGTATGCTGTGCAAGAAAATGATGGTGATGGTTATACTAATTATTGTATTAATTGTCCATTGGTTTGGGGTACGGAGGCTGATACAGATGACTTCTTTTGTGAGCAAGGCAATTACGATATTCCAATTGAAGATTTATCTTTGTTTGAATCTAATAAAAAATATGGATTATGGTCTTATGCACAGAGATTAACAGAAAATCATTGTTACGATAAAGCTGCTAAGGTTGCAAGGCAGATAGCAAATTTACCAGAAAGGTAGGTTAACATGACAAGAGCAGAATTTGATCAGATGATGAAAAGAAACTTTAAACATTTTAATGTTCCGAAAGATAGTTATGGGGGTTTACTTTTATGGATTCCAAAGTATAAAGAATTTCTTTCAATGCATTTTGGTGACGGAACCAATGCATATGATCTTGAAGAAGGATGCGAGGATTACATTTATTATACTCAGTTCGATTTGGAAGATCCATTTGAGGCTGGAGATGAAGAATTAACTCTTGAAGAAACTGATGGAGGCCAGATGGATATTTTGAATGCAGATGTATATAACAATGATATAAGTAAAGTGATTCCGGATTTACTTTTGTTTATTTATGATGAATTTATAGAAGTAATTCCGATTCAGTTTTATAGTGTTGAATAATAATGATTTAATCAAACGGATGGAAAATAATTATGAAAAATACAACAGTATCATTAAGAATTTATGAAAACGTAAAGAAATATTTTGAAAAGAATAATATGCCGTATGATGTACAGGAAATTATTCCAGACAAAAGTCCATTTAACGACTATCTCTTCATTGTGATTGCAAAACATAGAGAATATTCAGAAATTAAAAAAGCATATGGTGGTGGTCCATGGGTCGTATGGAGCAGCTGGAATGAAAGCACGCAGTGCTTAAATCATGGTCACTTTGACATAGTGGATTATGACAAGGCATATGCACTTGCGATGGATTTGAGAGCGTAAGAGTTAGATTTAAGCTAGTAATCTAGGTAAAGGAGTGAGTGAGAATGTGGAAGTTGGAGAGTTATATAAAAGAAGATAGGATCCCTTATATAACAAAAACAGAAATTTGTGATGAAAAGGTTATTGTAAATACTCCAAAAAAAGTATTTAGCATGTTTAATACATATTTTAGTCTTGGACTAAGATCGGAAGAATATGTGTACATGGTTTCAATGGATACAAAGTGTAATGTTATTGGAATATTCGAAGTATCACATGGATGTATTAATCGGTCAATTCTAAGTCCAAGAGAAATTTTTATGAAAGCTTTGTTATCTGGGGCAGCTTCGATTATATTAGCACATAATCATCCAAGCGGAGATTGTTCTCCTTCACAAATGGACCGTGATTGTTGTTATAGAATACATAAAGCCGGAAAAATGTTAGGTATTGAACTAGCAGACTTTCTTGTAATAAGCGAAAAAACATACTGTTCTTTTAAAGAACAAGCATATTTGTGAGGTGAGTGAGATGAAGGTACTTGTAACTGTAACAGAAACTTATACGCATACATATTTGGTAGAAGCTGAATCACAGGAAGATGCTATAAGATATGCAGAAGATAAAGGATTGGATTGTGATGTATTTAATGATTATTGTGAAACAGAATATGAAGCAAGATTACCTGAAGGAGAAGATCTTAGCATATATGAATTTGTGGAGGGATAAGAATGTGGAACGAACTTTATGATATTACACCTAATGAATTGAGTCAGATTATGGAGCTGTGTAGACACAGTGAGTGGATTTGTACAAGGTTTGAACCAAAAGAAACATTATATATTCTTTTTCTAAAAGTAGACGAAAATGATAATGTAATTGATAAAAGATCATTTGACTTTTTAAAATATAAATATTGAGGTGATCATATGGCAGTAGATATCAGAGAGAAGATCCAGAAGCTCTTAGCATTATCAAAATCATCAAATGAGCATGAAGCTTATGCAGCATTAATGAAAGCAAGGGAATTGATTGCTAAGAACAAGCTTGATGAGAGAGAGTTTCAAAAGAAAGAAGAGAAGCAAGTGATTAAAACCATGAGCATTCAAGGATTGTCATTTAGCATGAGAAGAGATCCTTGGGTTCAATATCTTGCTCAGGTTGTTTCTGAGAACTATTGTTGTAAAACTTTCTTTGAGATGAAAAAGCGAACAAGATATGTAAATTTCTCTGGTCTTTCAGAAGATGTAGACATTTGTACTGATGTATTCAGATATGCATTGGAGTGTGCTAGATCTGGAATTGAGAAAGAGAAAAGAAAGTATTATAAATCATCAACAAAAGAAAAAACACTTATATCAGATAGTTATGGCTGTGGTTTTGTGAAAGGGCTTAATGAAGCATTCATTAAACAGAATCAAGAAAATGAAAGAGATTGGGGATTAATATTAAAATGCCCTAAAGAAGTAAGTGATTTCATTGATAATATCACAGAAACGGTTAATACAAAGTGTAAAAAAGATGTTGATGAATCAATATTTAATACCGGTTACGTTGAAGGCAAACAATTTACAACAAGAAAACAGTTAGGCGAAGAGAATGTCAAGATAGAAAGAAGTTAAATAATATGACACATTGCTATATATGTGATAAATCAGACATAACCAATCCAAATGTAAAAGTAACATATCATGGAAAAAGAAATGGTAAGAGGGTCCAAAAAACTATAAGGATTTGTGGCAGCTGTGGATCCTGGATGACAGATGAGGAAATAAGAGAGCAGGTTAGAGAATGGGAAGGATGGGATTAATATGCAGATAATTAATCATGGGAGTATTATAGTGCCGCCAAATGCAAAGAGTTTACTTGTAACCATTTTAGATGTAGTAGGTTTTGAGTTTGTAGATGATAATATTTTAGTTGATGAAATACAAGCTACCGTAGAAATTAACGAAGATGGAGATATTGAAGAGAAATTAAGAAAAGTAGTAGATGCATTTACTGCATTGGATATTTATATCAATGTAAGCGTTAATTATTATGGTGATTACGAAGGCAGATATATTGTAAGTGACGGAGATTTAATTGATTTAGATAAAACGGAAGTAGCCATTATGGATTCTAATGATGATGATTTAATCAAAGAACTTGAGAACAGAGGATACAAAGTAACAAAAGAAGAGTAAATAATAAATTAAACAAAAGGAGATTGATATTATGAAACAGATTATAAAATTTATAGATACAGATGTTGATGGTTGCGGCACAAACATAGAAATAATGATTCAAATTAAAGGTAAACATGAAATAACAAATGGGGTTATTCGAAGAACATCAAATGTTATTGAAAAATATAAAAAAGATAATAAAGGAGAATGGGATACTGATAGCATTATCAGTACAGCATGTGAACATTTAAAAACAGAAGGTTATACATGCTGCTATATCGCAGAAGATGCAACAATTGAATTTTAAATCAAAGATTTATTATAAAGGAGATTGATATTATGATGACAAATTTAACTGGAGAAAGACGCACAAGTACAGTAACACATGTAGAATCCATGTTTGATGCAAGAGATACAAGAAAAAATCCGTGGGATGGACTTGGAAAAGAAATTAAAGGAGCAGTCACATCAAAGGATGCAATTAAATTGGCTGGCCTTGATTGGAATGTAGTATCAAGAGTTGTAGTTGACAAGACAACAGGAATTGAAATTCCAAACTGGAAGGCAAACGTAAGAGATATTGATGATAGTGTACTTGGTATGGTTTCAGGAAGATATCAGATTGTTCAGAATGAAGAAGCATTTGCTTTTACTGATTCTCTTCTTGGTGAAGGAGTTACATATGAAACGGCTGGTTCTCTTAACGGAGGTAAAAGAGTTTGGATGTTAGCTAGACTTGAAGGAAGAGATCTTGCCGGTGAAAAGATTGATCCGTATCTGGTATTTACAAACAGCCATGATGGAAAAGGATCTGTAAGAGTAGCAATGACTCCGATCAGAGTATGGTGTAGCAACACACTTAACTTAGCATTAAGAAAAGCACAGAGACAGTGGAGTTGTACTCATACTGGAGATATTGGTGGCAAGCTTGAAGATGCAAGATTAACTATTATGAATTCAGAAAAATATCTTGGTGCTCTTAAAGATGAATTTGAAACATTGAAGATGCATAAAATCAGCAAAGATAAAATGTTTGATTTTACAAAGGAACTTCTTCCAATCGATGCTGTAAAAGACACGGCTGTTAAGGTGAGAAGAATTACTGAGGAAAGAGAACTTCTCATGAATTGTTGGGATGCGCCAGATTTGCAGCAGACAGAAAATAGCTTATTCAAGTTTGTAAATGCTGTATCTGATTTCTCAACACATAAACCAGCTAAGAGAAATACAAAAACTGGTCAGGAAAATAGATTTTATAGTGTAGTCAATGGAGATACATTGATTGATAAAGCTTATCAGATTGCTCAGAGGGAGTTGATTTAAATGGAAATAAGTTTATATTTAGTAACATTTAGACCAACATTTACTCAGTTTCTTTGTAATGTAAATAACAAAAAAGATGCTATTGACGCAGCGATGAAAGCAAACATAGAAATGGGTAATGTTGATGGGATGAAAAATAAAGACAACTATCAAGTAGAAATTGTCGGATGGGATTTGTTAAAAGAAATCCTAAGAAGAGATTATTGCTATGGAACTATTAATAACACAGTTGTATTTGATGGGCGATCAATATGAAGGTATTTGATAATAAAGGAAACACAATGGAAATTCAGCAGACTCCGGACCAGAAGTGGTTCGGGTTCTGTGAACAGACAAATGAATATACACCAGCTTTTATGAGTCTGAAGAATCTTATGAGAATGATTAAAGAGAAAGGATTTGAGGTAGAAGATGTTTGATTTAGAAGGTAAATATGTAAGGGTAAATAATTATGAAGAACTTGATTGTTTGTTTGAATATGCAAATAAACATGGATGGAAATGGGGAAATGATGGAAAGGAATTAGATGCTTCATTGTTTAGAGATGTAAAAAAATATCCATTCTCAATTTATTTCAAAAATAATAAAAAAGTGCGTTGGGATTACTCTAGTAATAGTAATACAGATTTTAAAGATATTGAAAAGTATCTTAAGCCTGAAAAAGAAATTGAAAAAGAAATGACAGCAAGAGAATTTCTTAAGAGTTTTGTAGATATACGTAGTTGCGGAGGGCGCAGATGTACAGAATGTGTATTAAGCAAAAGGAACAGTAAGTGTGAGCTTAGTTTGTGTGATATGAATAACTGGAAAGAAAACATCGACGAATTACTCGAAATTGTGGCATCAGGCAGAACTACGGTTTTATCATCAGAAGAGAAAGCAATTGAAAATATTGAGAAGTTAATTCATGAGAAAGATTACATTAAAATGACAGACGAAATTAAGGATTCATTAAAATTGGCGATTGAAAAATTAAAAGAGGTGAAGTAGATGCGCTTAATTGATGCGGATGCAATGAATGAAGAGTTATTTTACAAGCAAGTTGGAGGAAAAGACAGTTTAATTACGGCAGAAAGTGCGTTTAAAATGATTGATGCGCAGCCGATCGCCTATGATGTGGAAGCAGTTGTGGAGCAGTTGGACACATACATAACAAAACTGGTCGGAAGAAATTCCGCACTATACCAGACAGTTATGCAGATCGTGAAAGGCGGTGGAGTTGAATGAATAAATCAGTATTAGTGATGGATACACCAAGAACATGTATGAGATGCCCTTTTGGCTTGATCAGTGGCGATTATTTCTTTTGCATTATTACAATAGACAAAGACGGTGCTGCTAGGCAAATTAGAGATGATTTATATGGGGTTAAAAAACAAGATTGGTGTCCATTGAAGCCATTACCGGAGAAAATGACCGAAGTAGCTCAAACAGATCACTGGGACAGCATAAAAGCAGGTTGGAATGCTTGTATTAATAAGATTACAGGAAAATCATGAAAAAGCTGAGTTGTGAACACATGATTTCGTATAGGAGGTGAAATATGAGTTTTACTATAACATTCCCAGTAGATATTGGAACATTTGTAATTACAGATACAAGTGTTGATTTAAATAATCCGAATAATTTAAAAGGAAACTTAGGAAGTATATCATGTTATCAATGTGTTGATGACAAAGAAGATGATTTTATTGTTATGGTATCTGGATATAAAGATTCTTGGTGTGGTGAATATTTGCTTAGTAAATTAAAAATTGCTACAGACAAACAAGTTAAAGAATACGAAATGTTAATGGGGGATAAAGCAAATGGATATTGATGAAATTACAGAAGGAAGAGATGAAGTAGATGATAAAAATTAGCAAAATTGCCTTTGAAGCATTAAGAGATACGGACGGAAATGTTTCAAGAAAACCAGCGGAATGGTGGAGAAGAAATAAGTTGGCATGTATTTGGTGCATATTGTGTATACTGGCAGAGATTCCAATAACAATATTAAGATTTGTACTTATGACAATTTGTTTTATTCCACATAAAATTTATGAGCATTTAGAAGATATGTCTTTTTAAGAGGTGAAATAGATGGAGAGATTAACAGAAAGATACAAAGATCCTATTGCGAACACAGTTTTAATCAAGGAATGTGGGGATAAACTTTGCAAAAATATTTGTGACGATATTGAATATGATTGTAGCAAATGTGGATTAGAGAAAGCTCTTGAAAAACTTGCTGATTATGAGGATTTAGAAGAATGTGGCTTGCTTATGAGATTACCGTGTAAGGTTGGAGATGATGTGTATATCATTCCAAGTCCAACTGTTTACAGATTAAATATTATTAATGGTTATGAGAAGCTCAATAAAATATGCCATCAGCATGTTGGGACTATTGTGATTACTGCTGGACATTGGTACGCGACAAGTCGTGAAGAATATGGCGTTTACAATGAAAAAGTTCTTAATGATATTGCTTTTGGAACGACATGGTTTCTCACCCGTGAAGAAGCTGAGAAGAAGTTGGAGGAGATGAAAAATGAAATTTAATTTTAAGGAGGCACAAAATGGGAAGAAACATTTATTTTACGGATAGAGAATTAAGCATGGTAAGAGACTATGTGTTTGAAGCAACTGATATTTTAGGCAATGCTTCTGATACAGCAAAACAAGTAGACGAAGACATGGAGAATGGTCTTGGCTCTGCTTTGCGAAAATTATACAAAGGTTGTATTGGAGAATCAAAATACGCAAAGTATAAAACCAAACGAGGATAAAATATTATTAATCCGATAGAGAAGAAGTTAGAGGAGATAATATCATGTTAAAAGAAGAATTAACATTTGAAAGAAAAACAGCAGCAGTAATTACAGTAGACTTTTCTGCACCTAAAATTGAAGGATACGCAATGGCTTGGTTAAAACTTTGCAATAATGCAAGGGAGTATAAGAGCATTATCTGGAAGATTAAGAATGATTCAAGTAATGAAGTTTATGTTTGGTGTAATCCGGATCGTAAAGATGAAGTTATAGAATTTCTTACAGGTATTGTGGAATTTTATGAAGGAGACAAGATTACTCCAATAGGCAAAGTAATTGATGTGTCCGAAGAAGTAATCGGTGTTCCTGTTTATGAATATAAAACCACTTGCGACTCAGATGATGAACAATGGTATGAGGATATTGATCATGCTATTTCAAATTGGGCAGCAATACAAGAAGTTTTTGATTAAGGAAGGTGATATATATCATGAAGAAAATTATTAATGGTAAAAAATATGATACAGATACAGCAAAGGAAATCGGTTACTGGAACAATGGACATTTTCGTAATGATTTTTATTATGCTGAAGAAACTTTATATAAAAAGAAAACTGGAGAGTTTTTCTTATATTGTGAAGGTGGGGCGGCTAGTAATTATAGTCACAAAGAAGGAAACACGATGATAGGTGGCTGGGAATTAAAATCAATTACAGAAGATGAAGCTAAGAAATGGGCCGAAGATCATTTAACTGTGGAAGAATATGAAGGAATATTTGGAGAGGTGGAAGAGTGAAACTTAATGAAAAAGGTAAAATTCGATTACTTAGAGATTTTTCGAGAAATAACTTGAGAATGGGTGATGTTTTTATTGTTTATAAATATCGAGATTTTGCTGATAACATTACATATCTTAATCCGAAAACATATCTTAAGTTTGATCCAAAAGATGTAAAGGAACTTTCAGACAATGCAAAAGAATACGTTTTTAAAATATTTATTTCAGATAAATATGTCGGAAAAATGTCTGTTATAGCTGATTCGGTAAAGGATGCTTATGACACTATGCTAGAGATAATCAGACATAGATCATATAAAGCATTTCCGGAATTAGATATTGAATATAGTGTTCAAATAATTGAAGATGGAGATGATAAAGAATGACATTAAAAGAATTATTTAAACAAGGAAAGCTTCATATTAGTGTAAGCGAAATAAAACAATTTTCAGCAGTTAATATTGGATTTATAAATAATGGAAAAGAAGATGAAACGCAGCTTGATGTTACACATAATATTCTAACAAAGTATGGACAGGAAGAGTTAAATGAATTATTTGAATGGTTTGCAAAAGAATGTAAAGTGCCAAAAGATTCTGTTACATATTGTGAAGTCGTAGCTACTGCAAATACATATAAAGAATTAATTGAAATGGGATATTGAGGTGATATTATGGGATCATGTTATTGGGTTAAATTAAAAGTTAAATTAAATAACAAAGCGAAAGCAATTAAAGCTCTACAAGATAAAATATCCAGAGCTAAGGAAGAAAATGTAAATTATGGATTAGAATCATATGTAAAACACAAAAATTATAATTTAAATAATTTTGATGATTTAATCAAAATATTTCTTTGTGAACATCAAGGTGATTTTGAGGTTGAGACTGTAGAAAATGGATTTACAAAGTATTCTTCTGGATTTGAAGCTTCTTACGGATGGGAAAGCCTAATGATTGAAATGTTTAAAGAGATTTCTCCATATCTGGAAGATAGATCAAAATTATATATTAATTGTGATGATGGATGGGACGAATTTGTTGTAGCAGATGGAAAATGGTATCAAACACATTGAGGTGATTAAATGAAAGATTACTTGTTAGAGAAGTTCTTTGAAACAAAACGATGGGAAGCAGCAATTGAAACAGGAGTTATCAAAGGAATTAACAAATCTGAGTTAAGAAGATTATGTAGTCCGGAATACAGATTAGCATTATTAAATGCGATCATTACTGATAATTACGAAATAGCTCCTCCTCATCAAGCATTGATTCCAAAAGGGAATGGAGAATTCAGAACTGTTTATGTTAATGAAGGAATGGACCGGATCTTCTTATCAATTGTAAATGATATGTTATTTGAACTTGATCATGACTCTATTCATCCGGCCTGCAAGAGTTATCAGAAAGGAATAGGATGTGGTAAGGTTGTTCAGGAAGTTGTAAGATGGATCGAAAGTACTGACAGACAAGATATTGGATTCAAGGCAGATCTAAGTAAATATTTTGATTCAGTTCCAATTGAATTTATTGATAAAGAGTTTGATCGGATTGAAAATAAATTTGGAAAATCAAAGATTATTAATGTGTTGCGAAAATATTATCATTGTGATTTATGTTTTGATCCGGATGGAAATCTTATTGAACATTATCAGAGTCTTAAACAGGGTTGTGCAATTGGTTCATGGCTTGCAGATCGTGTTCTATATCATATTGATGAACGATTAGATACATTATGTTCTACATGGGGAACAAGAGGAACATATATAAGATATTCTGATGATATATTATTAATTTCTCGGGAATATGAAAAAGGAATGGAAATCCTTAAAGAAGAACTTGAAAAAATGCAGATGAAATTAAATCCAAAGAAAGTGGAATTTCTTGATAAAGATCGATGGTTTAAATTCCTTGGATTTATGATCAAGGGTGATCAGATTACATTATCCAAAAGCAGAGTGAAAGATTTTCAGAAGGAAATTGAATCTCGGACCATTAAAAAGAGAAATACAACCAAGACAAAAGCAATAAATAGTGTAAACAGATATCTATATAAAGGTGATGGAAAATATTCTTGGGCGACATCAGTACTTCCAATCATCAATGTACAGAAAGATGTTGATACGTTGAATGAATTTGTTATGGATTGTATTAGAGCTGCAGAAACAGGGAAAAAGAAAATTGGTGGTCTTGGATGTGTGATCGATAAAGGAAATTATACAATTCTTCGAGGAACTGGAAAAAACGTAAAAGCAAATAAAATAAAAACAGAAAAAGATATTGAAGGATATAAGAGTATCCGGTGTATGCAGAATGCATTGAATTATAGCAGGCCGTTGTATGAGACATTAGTAAGGGAGATGTGATTATGTATATTGTACCGAAAATAGAAGTAAGAGAAGCGGAGGATATTGTAGATTTTGCCACGACGATGGATTCGGATATGAATCAGTATTTCGAAGAAAAGAAAAAGTTGTTAGAAGATATACCAAGAGGTGAGAATCCCGGAGCTGCATATTATTCGTTTTATCCAGCGATAATAAATCCTAAGTTGTTTTATGCGTATATTTTAGCAATTAAATATTTTCAAGATGGTACATGTCAATGGAAATTATGTTTAACATCTAGGGAAAATGAAAAGTGTCATATGACATTAGGAATTATGAGAGGAACCAAAGAAGAAGCGAAAGAACGGCTTGCAATGATTCTTGCTTCTGGAAGTATTAAATGAGAATTGAGGTGTAATTATGGGCTGGACTTCTTATCATGCAGAATTCTACAAAAACGGAACTGTTGATCGGAAAAAAAAATTGATAAGCTTTGGACTCAGGCAGAATGTAAAAAATATCCAGAGTTAAATGTATTGAAATCAAGAATGGTTGGTTCTACATATTATGCAGCAATTGAAGAAAAAGAGAAAGGTGTCGTTAAGAATGTATTCGCTGTAGTTGTATTAACATCTATAAATATGAAAGATTATTTTAATTTTTCATATAAAGAGATGGATGAATCGGTTGGACCATATTGTTATGATTGTCCAAAAGGAATTCTTGATTTGCTAACAGAAACGGATAATGAATATGCAATAAATTGGAGAAACAAGTGTAGAGAAAATCTTCAGAAGAAAAAAGAAAAATTAACAAAAGGAACGTTGCCGGTTGGAAGTATTATTAAGGTCAAAAAATATAATGGTGAGTACGTAATATTACAAAAAATGTCACCAATGTATCAATTCAGGAGAGCCTGGTGGTATTGTGCAGAATCTAATACATATTATCCACTCAATCATATACCAGATGAATTTGAAATTATTAAGAAGGGAGCTTAATTATGAAGTTAAATGAAAAAATTATAGAAGCCATTGAAAACAATGGATTTTGTTGTAGTGCAGTTGTGGAACAGGATAATGGATTTTATATTGAACTTTATCAAGACACGCCTGCAGGAGAAGATTGGCATGTAACAATCTGGTTTAATGGAAGTGACAATGAATTTATAAATTCATTCAGAAAGTATGCCGAAGATTTTGATGTTGATGAAGAAGCAGAAATTTGGATTAAATCAAGAGGTGAGCATGGAGTCCCAAGCAGCATCAGCCTATTAGTTAAAGATGCTGAATGGAAAAAAGAAAAGCTTGGATTGTTACTTAAAGATCTTGAAGATATTGAACACGCAAATTTTAACGAAGGACTACTCACATTGATTATCTTGGACAATATAGATTGTGATGAGCCAGCTTCAGTATTTATGATTCCATTGATAAAACAAATAGAAGTAGAAAATCTTGCCAAAACAATTCATGCAACAAGTACAGATAAAATTGAAGATGAATTTGAAGATTTATTAAGAGAAAAGAGAATTAAACATGAGTGGATCGGTCGTATATATGATGCTAACAGAGAAAAAGATTGGATTGACGATAAGATCTCAAGAGTAATTGTAGGATAATGATGAATTAAGCAAAGGAATGATAAAATGGCATTTAAGATAGTAATTGGATGGTTTGTATTTATGTATGGAACTGCATTGATTATGATTATAAAAGAAAGGAAAGAGATGTAATGCCTGAAAATATTTGGTTATATGGATTTGATGGTTTTGAAGGAACCAAAACAGTGGGTTTTGTAATTGCAAAATCATCAACAGAAGCGGTTGATAAAGTTTGGGATATGTATAATGACTTTGCAACTGATTATAATTTGTCAGATCTTGTGGTATGGAAACCAGAAGAAGATGATAACTATAGAGAAGATTATCCTAGTGTGATGGAAATTGTTTATTAGTTATAATTAATGTTTTAATCAAACCACAATTAAATAATATGCATGAACACACATGAAATATACAATATCAATGAACTTTAATTAAGCTGCTTTAATACCAGCAGAGAGCCTGGTTTATCACCAGGCTTACTGCTGGTACAGCAGCTTCATATGAAACTGTTAAAGAAATGTGTAGAATTGATTGAGTGTATTAGAACCGGAGTATAACGGAAGATAAATGAGATATATTTTGTTCAATGCTAGATCCGTTCACTGGATCTGAACTGAAGATAATATCTTCAGAAAGATCCAGGAATGGATCTCCACCATATGAGACTTTTATAGAAATATACCGGATATATGAGTTTATCTAAAAAAAATATGTAGAATAACATTTATTAACAAGGTAATTAAATTCAATAGAAGGCGATAGATCAGCGAGGCTGCCCGGATTATCTTCCTGGCTGCCCGCTTTCCATACGCCTCTGATATGAAACAGTTTAAGAAATATTCCAAGATTACTGAGCTAATATATAATTTTACAAAGGAGATAGATGAAATGATTGAAAGAGAAGAAATGATGACTTATTATGATAACCTTATGGATTGGGTAGAAAGAGGACATGCGTTTAGGATTGATTTAAAGACAAAATCAATGCAGTTACTTTCAAATGAAAAATGTATTGAGAATGGAGATTGGTTTCCTGATGCTGATCTGATTCATATTAATGGAATTTGTGATGAAGAAGACAAAACGAAATTCTGTTTGGACATTATTGAAGAGCTTTACCATAATTACAAATATTCAACTCCAACAGAGAAGAGTGAACGATATAAACAGAGAAATTATTTTAAAGCTTTATCTCCAGATGAAATGACTGATGAAGAATTAGTTAACGGTGAAGACAGAAATGTTGCAAAAGCAAAACTTGAAGGATTTATTCTTTGTGCTTCATTGGCCGGTTATCTTACTTGGGATGAAAAGAAAATGGGCAAATGGTTTTATCAGGGAAAAGATAAGGATCTTGTGATTTTAAGAGAATGGATTGAGGTGATGAATTAAATATGCAAAACGAAATGAAGAATTATATATTTAAAACTATAACTACCATGAAGAAATACAATAATAAGAAATGGTATATTGATCCAGATGTAATTCCGGAATTTCAAATCAAAACAACTTCTATTAACGAAGCGTTATTGAAATATAAAGAATTTGTATATAAAGAAGGTATTATTAATATATCTGATAATGCATTAAAAACTAAACAAAAAATGTATGTTGATACTATAGATGGATCAAAACAAGTTGGATATGTGATTACAGGTCAGACTGAAATTCTATGTAAAAATTATAAATGGAGTAAACAGTATATTGATTTATGGGTAAGGATATTTACTGTTGTTGATACGGAATTTTAATATAAAGGAGAGATAAATAATATGAATAACTGGAATTATTTTGATAGCCCAGAATTATATAAAAAAGTAGAAATTCTTTTAAATGACGGAACTACTAGACAGGACATGATGGTCAAAGGCAAGTATGGTACCCGTGAATGGCGTGATTATGTAAATGTGGTTGCATGGAGATATATTAACGAAGAAACTAATACAAATAAAACATTTAATGCAAAGGAGAATAAAACAATGATGAAAAACACAAGAGAAAACAGAGTAGCAACAATGCAGGCAGCAGGAATTGACACAAAGAAATATTTTAGTATCAATCTTCCAGAAGGACTTAAACCAGGATCAGTGATTTCATTAGTTATTGATGAAAATGGTAATCCTGCAATTGCTACAGAAACAGAAGAAAAAACAACTAAAAAGAAAATTGATTCTGAACTTGAACAGTATAATAGTATTATAAGTCAGATTGAGAATGGTTATGTAAGAAATTCTAAATTACATAGAAGATGGGTAATGGCACAGATGTTTAGAATGCTTAATTCTTCACTTGGATATAATGAATGTTTGAAACGTAGATATGATTATAAGTATCAGTTTAATATGCTGATTGATGAACTGAATGTTCTTGGGCATTTACAGAGGGAAGATCCAGAAGAGTTTAAAGACAGATTAAGCTTCTTTAATAAAGATGTGGTTATTGCTTTATGTAATGATTATTATGAAAAGTTAAAGAAAGTAGTAGATAGTCTTCCAGAAAAGAAATGCGAAGGCAAACCGTATGTAAGAATTAGTGGAAATAATATTTTTATTGATGATTTAAATGATAAATTATATATCCCTATTCTAAACAGTATTATAGGTATTCAATATTGTACTTCTTATGAAGCACTTAGTAACTTGTTAAGAAATTTTGTAAGGATTTTTGTAAATAGATATACACTTCCTTACAATACAAATAAATGTGCAAAATGGATTGATGCTTATAAAGGGGCAGGAGCTTATTATACCATGATGAATATGGTTAAATTTCATAATTGTTTTATTACTGATAATACTACCGGAGAAGTTTATACAGGAATGAAAGCAGTTAAATATCTTAAAGCGTTAAATGTTTTTCATGATGGATATGGATATAGAATGTTTGCTGAAATGAAAAGAATGATTGAAGAAAATCATTTTGATTTTAATGGAAGAATGAGAGAAATTTATTCAAATGAATAAGCATGTATAATTATACAAAACAGATGTATACTGTAATTTCCATGAGGTGTATTAAATTCAATAATGCAGGTTATGTATGATGACATCTAGGAGGTGCATCACCTCCAATATGTCATCTCCAGAACCTGCATTATATGAAACATTTATAGAAATATACACGAAATATACAAAATGGAAATATTTGACAAATAATTACCAAAATTTACCTGTTATTCCAATATGTAGAAAGGTGTATAATATTAATATATCAAAAAACGAAAATATGTTCGATTTTTTATATTGAAAATGTTTTTGTAATATGGTATAACAATATTAATTTAAGCAAACACATGTTCGAAATCGGGAGGAATGCAGCATGAGAAAAAAGACAACATTCGTGGTAATAACCAAAAGTAATAGAGTAAAGGAAATCGTGTCTTTGGAAAGTCAAGATGATGCAATAAGTTATGTTGAAGAGAAATATTTATATTACATAAAAACGGTTCCAAGATATGATTATAAAAACTCGTTTATTAAAGATGATCGAAGTCTTGCAGTTGTATCAGCTGGAATATTTAGTGTAAAGATTATGATCTATCAGGGCAATATTCAAAAGATAATGTCTGGATGGAAAGACAAGAAATAAGTTGATTTTAGAAGATCAGTACTATTTAGTACTGGTCTTTTTTTTATTACAGAAAAGGAGTTTGATAACATGATGGAAAGAGACGTAGTAGTTTCAATTAAAGATTGTGAGAAAATTACAGGATTACATTTTACATTAAATCACCAGGGAAAGATGAAAGGTATGCAGAGCTTATCAACTAGCTGCACATGTAATGAACATTGTAAAAGCAGATCAAAAAATACATCAACGGTATGCTCTCATTGTTATGCTCAGAGACAAATGAAAATATATAAAAATCTTGAAAAGTGTTTGATCAAGAATACGAAGATTCTTACAGAACAGGTTATCTCAAAAGAAAATTTGCCAATTATTAATGCGTTATATTTTAGACTTGAAGCATTTGGAGATTTAAATAATACAACACAAGTAATTAATTATTTTAATTTATGTAAAAAGAATCCGGATGTCAAATTTGGATTATGGAGTAAAAATTTATGGTTGATTGAAGCTGCAATTAATGATGGAAATTCCAAACCCAAAAACTTGCAGATCATTTATAGTATTCCTTTTTTAAATGATCGAAATGATAATATTTTTATTTTATATCCTTTTGTTGATAAGATTTTTACAGTATTTGAGAAAAATTTTATTAAGAAAAATGATATAGAGATTAATTGTGGGGCTAAGAGCTGCTTAAGTTGTGGAAAATGTTATAAGAAAAACAAAGTAAAGTATATAAACGAGCGTCTTAAATAATGATTTAATCAAATACATTGTATTGCAATCAGAAAGGATGTATTGTATAATGAAAACAGCAAAAGGATATAAATTATTTAGAATATTGAAATCACAGCCAGGTAAATTATTTCCACTTTATGTTTATGCAACAGAAGAAATCCCTATTGGAGAATGGCTTAAAGCTAAAAAAGGACAAAAGACAGAGAATGGAAAGGTTAAAAGTAAACTTGGACCATTAAGATTTAGACCTGGGTTTCATATTAATGATATAGCTCCATATGTTTCTCATATTGGAAAGAAGGTAAATGGAAAGATTTGCTTTATGAGGCCGGATACGGTATGGGCTGAAGTTGAATATTGTATTGATCATGATTATTGTGATGAGGCAAAACAAAATGGTTATTGGAATGATATATTTTATCCGGTAAGAGCTGATCTTGATTATATTCCTATGAATGGATTTTATCGGTATAAAACAAATCCTACAATGACCGGAGAATGGATTATTGCTGGCGAGATGAAAGTATTGAGGATTTTGAGTGATGTAGAAGTGAAAGAGATTTGTGATGAAGTTGGATCTGCTTATCTTCCAAGAGAACATGAAATTGATTTAAGAGAATATGGTTTTGCTGCGTAATATAATGAAGAACAACTTTAATGTCGGAGAAGGAATTTACGCGGCATAGCAATGAAATTTGACTTTCGAGGTGAAAAATATGGATGCATGGATTATTGAAGGAAAAGATTATAAATGACAGAATATAGTGCAACGAATTAAATTATATGCTATATATAGCATTTTGTGGAGGTGCAAAACATGGAAAATGAATATAAAGTAGAAGAAACAGAATTTGGAACAAAAACAAGCTATCCGGCGTATGGAACAATCATGTTTAATAGAGCTAACGGTTGTAGAAGAAGTTTATTTGGAAGCAGTATTGAACATAGTAATGTAATTACAATGGAAGTAAAACATGCTGATATAGAACGTGGATTAAATAGAGATTGGGTTTATGGTAAAAGTCCTATTGTAGAAATAGAGATGAGTTATTCACAGTTTGCAGAAGCAATTACATCTTTTGGTCAAGGAAGCGGAATACCTTGCACTATTAGATATACAGAAAAAGATGGTAAAATTCCTGAATGTGATTTTATCAGTAAAAGGAAACAGTTTACTGATGAATTCAAGAGTAAAACAGAAGATGTAATGAATGAGTCACAGCAGTTAATCCAAGATGTAACCGATTTATTTTCTCAGAAAAAAGCACTAACAAAGGCAGATAAAGAATCTATAATATCTAAGCTTAGAAAATTAAGCATGGATCTTGGATGTAATTTGGATTTTATTGCAGAACAGTTTAATGTACAGATGGATAAAACGGTTATGGAGGCAAAGGGAGAAATCGAATCGTTCTGCCAGAATAAAATAAACTCTATTGCTAGTGTAGCATTAGCAGAAAATAGAAAAGAGTTTTTAAAATTGGAAAATCCAGTTGATATTGAACAAGAATAAATAAATGAAAAATTGTTTTCAAGGTAGGTGAGAATATGAATTATAGTAATTTATTGAAAGAAAAAGGATTTATTTTAAATACTTATCCAGAAGGAAAATTCTGGGAATTAGTTATAACAAAAGATGAAAATAAAAAAGAACATATTTGTAAAGTATTTGAAGCAGATATTGAATTGTTTGATTCTAATACAACAGATATTGATACGCTTATATTACAGTGTGCAGAAGATTTTACAAAATGTCTTTTCTATTATGATTGTAACCCATTTGATATGGAAACTAAAACATTTATGAAATGTGTTGAGAATATGTAGGTAACTGAAAAATTGTTTTCAATAAATTAAATTGGAGATAATGATGAGAGTTTATGATAGAATTTGTGTAAATGATATTTCTTATATAAGAAGAGAATACTATGGAAGAAATTTATGGATAATATTGTGAGATTGTAAATTGAATTTAATTTTTGAAAAAGGAAAATAAAAATGAAGTGGATAAGAAAACAGATAGCAGCATTAGTTCTTGGATTTCTTGATTCTGAAAAGGAATTAAGAAGCACACCAGTCGAAGTAATAAATGCGTTGAATATTGTTACGAAGTTCATTTCCACGAAATATTGGAAATAATTGGAAATATTTTTGATTTTAAAGTGAGGTATAAATGTACGAAAAAATATCTGACGAAATTATTAGAATTGAAAAAGTTAAAACAGACATTTCGAAAGGAAAAATATGAACGAATATATGAACGAACCCATAGAACGAATCTGGGTGCCGGAAGATGTTGTAAATACCTATTGATAAAGTGTTTGATGAATTATATGACCTTTTAAAGGTTAATGATGTAAAATGGAAAAATACAATTTATGATTTAGAAGATTAATGAAAGGAGAATTAATCAATGGCAGGAAGAAGAGATTGGTATAATATTTCAACGTTTGTTTGCCCGGAGTGCGGTACGGAAATGCCGATTCCGAGATGGCATGGACATAGAAGAGAAAAAGGACATATTAAAGATTTATATTGTCCGAAATGTAAAAAAACACAGAAATTTAAGGAATTTAATAATAAACAGTTTTATAAGACACTTGATGGTGAATTAATTAGTGCGTGAGGAATATGAAGAAGATGAGTGAAATTAATTATCAAAAAATGATAAAGCTTAAAGAAAAATATTATGAAGAATTTAAAAATCAAATAAAACCAGGGTCTTATCATTATTATTTATTTCATAGTAGAGAAAATGAAAATAGTATATTATGGTTTATTGTATTAACGCCAATTTTCTTTTTATTTTCTGGTGGCTCGATGATAGTAAGTTTTTTATATGTTATTGGACTTTGGATAGCATATGCTGTTATGTGTTATATAAATAACGAAAAAATGAATATGGATGCAGAAATTTTAAAGAAACGGGAGCAAGCATTTATAATTTATTTGCAAGAAAATCATAGTGAGGAGTTATACAATGAATAAAAAGAGATTATTAAAAATTAAAGGTATTATTAATAAAATTGATGAAATTAATGATGAGATTGAAAATGTATTGTCAGACGAAGAAGATGCTTTTGATAATATGCCTGAAGGACTACAATATTCGCCAAATGGAGAAAGATCTGAAGCTGCTATAGATGCTTTAAGTGAATCCACAGAATTAGTTACAGATGCTAAAGATACGTTAGAAAACGCTAGAGAAATTTTAGAAGGGATAGAATAATATGACTGGACTTCAAGATTATGATGTTATATATCAAAATAAAATAAACGGTATTATCAATAATAATTCAGATTTGCAAGGATATTATTACTTTATGTCAAGTAGTTCTTCGCTATCTACTATATATAGTTATTTAACATATGTAAAAAAGTTTATTGACGTTACCGGCAAACCAGTAGAATTATTGAATGGAAATGATTTTATAAATTATATAGCTAAGTTTAATGCTGTATCAAATAATGGAAAAAGATATTCATCATCATATAAAATTGATATTTATCAGGCATTAAAAAGTTTTGAAAATTATTTAGTAGCAACATTTAAAATACAAAATTCGATTATGAATACAATAAAAAGACCTAAAAATATTGAGTCCCAAGAAACAATTGTAAAAAGAGAAAATGGATATTTAAATGAAAAAGAAGTAAATATATATTTAAATACAATACAAAAATTAGCAGATCCTAATTGGTTAGAAAGAGACATGTCTATTATATTGATATTTATAAATACTGGAATTAGAGCCTCAGCATTATATAAATTAGATATAAAAGATATTGATTTTTATGAAAAAAGTTTAATAGTAACTGATAAAGAGCAAAAAGTTTATAAAAAAATGTTATCAGATAATACGTTATCGTGGATTAATCAATGGATAAAAAGAAGAGAGGAATTATTAGATGGTAGGGAATTAGATGCATTATTTATTTCAAATAGAAAAACACGAATTAGCTCTCATGCAATTTCAAATATTGTAATTAAATATAGTTGTGATATTCATGGAAAGAAAATAACACCGCATAAATTAAGAGCAACTTATGGAACTTATATTTATAAAAAAACAAGAGATATTTATTTTACGCAACAATGTATGAATCATTCTAATCCAGAAACAACAGCATTGTACATTAGAGGAGAAAAAAATAATATGGAAGAAAAATCAAGACAATTAATTAATAATTTATTTTTATCAAATTAAGCTGATGAATTAATCAAATAGTTATTTCTCTTGACTTTTAAAAATATTACGTATATAATTAATCCATCATAAGAAAGAGGTGACATTTAAAATGTTGGTAGAAAGATCAATAGTTGAGAAATATTTAAGAAGAGAATTTAATAAGCTCATTGTTTCTAATGTTAATCCTGTGGTTTTAATTAAATATGCTGAAAATAAATATAATATGAGAGGTGAAGATTTTTCTGATTATTATTCTGGAAGACTCTCTTTAGATCATGCAACAGAATTTGAGCTTTATGTTATGGTTGATTCTTTACAAACGTATATGTCATCTATGGATAAACTTCCAAAATGGTTTACGAAAAGAGAAATAGATAACTTTAGTGTTACAAAATTCTCAAAAGAAAAACTTATTGAGTTTCCAATAACATTTGATATGTGCCAAATTGAAGATGATCAATGGGTTGGAAAAATTAATACTGATATGATCAATAAATTGAGAATGGCTGCATTAATTAACTATAATGTTGATACTCAGAGAACTATGCAAAAAGTAATTAGGCGTGGAAATACATTTTATCAAATTAAAGTTAATAAAAATGCAGTTAATGCTATTAAAGATGATTTTAAAGAAGGAACATATATTCCAAATACAATCACATTAAATATTTCACCTTCTGATGAAAAGGCAGATTTTTATTATGATAATAAAAATCATGAATTAGTAATCAATGATATCAGTGCTTTTGATATTATTGACGGATACCATAGATATTTGGCAATGGCCCAAGAGAAACTTGAGGATTCTGATTTTGATTATCCAATGGAATTACGAATTACAAATTTTGATATTGATAAAGCACAGAGATTTATTTTCCAGGAAGATCAGAAGACTAAGATGAAAAAAACGGATTCTGATTCTTATAATAATGCTTCGCCTCAGAACACAGTAGTTAATAGGCTCAATACAAATAGTGATTCAAATATCAGAGGAATGATATCCCGTAATGATGGACTGATTAACTTTGGTGTTTTAGCGGATGTTATTAAAGCTATATATATTAGCAATTGTAATAAAAAAGATGAAAGAATCAAGGTAATCAATGTAACTAAAGAGCTTATTGAAGATTTTAATTTATTAACAGAAACAGATTTGTCATTTTTAAAAAGAAAATATACAAATGCTGATATTTGTATAATAATTACATTATTTAAATATTATTCTGGTAAAGATAAATCTGATATGGTTGATACAATAAAATATGTATTAGATCATGTAGACGATTTTAACAGAACAATGTTTTATGGAAGAATGACAGTAAGGTCGCAAAATATAATTATAAAAAAGGCTATGGAAAGGAGTTAAAATATGTATAACGAACAGCAAAAGTCAAGATATTTAAAATTCCTTGAAAAAAATGAATCCGGTTCTGTTAATATGTATGAGTCGTGGCTATTTGTCAAAACTGAAAATTTTGAAATCAAGCTAAATAAGGATGTCTATGATTTTACATTTGAAGAAATAATTTATATGTATAAAATGTTAAATTTTAGAAATATTAATACACTTTCTACTATAAATGTAATGCTAAATCAATATACTAAATGGGCTATATCAGAAGGTTTAGTAAAGATTAATCAGAATGTTCCAGGATTAATGACTAGATATAATCTTGAAGAATGCATAAATAAAGCATTATTACAACTTAAAATTCTTTCACGCAAAGACATACTTGATATTGTTAATGAACTACAAAATCCAAGAGATCAGTTTATGATTTTAGGTGTATTTGAGTTCGGAAGAGGTCCTAATTTTTGTGATATAGCATTAACTGGATTAGATTCTATTGATTATAAAGATCATACAATGAAGCTTTATAGTGGACGTATAGTAAAAGTGTCAAATGAGCTAATAAATTATGCATATTCCGCTTCTGAAGCAGATGAGTATTTTAAGGAAGTAAACGGATGTTTAAGACATTATACTCTTTATAACAATGGAACTATAATTAAAAGTATATCAAATACTAATGATATAGAAAGGTTTTCTACTAATGCTTACAGAAGTGTTGCATATAATTTACGTGATGTAGATCCAAATTTATCTATAAAGAATATAATTGAATCTGGAAAAATTCAGTTTATTAAAGACGATATGGAAAGATTAGGCATTGATGATTTAGAAGAGTATTTTTCTTCTCCTAAAAGTGCGGATAGGACAGAACGGATAGCAAGAATAGAAAATCAGTTTATGTGTTCTAAAATTATTGTCAAGAGATTTATAAAAACATATGGTGATTGTTTTTGATCACCATATGTTTAAAATATATATAATGTTTTAATCAAAAGGAGAGAATAAAATGGGAAGTGTAAAGAAAATTGAAAAAATTCTTGAGGAAGCAATTGAAGGAGAAACAAAGATGTCTCTATCAGTTTCTTTGAATGATGATTTTAATAGTCATATGATTTTAAATGCAGATGAAATTGAAATCATTAACGGAAATTTATTACAAATAAGCACCGATTATACAGAATGCTCGTTAAATTTAAATAATGCAAGTATTAATACATATAAAGAGCTGGATAATGAAATAGTTGATATTGTGTTTGATAATTTAGTGGTATCATTGGGTATTCTGTGATGAATTAATCAATAAGGAGAAAGAAATGAATAAGACTATAAGAATTAAAGAATTAGTAAGAATGTTAAACATGTATTGTGATGCATATTACAATGCAAATGAAAGTTTAATCTCAGATAAGGAGTTTGATAAATTATATGATGAATTATTAGACTTGGAAAAGGAAACAGGAATAGTATTAAGTAATTCTCCAACGCAGCATGTTGGATATGAAGTTAAAAGTGAGTTGCAAAAGGTAAAGCATAGTCATCTTATGATGTCTTTGGATAAGACTAAAGATGTTAATGAATTAATTAAATTTATTGGAAATCATGAATGTGTGCTGATGAATAAGATGGACGGATTAACTATTGCAATTACATATGAAAATGGAGAATTAGTACGAGCCGAAACAAGAGGCAATGCTACAGTTGGAGAACTTGTTACTCATAATGTAAAAGTATTTGAGAATGTGCCATTACATATTAATTATCCAGGTCATCTTGAAGTTGAAGGCGAAGCAATCATTACATATAATGATTTTGACAGTATTAATAATACAATCAAAGATCCGGATAAAAAATATAAGAATCCACGAAATCTTGCTGCAGGATCTGTAAGGCAGCTTAATAGTGAAATTGCAAAAGGAAGACATTTAAAATTTATCTTATGGAAAGTTCCTGTGGGCATGGAAGATGAGAATGGTTTTTTTGAGAGACTACAAAGAGCAAGAAATCTTGGTTTTGATATAGTTCCTTGTGCAATAGTTATTAAAGGTTCTGATGTAAAAGAGCATATTAATGCTTTACAGAATTATGCAAATCAATTAGCTTATCCTATCGATGGCATGGTAATCACTTATGAAGATATTGATTATGGTTTATCTCTTGGTGTGACTGATAAATTTCCAAGGCATTCATTTGCATTTAAATTTTATGATGAGGAATACGAAACTACACTGCAGGATGTTGAATGGACCATTGGAAAAAGTGGACAGCTTACACCAACCGCAGTGTTTGAACCGGTAGAAATCGATGGAACAGAAGTGTCCAGAGCGAGCCTTCATAATGTAAGTATTTTTAAATCCTTTAATATGCATGTTGGAGATACTATTATGGTGTATAAAGCCAACCAGATAATACCGCAAATTAAAGAGAATTTATCAAAGGGAAGTAATACCGGTACAAAATTAAGTATTCCACAGAAATGTCCGTATTGTGGAGAACCTACTATAGTTGTTAAAGAAAATGATTCTGAAGTATTAATGTGTTTGAATGCTCAGTGCCAGGGTAAGTTACTTGGTGAATTATGTGCTTTTGTAGGGAAAAAGGCTCATGATATTAAAGGGTTATCAGAAGCTACATTATCTCTTATGATTCATACAAGAATGGTACATTCTCCAATTGATTTGTATCATCTGGAAGATAAGAGAAAAGAACTTACATATTTTCCAAAGATGGGGTCTAAAAAAGTAGATAATATCCTTAAAGCAATCGAAGAAAGTCGAAATACTACTTTAGAAAAGTTTATTGTTGGATTGAATATTCCTCTGATCGGAAGTCGTGCTGCAAAGGATATTGCCAAACACGAAGAAATAAGAACAAAAGAAGCGAAATTATTTAAACCTATTAATACATTCATAGTGGATGCAGCAGAAAATTATGATTTTACACACATTGAAGGATTAGGTATAGAAAGAAATAATTCTATTCATAACTACTTTAAAGAAAATTATGATTATGTTTGTGCTATGGCATCACTATTTAAATTTCCTGATATGAATTTAGAAACAGAAAACATTTCTACTTCAACATCTTTAGAAGGAAAGAAATTCTGTATTACAGGGAAATTACAGAAATTTGCAAATCGTGATGCTCTTGTAGCTGATATTGAAGCAAAAGGAGGTAAAGTTGTGTCCGGAGTAACCAAGGCAACAGATTATCTTATTACAAACGATAAGACAAGTGGATCCAGTAAGAATAAAAAAGCTGCTGAATTAAGTATCCCTATTATTAGCGAAGAAGAATATATTAATTTAAGATAATGTTTTAATCAAAAAGATGTTGACATATGAAAAAATGTGTGCTATAGTAACATCATCAAATGCAAATAAAGTTTTAATCAAAAGGAATTGAAAAATTGAAAAAGAAGAAAAAGCAATATTACATTGCAAATCATAAAGATACCAAATTTTTATGTTCAACAAATATAGATATATCTTCAATTACACATGAATTTGACAAAGCGATGATTTTTCAGAATGCAACTAGGCCAGGTCAAATTATAAGGATGCTACCTAAAGTAATACAAAAATATGGTCCTTTTGAAATTCATGTTGTTAAAGATATTTCGAATCCTGATCTATTAACAACAGAAGATATAACTAAAATTTTAAGTGAAAATAAAACCAGTGTTGATTTACAAGAGAAAACAGAAGTAAAAGTAGAATGTAAAAAAGAATTTAATTTTCAAGAAATAAAAGATGAGTTGAATTCTTTTGCACCAAAACTTAAATCTATACTTGATCAGCAGGAAATGTTGAAACTTGAATTATCTAATGTTGATCTTGAAATATCAGATATTCTTCATTATATAGAATTTCATAGATTTTCAGCATGTGAGGGATATAAACTTGCTAAAATGATACAGGTTGCTAGTGATAAAAGGAGAGAAATAAAAAAACAGCTGGAAGTTATAAATATATTTAAAACGAGTACCTGCACATCAATATCATCAGGACATCTTATAAATAAAATTGATAATGTAGATGATAAAATATATAGACCAAGAATTCTTAATAATTTATTTGAGAATGGAAAGAATAAAGAAAGAGAAAATATTAAAGTTAATTATAATTAATGTTTTAATCAAAAAAGGAGAGCTAAAAATGAATTTTAATGAATTTAACAAAGCAATCACAGATCATTTTGAAGAAATGACAAAAGATGTCAAAAGAGTATTTGAAGTTGAATTTGATTATGAGGAAATGAATAATCTTTATCTTGATTCTTTTCCGAAAGGTACAAATGAAATTTATCGTAAGAGAAGAGAATACGATTGTAGCTGTTGTAAACATTTTATTCGTGATATTGGTAATGCAGTAGTAATTAAAGATGGAAAACTTCATACAATCTGGGAATTGGATATTGATGATAAAGTTTATTCTGTAGTAGCAAAAGCTCTCGATCAGTATATTCGAGAGAAAGCAATTAAAGGTGTATATCTCAGAAAAGAAAAAAGAATTGGAACCGCTATTAGCAGAGAAATGCTTCCAACTGGTGAAATGCATAAATATGATCATTTCTATATTGATCTTCCGGAAATTTGTATTTATAAGGAAAGATATGGTTCTACTTTAGATGGAGAAAAAGGGAAATTTAGAGATACAAGAAATGTGTTTAAAAGATCGATTGATGAAATTGATCCGGAAGCTGTTGATACAGTTCTTGAATTGATTGGACAGAATTCATTATACAAAGGATCTGAATGGAAAGAAGTTCTGCAGGAATTCAAGAAATATCAGAAAGAATATAAGAAACTTACAGATATAGAAAAAGAACTTTGGACCTGGGAAAAATCAATTGACGTTGGAATGACAGTTGGTCGAATTAGAAATCACAGTATGGGAACATTACTTGTTAACCTGTCTGAAGGAATGGAACTTGATACTGCAGTAAAGAAATACGAACAGATTGTAGCTCCTGCAAATTATAAGAGGCCAAAGGCAATCTTTACTAAGAAGATGCTTGAGGATGCAAAGAAAACAATTTCCGAACTTGGTTATATGGATTCTCTTCAGAGAAGATTTGCAACCCTTGATGATATTACAGTAAATAATATTCTATTCTCTAATAAAGATGCTGCTAAGAGAATTTCTGGTGCAGATGATCTATTTGGAGAGATGGAAAAAGATGTTGCAATCAATCCGAAAAAGTTCTCTAAGGTAGAAGAAATTAGTGTAAGAGACTTTATTAATAATGTTCTTCCTACAGCAAAAGAACTCGAAGTGTTCTTAGAAAACAAACATGAGAAAAACATGGTATCACTCATTGCTCCGGAAAATAAAGAAGCGAAATCAATGTTCAAGTGGAATAATTCATTCTCCTGGGCTTATACAGGTAATATTACTGATTCTGATATTAGAGAAAATGTAAAGGCTGCAGGTGGATCTGTAACAGGTGTACTTAGATTTTCTATTCAGTGGAATGATGGTGGAAGAGATAATTCAGATCTTGATGCACATTGTATTGAGCCAAACGGAACAGAAATTTATTATGCTACTTATAAAAAACCAAGAATGACAGATATGGGTGGTCAGCTTGATATTGATATTATGGAACCATTTTCACAGTGTAAAGCATCAAATGGAGTAGCAGTAGAGAACATTACATATGCTACAAAATCAAGAATGAAACCTGGTATATATAAATTCTTTGTAAATCAGTATTGTTCAAGAGGATCTAAAGGCTTTAAAGCAGAGATTGAAGCAGATGGTGAAGTTCATTCTTATGAATATGATAAGCCGGTACGTAGAAACGTTTATGTTGCTGAAGTTATTATGGATGAAAATGGTAACTTCAAGGTTGTTGATAAACTCGATGGAAATAGTGTGATAACAAGTAAAGAGGTATGGAAAGTTAAAACAAACCAGTTTATGCCTGTATCTGTTGTATGCTATTCTCCAAACTATTGGGACGAGCAGAAGGGAATTGGACATCAGCATTTGTTCTTTATGCTTAAAGATTGTGTGAATCCGGAAGAGCCGAATGGATATTACAATGAATTCCTTAAACCGGAACTAGAGCAGCACAGAAAAGTATTTGAAGCACTTGGTGCAAAGGCACATGTAAAAGATGTAGACGATCAGCTTTCTGGTATTGGATTCAGTCTAACTAAGAGAAATGATCTGATTGTTAAAGTTAAAGGTGCAACTGAAAGGGTATTGAAGATTAAATTTTAATCTTTAATAATAAATAATGATTTAATCAAAAGGAGTAGAAAAATGGAATTAACAAACGTATTTGAAAGGGCAGCTATGAATAAGTACAGATTTCCTTATAAGGGACAGATTTCTGTAGAAGATCTTTGGGATCTATCTCTTCCAGGACTTGATTCTGTATTCAAACAGCTTAACAAGCTGAAAAAGGCAAATGAAGAAGAAAGTCTTCTTGAAGTAAAATCTGCAGAAGATGTAGAAGTAGAAGATAAGATTGCTATTGTGAAATTTATTGTTAAATACAAACAGGACGCAGCACTTGCAAGACTTACCGAAAAAGAAAATAAAGAATACAATCAGAAAATTATGGCTATTATTGAAAAGAAACAGGATCAGGCACTTGAAAATATGTCTGTAGAAGAACTTCAGAAACATTTAAGATAAATAAAGGAGAGAAACAAATGAACGGATTAAGTAGTAAAGAAGTTTCTCAGAGTAGGGCTTTATATGGGAGCAATAAGCTCCCCGAGCCTAAAATGAAGAAATGGTATCATTTTGCAAAGGAAGCATTAACAGAGTCAATTACAATGATTCTTATTGCGATTGCAGTATTTCAGATAATTCTTGGAGTTATTGGCGTAGCAGAAATTTCTGAACCAATTATGATTCTTGTGGTACTTTCAATTGTAACAGGAATTGCAATTAAAACAGGTCTTGGTGTACAGAAATCAGCGGCAGAATTAAAAGCAAAAACATCTCTTAGATACTGTGATGTAATTCGAGATGGAAAATTACAGACAATTAATAAAGATGATCTTGTAGTTGGTGATATTGTAATCATTAGAACTGGTCAGGAAATTTTCGCTGATGGATATATTGTTGAAGGAAAAATTTCTGTAAACAATGCAGCTATTAATGGAGAATCAAAGGAATGCAAAAAGACTCCGATTGATGGATATAAACATGTAAAAACTACATCAACAGATGCATATACAAATCAGAACTGCTTATTTGCCGGCACCACTGTAATGTCTGGAGAAGGTAAGATGATTGTAACGGAAGTTGGTGTTAATACAGTAAATGGTGATACTCTTGTAAAGATGCAGACACTTGAAGCACCTAAAACAGCACTTGATATCGCTCTTGATAATTTGTGTGATTTTATTTCTAAATGGGGAACAATTGCAGCAGTATTAGCATTTGTGATCATGACAGTTTCTGGAATTATGCAGGCAGGTGGTATGTCGCAGTATTTCAATGGAGGTATTCTTGAAAATATCCAGAAGATTGCCACTAATTTCTCAATTGCATTGACTATTATTGTTGCAGCTGTTCCGGAAGGATTACCGCTTATTGTAAAACTGGTAACGAAACAGAATGTAACTAAAATGGAAAAATTTAATATCCTTGCTAAGAATCCAGGGAAAATTCCGGAGCTTGCATATGTAAATCTTATTTGTACTGATAAAACAGGGACGCTTACAACAGGTATTATGACACCAAAAGTAATGGTGAATGGTGCTTGCGAAGATATTATGAATGATAAAGATTCTGTTGCTGCAGGTCTTATTAAGAATAATGTATGTTTAAATAATAGTGCTGATTATGATGCTGACGGAAATATTACTGGTGGTAACTCAATTGATCGAGCAGTATTAGGATTGTATTCAAAGGGAAATTGTAGAATCGTTAAAGAATCATTTGCAGTAAAAAATAAACTTCCTTTTAGTAGCGAGAATAAGTATTCTGCTATAGAAGTTGCTAGTTTAACAGCTGATGCACAGATGACTTTATATAAAGGTGCTCCTGAAAAACTTATTCAGAGATGTTCTTATTACATTGCAAACAGTGGAGAAGTAAAACAGTTTACAGATTCTGATAGAAAAGCAATGGAAAGTTATATTAAAGGACTTACAGAAAAGGCAATGAGATGTATTGCTCTCACAATGTCAGATTTCTTTAAGGAAAACGAACTTCCAAATGATATGACATTGCTTGGTATAATTGGAGTCGTGGATCCGCTTAGAGCAGAGGTTCCGGACGCTGTAAAAATTGCAAATAAAGCAGGAATTCAGGTAATTGAGATCACAGGAGACTGTTTAGAGACAGCAAAAGCAGTAGCAGCAGAAGCTGGTATTTATCACCCTTGGGATAAAGCGATTACAAATGATGAATTTGAAGCTATGTCAGATAACGAAGTAAAAGAAATCATTCCTAAATTAAGAGTTATTTCCAGATGTTCACCTAATACAAAACTTAGATTAGTAACTCTTGCTCAGGAAATTGGAATGTCTGTTGCTATGACAGGCGATGGTGTTAATGATTCCCCAGCATTAAAGAAAGCTGATGTAGGATTTGGAATGGAATCTGGATCGGACGTTGCGAAAGAAGCAAGTGATATTATTCTTACAGATAATAACTTTGCATCAACTGTAAAAGCAACGGAACTTGGTAGAACATTTATGCACAATATTATGATGTTCCTTGAGTTTCAGCTGCCAATTAACATTTCATTACTTATCTTAAGTATGATTTATCCGGTAATTTCTGGTGGAGCTGCATTACTTGCATCGGTACAGATTCTAATTGTGAATATTATCATGGACTCTCTCAACTCACTGAGTTTTGGTGGCGAGCCTCCAAAAGCGGAATATATGAAAGAGAAACCAATTAAAAAGGGATCTGGATTATTTATTCGTGGTGCTAAAAAGAGAATTGCTTTATCAACAATCGTATTTATTGTTTTGTTTGGTGCGATTACATATGGTCCAATTGCGGCAATATTTGCTACACCAGAACTGGCTATTACAGCAAGATTTGCATTACTTTGTTTTATGGCTGTATTTAATGGATTTACAATTAGAACGGAAAGCATAAATCTTTTCAATGGCCTTGGTAAGAATAAAGCTTTTTCAGTAATTGCTGTTGGAATTATAGCTATGACATTGTTTTTATGTAATATTGCAGGAAGTCTTGTGCAGACAACACCTCTTGATTTAAGACATTGGATTACGGTAATTGTTGTGGCATTTATGATTGTACCGGTTGATATTATTAGAAAAGGAATTAAAAAGATTAAAAAATAAAGGAGAATTTAAAATGGGACTGTTTAATAAACTTTTTGGAGCTAAAGAGAAATCAGATTCAGTAGTTACGCAGCAGCCGTTTACAGGAGTAAAAGAAAATACTCCTGTGAACACCTTAAATTCATCTGCGGCTGTAATCGATATGTCAAAATCAAAAGAAAATCTTAATACTGTTCTGATTGATATGTCAAAGGGAAGCAAAATTGATATGACAAAACATGTTGCCAGAGTAGCACTTGCAATGGATTATTCCGGATCTATGGATCGTTTATTTGCTAACGGATCTGTACAGAAAACAATTTCAAGATTACTTCCTATTGCTCTTAAATTCGATGATAATGGTGAGCTTGAATCCTGGTTATTCTCCACCGATTACAAACGTCTTGAGGCTGTAACAGAAAATAATTTCGAAAATTATGTAAAAAGAGTAATGCAGAGATCTGGAATGTATATGGGAGGCACATATTATGAACCGGTTTTGAGTGATATGGTTAATTATTATAAAAACATTGAACCAAGCGAAATTCCAGCATTTATAATTTTTATTACTGACGGAGAGAATATGGATAAGAGTAATACAAACCGTATTATTCGAGAGTTATCTGAGTATAATATTTTTGTTCAGTTTATTGGAATCGGAGATGAAGATTTTGATTATTTGAAATCACTTGATAAGCTTGAAGGAAGAAAGCATGACAATACTGGATTTACAGCTGTAAAAGATATGAATAAACTTGATGACCAGCAGCTTTATACGGAAATTCTTCGTCAGTATAAAGACTGGTTAAATAAGAAATAAATTGAAATGCATATAGTATATTGTTAAATAATTGTAAAAGGAGAATGAATAATGGCAGTAATTAATATGAGCAAAAACCAGAAAATTAGTATGACAAAGGAAGATGGATCCGCAGTAAAAACTTTCTTTATTGGGGTTAATTGGGAAGAAAATAGATATGCAGGAGAGTCTGATATTGACTTTGATATTAATGGATTCATTACAAATTCTGATAGAAAAGTAATCTTTCCACAAGATGTTATTAATTATGCTACATATGGAAATGGATCTGATTATCCTTGGATTGAGTATTCTGGAGATAATAGAACCGGTGATGATGCAGAAGGAATTACATTTAATGGAAAACATTTTGATGAATATTTTATTATTCATGCTGATACTTTCCCTACTGATCGAACTGATTTTACTATCTGCCTTACAATTTTCAGAGCTATTCAGAGAAAACAGAATTTTGGTATGGTTAGAAATGCTACGATGACTATTTGTGATTATGATAATCCGAATGGAGATAAGTATGAGTTTGATCTTTCTGAGGATGAAAATTTTGAAAATCTGAATGCAGTTGAAATGGGTAGACTGTATAAATACGGAAATGGATTTAAGTTTCAGGCTCTTGGTACCGGTTATATGGGTGGAATGACAGAGCTGTTTAAAAACTTTGGACTTGATATTGATGAAGGGAGAGATTAATTTATGAATCTTACAGCAGGCGCAGTAATTGTTATTGCAGCGATTGTAATTGTTGGTATTTTAATCTTTTGTACTAAATCAGGAAAGCGTGTCAGACTTAGAATGTCTGGCACTGCTGATGAAGTAATTTCAAAAGATGCATCTACTCCAGAAGGAGCAAAAGCATATTATAATGTTGCAATCGAGAAGAAACAGAATGATTATAATGCTGCGAATAATCTTTTAAAACAGATTGAAGGTAAAAAGGCAGGATTTGAAGATCAGCTTCATCAGTTGCAGAAAATTAGATTTGATTGTGTAGAAAAACTTAATCAATGTATTGATTCAAATAATGATGATGGAGCAAAGCTTTATATTAAAGAGCAGCAGAATATTGATGATAAAGTAAAAACTTTAAAAGCTGTAATTAAGGATCTTGAGAAAAATGAAAAACTTCAAAAAGAAACTGTTGAATCATTAGAAGCAGAGTTAAATGATCTTAAGGATGAAAAAGACAATGCTATCTTTACTTTATCAACAGCGCAGGTTACGCAGTCTCTTCAGGCAAACCAAGGAACATCTTCTAATGAAGAAGATAAAATGCTTGAAAAAGTTCGTGATGGGATTCAGAAAAAGAAAGAAGAAGCTGATGGAAATAGAATTATGTATGAGAATTCTACATATGTACAGAAGCAGCGTCTTGAAAAGAAGATGAAAGATGATGAAGTCGATAGAAAATTACAGGAGCTTAAAGCGAAGAAAGGAAAATAATATGATTGTTATTAGAATATGGGTATTTCTTTTGGTTATGCTTATGGCTTTTGTAGTTGGATTTGTTGTAGGGAGGATTGAATAATGATTGATATTAAGAAATTAAAAATTGATGATGTTTTAATTGGTAATAATTGTAAGAAAAAAAGAACAGTAAAATATATTTCACCAGATATGAAATATATCGTTGTAGAGTCAGAAAATGGATCTATATTAGTTATTCAGGCGGATTATTTAAAAAATTACACAAAACGTAAGAAATATATTTGGACGGATTGGGAAGAATGTATGTTGTATTTTAATGATCCGTTTGATTGGTATTGTAATCGTGTAATTAGAATTAAATGTAAAGTACGTAGTAATGGAAAAAGAGTTCAGGTTAGATCTGGAGCTTTATCTGCAATGGCTTCTTGCAATGAAGATTGTGGAGACAAATTTAATTTTGATAAAGGAGTAGAATTAGCAGGTAAGAGATTAATTTTAAAATGGTTATCAAATAGACTTGAAGCAGAAGTAAGAGGATAATATTATGAAGCCTATTATTAATCCATGGATTATGTATGTTATTGGGTTGGCCAATAATATAAATTATATATTTACAGCAGGTATAGTATTTTTATTTATTGCTATAATTATAGCTGCAACATTTGGGTTTATCAGGCTTGTTGTAGATTATGATAATTTTGATGAATTTTTAGAGGATTATCATACTGCGGTTAAATGGTTTAAAAAAGGATGTATAAGTTTAATTATCGCAGGAATAGTAATGATTTTTATACCGTCTGAGAAAACATTGTATTCTATGGTCGTTCTTGAGAATGTAACTCCTAATAATATTGAAATTGCAGGTAATACAGGAAAAGATGTTATTGATTATTTATTTGATAAAATTGATCAAATGAATGATGAAAAGGAAGATGAATAATGCAAAAAGGATTTATACGAAAAGAAATTATTCCTATTAGTGAAGTGGAAAATGCTGTAAAGGATGTAATGTTTTGTAAAAATAAGCGAGATTCTTATGTTAATATTCGTGGAGATATTATTAAGGGAAACAGTCAACGCTTTCAGACATTTTTTACAAAAGGATTAAAATGTTCATGTTGTGGAATAGAGGGAAAATATTTTGCAAAAGAAAAAGATCCGAATGCAGCAAGATATCATTTAAATTTATATGCCATTGATGATGACGGAGAAGAAGTATTGATGACAAAGGAACATATTATCCCGTTATACAAAGGTGGGAAAAATGATGTAACCAATTTTCAAATTATATGTGAAAAATGTAAAAAAATAAATTGAATTCATAAAATAATGTTTTAATCAATATATGAAAAAGTGTTGACATTTGAAATGAAGTGTGGTATAATACATACATAGTCAAGAGAGGGAATGCGGAACTGTGAAAGCAGTTCCACTAAATTCCCAGTAACTAATGATTTAATCAATTAAATACAATAATGGGCTGTCGCCAAGCGGCTAAGGCATCGCACTTTGACTGCGAAATTACGTCAGTTCAAATCTGACCAGCCCAGTTTAAATTTTAAATTTTAAAATAAAAGGAGAAAAATTATGACAACAGAAAAAATGACAGTACATAAGGCATTGGCTGAGATTAAGGTTATGGATAATCGAATTAATTCTGCGATTTATAGTGGTGTTTATTGTTTAGCGAATAAGCATTCCAATGAAAAAGTAAAAGGAATTGCAGTTGAAGATTATAAAAAGGTAATGCATGGCTATTATGACAAAGCTAATGATTTAATTAAACGTAATGAAGCTATTAAAAAAGCAGTAGTTCTTTCTAATGCTATAACAAAGGTAAAGATTGGAGAGAATGAATATACTGTAGCTGAAGCGATTTGGATGAAAAATCATGGCATTGAAAATAAAGAAGAGCTGCTTGAAAAACTGCAGCAGCAGTACAATAAAGCTCAGGCCGAGATTCTAAAGAATAACGGAGAAGAACTTGATAAGAGAGCAGAACAGTATGTAATTGGTATTTATGGTTCTAAGGAAGGAAAAGCTGATACAGAAGCTTTTGAGAAAACCAAAAAAGAATTTATCAAAGCAAATCAGTATGAACTTCTGGATCCAATTGGAATTTTAAATGTGATTGAAAATCTTGAAAAAGAGATTGATACATTCAAAGCAGAAGTAGATGCAGCACTTTCTACAAGTAATGCGATCACTGAAATTGAAGTTACTTATTAATATATCTAATAATGAATAATTAATTAAATACATATTCATTGTTTACTGAAAACTTTAAACTACAACTCATCAGACTTTTGCAGATATAGCCTAATGTAAAATAATAAAGAAATCTGCATAATATGTCATAGTCAAGGATTTAGATCCTGACTAACAGAAAATGGAAAGTATACAGTACTTTATTAATTAAAAAGATGAGTATATGTATATTCAGACATACTAAACATTAAAAAATAAAGAAAATAGATATCATAGATATTTTACTTTATAAGAATGTTTATGGATCTGAGATAATACATAATAGAGACTGTAAAGCTTAAAGTTGTAAAGATCAAATAGTAAAACTCAAAATTCAAAGTTTATTTATTAGATCAAAGTTCAAACAGTAAATATCAAAGGTAAAAGTTTTATAAAATCCTTGAATTACAGTTTTGTGTATAGTTGTACTTGACACTAAGTATCTGCAAGGCTGGTAAATGGTGAATATTAAGTATTGGGCTGTGGTGAAGCAGGCAACACAATGCACTTTGACTGCATCATTCGTGGGTTCAAGTCCCACCAGCCTAGTTTAATAAGTATAAAGGAGAAAAGGAAATGAAAGTAATTAACACAGGAAACAGATATGAAATTTATCAAGATGATTTACAGACATTTGATGAGCTGCCAGCTCAGTTCTATACTGTAAGATTTAATAAAATGTCTGGTTTCTCACTTCAGAAGTATTCCGGTCTTGAGATAAAGGAAGACAAAATCTATGGCGTACATATGAGCAAGGTAAATAAAGTATTGAATGCTTTTCCTACGTTTGAAAGAAATCTTGGTGTTATTTTGTCTGGTCCAAAAGGAATCGGAAAATCATTGTTCGCTAAAAAGCTTTCAATTGAGGCAAATAAATTAGGATATCCGGTAATCATTGTAAGAGATTATATTCCTGGTATTGCAGATTTTATTGAAAGTATTGAACAGGAAGTTGTGGTATTATTTGATGAATTTGATAAAACATTTGCAGGAAAGAAAGATGGACAGGATCCTCAGTCAGAAATGCTTACATTATTTGATGGTGTTTCATACGGAAAGAAAATGTTTATCATTACATGTAATAATGTAAGAGGGCTTAATGATTACTTTGTAAATAGACCAGGCAGATGTCATTATCATTTGAGATTTGGTTATCCTACTCCAGAAGAAATTACAGAATACATGCAGGATAAGATCGATGAGAAATATTATGAAGAAATTAATAATGTAATTCAGTTTTCTAGGAAGGTTGATTTGAATTATGATTGTCTTCGTGCAATTGCTTATGAGCTAAATAATGGTGAATCGTTTAAAGAAGCAATCAAAGATTTAAATATTGTAAACACCGAAAAGTATATATATATTGCAACACTTGTAATGACTGATGGAACAAGTGATACAGATTCATTTACAGGTAATTTATTTGATAAAAATAATGTAATAGGAAATAGCTTCTATATTAACAATGTATATACCTCCACAAAATTTAATGTATCTGATTGTAAGTTTGATGATAAGAATTTTATCTATTATGTAGATGGAAGAGATATCAGAATAAGTTATGACGATGAAGATTTAGAAGAGTATAAAGGATCTGGAAAAGAATTTCCTAAACCTAAATACATGAAAATTGAACGTAAATATGATAAGGGAATTCATTACACAGTATAACATAAGTAATTTATAAAATGTGCTCTAAAAAAGAGCACTATGCGGATATGACGGAATTGGCAGACGTAGGAGACTCAAACTCTCTGGATATAAGTCGTAAGGGTTCAAATCCCTTTATCCGTATCAGGCTGATATATTATAAAGTAAATACGCTGAAGGCCAAGGTGTATTGAACATGATAATTAGACCTGAAGGTTATAACCTATAAGCACTTCACGGCTTTGAGCGTGAACCGTTAATAAACTAATGATTCGAATAACTGGAATTGTTAAACTGGAGCCTGTTAATTTTGGATAACACAGTGTATTGGCTGAATGGTTCGGATACACAAAACATTTATATAGATGGATCTATCATGACGAGGTGAGGATAGTTTAGGAGAGGTAAAGCAGAATGTGTGGCTGCTGTGTAGTCATGAATTGATCAAAATACGATTGCATTCGGCAAGGTAGAGGTAATATAGGGAGGGAAATTGAGGATGATGACGGTCATTCGTGTAGCTGATGTAATCAGATCTTTCTTAAGTTTAAAGATTTCTGTAGTGAGGTTAGATAGGTAGTGTTTGGAGGTACGAAGCGGTGAGTTACTAGAACTTGTGGCATTGTGGTAACTACAGAAATCAAAAGGGAACTTAGTTCAGTTGGTTAGAGCAACCGGCTCATAACCGGTAAGTCCTGGGTTCGAATCCCAGAGTTCCCATTTCTCCTGACGAAGGAGTGACTTTTATAGGCTATAGAGTTTCAACAAGAAGCAAGCGAAAACTTGAATTAGATGATGAAAATTCAAAAGAATTACTTGAGAAAGCGAGAAGTTAAATGAAAATTAAAAATTTGATAGTTGGATTATTGATGGCAGGATTGGCACTTTCATTTGCAGGATGTGGTGACAAAGTGATAGATGACAGTGGAGAAAAAGTTCAATCATTTGGACAATTTATTGAATTTAAAGAAATAAAAGTCGAATCAAGTCATGGGTATATATTCAGTCAATATTTTGTATATGATAAAACCACTAAAATTGTATATGTAATACAAGGTTCAGAACGTCTTAGTGGCATTACACCATATTACGTATTAGATGAAAATGGTAAACCAGAAAACGCAATCTATGGAGAAAATTATAATGGATAAGGAGAAAGAAAAATTATCTAAAGAGATTGTTTCTAGTTAGGGCGTGAAACTGGTGACGCTGGAAAGACAGATAGTTTTGAGATAGATTCAGGATTCATCTTTTGGATCTGTATAAAAGTGATATGTAGTTTAATTGGTAAAACAATCTGATTCGTGGGACATCAGATAACTGTTGGTTCGATCCTGATCATATCACATCAGGTTTCACAATCCTTTAGGTATTTTTGGTACCATAAAAACGTGTGACTTTTTAAGGCTTAAAGGTTTCAAGAGAAAATCAGCCGTTGCAGTGAGGTCGATAAACTGATGGCGAGTGGGGACCAGACCAGTGACATTTTGAGATTGTTTCGAAAGAGAAACGTACTGTTTTAGAGAAAATGTAGGGAATTGAGCGGCTTCAAAGAACACATAATCCTGGTGTACTGCAGACATTCAGGTAGGATCCTTAGGATGACATGTAAGCTTTTACAAAAGATATAGTATCTGTAAGAGATGGTCTTAAGTTTAACAAACTGTCGGTTCGATTCCGGCCATGTCAATTTGCAATGGAAACATTGTAAAATAATATTAAAGGAGAAAATTAAATGATAGCAAATGTATTAGCAGAATTAAGAACTGGTGATATTGTTCTTTCTACAAAGGGCAGTTATGGAATGGTTCTTAGAGGAACTCCAAGTGGAGATATTGTTAAATGGTATGTAAATAGTAAAGGAAATTGTATTGATAAATTCAGAAGCTTGAATATGATCAATTCTGATTTTACTTTTAGATTTGATGAAGAAAACAGAATTGTAAAAGTTTGGAGAACAAAAGATAAACATTATCTTGGTGATAAAGCAGTTACAAAATATGCTGTTGCAGATAGTTTTGAACTTATCTATAAAGATAAAGTAAAAGAAGTAACAATGGACGAAGTTGAAAGAAAGTTTGGCTGCAAAGTCAAAATTAAAAATAGTTAAAACTAATGAATTAATCAAATATATGAGAAAAGAGAAATAATTATTGAAGCACTGTAACATAGCAGTGCAAAGTTGTCAGAGTGACAAACATTATTCTGCTTCGGAAAGTGAGGTGGAATAATGGAACATAAGAAATTTATGGATATTCAAAGATTGAAAGAAGGATTTGCAGATGGATTTCGTCCTGGAGATGAGATCGTAGTGCAGGAAAAGTTCGATGGGAGTTGTGCTTCTTGTAGATATGATGTGGAAACAGGTAAGTTAGTAGCTTTTTCAAGGAGGCAAACACTTGATCCTCTCGGTAATACACTAAGTGGTTTCTATAACTATATACAGTCTTTGAATGCAGATGAATTTAAGGATTATCCGGACTATGTGATATTTGGAGAATGGTCTGGAGCAAGAAATGCAATTATTTATTATCCTGAAAATACTAAAAAATGGTATGTGTTCGATATTTATGACGTAAGTAAACAAGGATATTTACCACAGTCTGAAGTAAAGAGATTTGCTGAGGAACATGGATTGGATTACATCAATACATATTATATTGGACCATTTATAAGTTGGGAACATGTCATGAGCTTTATGGGTACTTCCGCTTATGGAGATACGCAGGAAGGTATTGTTGTAAAGAATCAGACAAGACTTAATAGTCCTAAACTACCATTTGTTATTAAAATCGTTGGCGAAAAGTTTCATGAGATTGCAAAAACAAATCACGTAAGAAAAGTTGCTGATCCTCAAAAATTACAGGAAAGAGCAGTTGCACAAGAATTAACCGAGTCTATTGTTACAAGACGAAGAGTTGAAAAAGAATTATATAAGATGCGTGATGAAGGTATTATTCCTGCCGACTGGAATGAGCAGAATATGAAAACAGTCGCAAGGGAATTGCCTAGTAGAATATATCATGATTGTGTAAAAGAAGAACCGGAAACAGTAACCGAAATCGGACAATATTTTGGAAAGTTTTGTTCTTCAACTGCAATGCGATATGCACGTAACATCATTCTGGGAGATCCGGCCTGATTATTGAGATATAAGAAGAAAGGAGGACTTGAATGAGTGGGACAATTAAAGAGTATAGAATGCAGCAGTTGCCATAACATGTATATGTATGATGATTCAGAAACATTTTTTGATGATCATGGATATGGTTATTCTACAAAATTAGTGAAATGCAAATGCTGCGGAAAGATAAATATTGTTTGGTATTATCAAGATCGAGCAATGAAATTAAATAATGACAGTAGATTTTATGATTACAGGAGAAATAAATAATGGCAAAAGTAAAAGAAAAAAAAGCTTTAGAGAAGAAAAATTGGACACAGAGTTTTATTCTTGTTGGTAAAGCGTGTGTTAATGATTATACATTTAAAATTGATGAAAGATCCAATAAGAGTGATTGGATTTACAATATGATCAATCTTGATGTTGATTGTGGTGAGAAATACGGAAAAGTTCGTTGTGAATTAATGGGTGGTTATGGACTTGAAAGAGATAATGTTCCAATTTGGGTTCATGGTAAAGACGAAAATGGCCGTGATGATTTTAAGAATACTTATCAGATTGCATTTGAAGATAGATTTAACGAAGAGTATTTAGAAGATATTGGAAGTCTCTGTTTCTTATATGCTGGCATTGAAAGAGATGTCAAAGAAGAAGTAGCAGAATATAAATTTCTTCATGCTTATGATTATATTAAATATTTATCTGAACATCTTGAAAATGGAATGGAAATCAGAGTAACTGGTCAGCTGCGTTATTCAGTATATAACGGCAATGTACAGGTAAAAAAAGAAATTTCCAAAATCTATTTTAAGAGAGAAAAAGATGATTATGGCGCAACATTTAAACAGACAATCCTTATTAATAAGGATTCTGTAGGAAAAGCAGATAAAGATAAATGTATTTTCCCTGTTACTGGATTTGTACTTGAGAAGTTTAAAGAATATAACGGAAATGATCTTACTGAAGGTGGAGCAGTCAAAGGTGGAAAATTTGTTCCTTTGAGAAAGATGTTTGAGTATGAATTCTCTCCTGAAGTTGAACCTGAAGCACTTAAAAGAGCACTTAATCTTATGTTTAAGGTTAAAAAGGGATATAACCAGGTTACATATGAAGGTGTATTTGTTGAAGGTGGGGCAGTTATTAAGACTACTTATGATGATCTTACTGATGAGATTAAAGAGCTTGTTGATGCAAACATCTATACGTTAGAAGAAGCTCTTGCTACTTGTACTGAAAACACCGGGAAAGAAAGACGAATGATTCTGAGAAAACCGATTATTGAATTGGTAGGTGAAGAAGGATCTAAAGTTGCTCAGGTACGTAAAATTGAAAATATTTATTCAGATGAAGATTTTATGCTGGATTATCTGATTGCTCATGAAGAGGAAGAATATGAGGAAGATCCGGAAATTGAAGCTACTGAGAGAACAGAAGAAGCTGCAGATGAAGTAGCAGATCTGTCATGGATTGAAAATATTGGTGCTTAATATGTAATGGTTTAATCAATTAATGATAAATAACAGGGAGAATATATAAATGGGATACGGAAAAAAGAATGTAATTAAAATTGATCCACTTTCATACAATATTGGTCTAATTGGAGAAAGTGGTATTGGAAAGACAACAATCATCAAAGAAATGTGTGAAAAGCTTGCCGGAGAAGACGGATATATCTTTCTTGAATGTGGAAAAGAAGATGGTGCTGATGGCATCAATGGAATCAATTATCTGAATTGTCCTGAATGGTCAATGGATTATGATGAATTAACAAACAGTATTGGGTTTGAAGATTTTGTTGATGATGTAGTTGAAAATAAAACAACAGAATATCCGGATTTAAAAACTGTAGTAATTGATACGTATGATCAGCTTTTGGAAATTTCAAAACCAGAAGTAATCAGAATGCATAATTCTGAAAACCCAGATAAGCCAGTAAAATCTATTAAAGCAGCTTTTGGTGGATATATGGCTGGAGAAGATAAAGCTACAGAAATTGTGTTGGATAAATTATGGGAGCTGAAAACTGTTGGTGTACATTTCATTATCATCGGACATGTCAAACAGCGTCAACAGGATGATGTAGTTACCGGACAGACATATACTTCACTTACTACAAATATGTCAATGAGAGATTTTAATGCAATTAAAACAAAACTTCATTTTCTTGGGGTTGCTTCTATTGATAGAGAAATTGTTCAAGAAAAAACAGGAAAGACAAAAAAGGAAAAAGGTAAAGATGTAAACATAATGAAGGGCGTTATTACAAAAGAGAGTAGAAAAATTACTTTCCGTGATGATTCCTATTCGATTGATTCTAAATCACGTTTTGCTGATATTGTTCCGGAGATTCCTTTTGATGTTGATGAATTAATCAAAGCTCTTACAGATGCAATTAAAACAGAAGCTTCTAAAGGTTCTAAATCTATTTCGGATCTTGAAAAAGAGCAGAAAGCTTCTGAGGCTGAACGCATGAGACATATTGCAGAAGTAGAAGCTGCAAATAAAGTAAAAAAGGAACTTGATGAGATTAATTCTAAAATCAAAGAATTCTGTACAGTTAATAAATCTAAACCGGCAGCACTGAAACCACTAATCGAAGCTGCAAAAGCATGTGGACTTAAAAATCCAATGGCAGCAGAAGATGTTGAGACAGCGAAGAAAATCCTTTCTGCAGTTGCATAAATGTAATTCCCAGGGCTTAATGCTCTGGGAAAACTTCTAAGGATTGGAGTAAAAAAAGAAAAAATGGCTAAAAAGATGACTAGAAGTAAAGTTAAGAAAGATAAGACACCAAAAGAAGATGAGATTTTTTCTAGGAAAGACGCTGAGTTTCGTGCGATGTGTGCTTGGATTGAAAGAGAGTTATTTAATTATAATGGGACAGATCAGCATTTACATACGAAAGCTTGTTTAAGATTGCAAGGTCTTAGAAAAGGTCAGAATATAGCAAATAATAAACATGATAAGTATGGTAATTATTCTGTAGAATGTGTATTCAATACATTTAAGGCCAATAAGCTTATTATTCAAAATGCAATCAAAGGAAAAGATTTTGCAGATGAATATAAAAAAATGGCTTATATATGTGCAATCATTGAAGTAAGAATCAATGAGATGTATCTCAGAATGAAAAATGCAGAACTCAGTAAGCAGAAACAGGAGTCTATTGATACTAAGGCACAAGATAATGATACAGCAGAATATAAAAGACAGACAGATGAAAGCACTAATTCTGTTTTCGAGGATATTTGGTAATTGGCTGCGACTGCTAATGGCACAAAAGTACGCAGTGGTGCGGATAAAAAGGTGGCTACGGCATTCGAAAAGGAATGTATAGAGACACTAAAACAAGTAAATGAATATAAACTTATTGCAGAAGCAAATGCTGTTACTTCTATATATAAGGATGCGGATCTTATTAGAGAAACATCTTTAAAATTGGAAGATATAACAAATAATGCTTGGAGAGTTTATTTCTCTATAGCAAATGACATTATTAATGTTGAAAAGAAAAATACACTTGATGAAATAACAATCAACATGTATTTATCAAAGCATTCTAAATTGAGTAAGAAATATGATGAATATGGTGGATTTGAAAAAATCAGCAATGCTATTGAATATATTCAGATCGACAACTTTGAATCTTATGTAAGTGAGATAAAAAAATGGAATGCGGTAATGCGGCTTGTTAAACTTGGATTCCCTGTAAAAGATAACCTGAGTAAATATGTCGATGCTAAAGCAGAAGATATTTACAATGAACTGGAAGCATTACTTAATCATACATTTATTAATGTCGAAACAGAAGTAAAAACATATAATGCTTGTGATGGTATTTATGATTTGATTGATGAACTTAATAGTGGTAGCCAAGTAGGAATGCCTTTAGATCATGCAAATATTCTTAATAAAGAAATTGGTGGTATCAATTTTAATGGCAATATTTATGGGTTAGGAGCTAATTCTGGTGTTGGTAAATCAACAACAGCAATTAATTACTTAATGCCTTCTGTTCTTCATCATAATGAAAAAATGGTCATGATGATCAATGAGGAAGATCAGAATAAGGTTAAAAAAGAATTACTGATATGGGTGGCTAATAATGTATTCAGAGGAGATATTCATAAATATCAGCTTCGTGACGGTAATTTTAGTCCGGAAATGATGGAAGTATTAAAAAAAGCTGCTGATTATTTGGAGAAGTTAAAAGAACGAAGGAATATTACAATTATTCCGTTTGAAAAATACACAGTTAAAGCAGCTATTAAGATAATTAAAAAATATTCTTCTATGGGTGTAAGGCTGTTCGTTCTCGATACTTTGAAAGAGTCTGCAGATTCAAGAAATATTGATACTTGGAAATCAATGGAACGAGATATGGTTGATTTATATGACGTTGTAAAGCCAGCAGCTAAGAATGTAGCTCTATTTGTTACATATCAGCTTGGTAAAGCTTCTGTTAAATTAAGATATCTTACCAATAATGAAATTGGACAGGCAAAAAATATCCTTGATGTATTTAGTGTAAATTTGATGATGCGAAAACCATTTGAGGATGAATTCCCTGGTGGATCGCATGAAATCAAAGCATATAAACTTAGTAAGAATAAAAATACAAAGGTTCCTTATATTTTGGATAGAAATAAGCATTATATGATTACATTTATTACAAAAAATAGATTTGGTGCTACGGATCAATTCCAGATTATATCTGAATATGATTTAAGTACAAACATACATGAAGACGTTGCAATTTGTAATATAGCACAAGATTTTTAGGCAGGTAAAATATGAATGACTGCTTTGGAACTGAAAAACTATATATATAAGAATGGAAAGATACCATTTGTTTTAGAATCAATCGGCTGTGGGAATATAATATATCATGAGAAAAAAGATTATTATAGCTGCTCAAATGCAGTTGGAGGTGATTGTAATAATCCTGCAGCCATTAATATAAAAAATGATTCTTATTTAAATTATAGGAATTATACCAGAAATGTATCTTATGATGATGGTCAGGATATTATTTCATTGGTTGAATACAATAAGAACTGTGATTTTGTTGAAGCAATGAAATATTTACATGGATTATTTGGAATTGCTTATTCGTATGAGAAGAAGATTGAAAAACCAAAAGATGATTCATGGTTTATATTTTCTAAATATGCTACACGAAGACGGAAGCAGTCAAAAGAGTTTAATCCTATGGATGAAGGTATATTAACTGATTTTGTACCTTATATTCATATTAATCTATTTAAAGAAGGGATCATTAAAAAAACCATTAAAAAGTTTGAATTAGGTTATTCGTATAGATGGAAAAGAACAATATTTCCTATTCGATATTGGCTTGACGGAACCTTGATGGGGTATAACGCAAGAAGCTCAGTTGAAAACTGTGAGGAGTTTGGAATTCCAAAATACTTCATTACTCCAGGATTGCGTAAAGAAATAAATTTATATGGACTATGGCAGAACTATAAGGATATTCAAAAGGCTGGATATGTTACAGTGTTTGAAGCTGAGAAATCAGTATTAAAACGAGATAGTTTGAATGATCCTACTGGTGTTGCTCTTGAAGGGCATTTTATGTCAGAAGAACAGGTCAGGATTATTTTAGGAACCGGTGTAAAAGAAGTAATCATTGCTATGGATAAAGATGTTCCAATTGAAGAAGTTTGGAATATGTGTGAAAAATTCTATGGTATGAGAAAGGTTAGTTATATTTATGATGAATATAATGTGCTTGGTCCGAAAGATTCTCCTGCTGATGCTAAAAATAAAGTATATAAGATTTTATTTAAATATAGAAGAAAATATGATGCTAAAAAGCATTATGAGTATTTGAAGAGATTAAAAAAGTAATTGAGAGTTAGTTATGAAGATTTAAAAAAGTTGTGCGAGGCACTTGGAACAGATAGGTTAAATTCATGGAGTAGAGTTAACTGTGTACATAATAGTTTATATGAATATTTGCTTAAATATATTCTTCATATAAAAGAAGATCGTGATGATTCTATTTATAAAGTAACTGGTGGAATTAGTCATGATATTATGGAACGATTTTATACTCATGAATTAGACTATGATAAGATGGCAGAAGAATTCGATGATGGTTGGATGACTGCATTTGATGTTGCCGAACTTAAATTTGTAAGAGGTGATGGAAAAAGAAACCAAAGTATTGCTGATAAGTATTATTATGATCTGAAAAATTTCTTCGAGACACATGAAATAATTACTGAACCAATTGATATTGAACAGTTTGTTACTGTAAAAGTTGGCGACGAATATTATCAAGGTTATATTGATGCTTTAATTAGTCATAAAGATGGTAGTTATACAATATTAGATTGGAAGACCAGTTCAATATATAAGGGAGATAAAGCAAAAAATGAGTGCGGTCAGTTAGTTATGTATTCATTGGCTTTACACCAGAAAGGTATTCCATTCGATAAAATCAAGATTGCATGGAACTTTCTTAAATATCAATGCGTAACTGTACAATCTAAAAAGGGAGTTAAGAAAGTCAGAGAGATTGAGCGATGTACTCTTGGAGAGAAGCTGCAGGCTAATGCTAAGATGTGGCTTAAAGAATTTGGTTACACTGAAGATCAGGTATTTGAATATCTTGATAAGTTGGCCCAAACAAATGATATCAAAGTTCTACCGGAAGAAGTTCAGGAAAAATATGAATTTCATGATTGTTATGTATATGTAGAGCTTACTCAGGAACTAATTGATTATTGGACAAATTTTATTATTGATACGATGAAAGAGATCCGTAGTAAAGAAGCTCAGTATGAAGAATTAAAAGAAGCAGGTAAGTATGAAGAGGCTGATAAACTCTGGTGGGAAGAAGAAGAATCAGTAAAGAAGCAGAGTTATTATTTATCAAATCTTTGTGGGTACTCTCCTAATTTACATAAGCCGTATAAAGCATATTTGGAAGCATTAGATGCTCAGAAGAATGGTGACATTTTGGGAACCAAGAAGAAATCTGATGAAGAATATGCAATTGATGATTTAGGATGGCTTAATAATCTGTAAATATGGAGAGAAGTATGGGAAAACAATTAGGAGAAGTTTTTTGTAAAGTATGCAATATATCCTCTAATGAGGACGTACATTTTCATAAAAAGGCAGAATTATGCAATAGACATTGGCTTCAAATTAAACGCCATGGTTCTCCTACTGGAAATGATAGAAAAAAGAATATTAACATAAAAAAAGATTATTGTGAGATATGCGGAGATAATGAAAGTGTTTGTTACTATGTTTGGAACAAAGAAGACGATTTTTACGGGAAAACATTATGTAACAAACATTATACACAACTGTTACGATCTGGAAAATTATTAGACTATACTCCTTCAAAACATATACCATTAAAAAAGTGGACCAATCAAGAAAAAGAACAACTTGAATTATTGTATAAAGATGGTAAGAGTTTTTATGAAATATCAAAAATTATGAATAGAACATTAAATTCTATTAATACTATGTCTTATGAATTAAAGTTAGGAAATAAATATACCAGATTAAATAATCGTAATTATAAAGCTGTATATCAAAATTATGATTGGTGTTATGAAAGATATATTGTAAAAGGTATGTCACATGAAGATATGGCTACAGAGGCCGGTTGTTCTTTAAGAACTATAAAAAAATGGTGTAGCGATATTCATCATTTAAATAGTCATACTTTTAAAGAAAATAAACAACTGACAGAAAAACAAAAAGAATTGATCATGTTTGGATTATTAGGAGATGGACATATTGACAAAAGAGAAGATCAGCCGATGTATATAGAATTACATGCAGAAAATCAGAAAGAATATTTATATTGGAAATATAATATTTTAAAAGATTTGTGCCATAAAGAACCATCATATATACAACCATTTTTTTCTTCATTTGGTGGAAACAAAGTATATCATTGCCAAGGACAATATAGATTATGCACTAGAATTATAAATGAATTAAAAATAATTAAAGCAATAACAAGAAGCGATATCATTGAGCAATTAAATGAATTTGGGCTTTCTATTCACATATTAGATGATGCACATAGATCAAAAAGTAATTGGACAATATGTCTCGCAGAATATTCAAAAGAGGAAATTGATTTATATATTCGGGTTTGTAATGAACGATTTGGATTATATGGAAAACAGTTGAAAAATGATATTTACGTTATGTTTGATGCCAATTCAAGTAGAAAAATAGATCAAATTATACTTAATAATATACCTGATAATTTAGATATTATTCAATATAAAATAATAAATGCAGATATACATTCTGAACGAAAGTATATATATGTATATACAGGAGAAAGTAAAATTGGTCTTAATAATTATTGTCGGAACAATAAAATATCTTATTTAAAAGCAAAAGATTTTATTGAATCTAATGATTTGATTTCAATTAGTAGCGATATACTTAATAAAGCTATGGAGAAATACAAATATGCCTAATAAAAACTACACTATTTATCATCTTCATTCTGATTTGTCAAATGGTGTTACTAATATAGATAGCGTTACAAAATATTTTGAATATATCAATCGTGCTAAAGAACTTGGAATGAAAGCTTTAGGCTTCAGCGAGCATGGATGCTTACTTGAGTGGGTACATAAAAAAAATAAAATAGAAGCTGCTGGAATGAAATATATTCATGCAGAAGAATTTTATATTACAGAAAAATTATACCATGATCCAGAGATTACAGAAGAAATCTATAAATCACTAGAGGCTGATGACGAAGAGCAAACACGAGAGAATATCGAAGAATACATTGAAAAAAATAAATTTCAGGTTAGAGATAATTACCATTGTGTTTTGATTGCCAAGAACCAAGTTGGTGTAGAAGAATTAAATAGACTTTCATCACTTGCATTTAAAAGAGATGGACATTTTTATTATAATCCTAGAATTACATTAGATGAACTTATTAGTACGTCTGATAATATTTTGATTACAACAGCTTGTCTTGGTGGAATTTTAGCTAGTGAAAACAAATCAGCACAAGAAAAATTCCTTAAATTTTTAATTGATAATAAAGATAGATGCTATCTTGAAATACAACATCATATGGATGATAAGCAAATTCAATATAATAAATATCTTGCAAAGATATCAAAAAAATATGGAATTCCGCTTATCGCTGGAACTGACACCCATTGTTTAAATGAAAAGCATTCTTTGGGACGTAGTATTTTGCAGCAATCAAAGAAAATTTCGTTCCCTGAAGAGGCTAAATTTGATTTATTACTTAAAACATATAAAGAATTAGTTGAAGCTTTTCGCAGACAAAATGCTTTACCAGAAGAAGTTTATTTGGAAGCAATTGAAGAAACGAATAGAATGGCCGATAGGATAGAAACATTTGTATTGGATTATACAAAAAAATATCCTAAATTATACGAAGACTCCTTGGGTACATTAAAACAAAAGATTGTTGAAGGTATAAAAAATAGAGGAGTATATAAATATCCTAATTATGACGAATATAAGAAGAGAGTTGCTTATGAGTTAAAAACGTATATTCATAATCAGGCTATTGACTTTGTATTACTCGAAGAGGATTATAAAACAGCATTAAAAAAACAGGGTGTTGAATTTGGATATTCAAGAGGATCTGTTTCTGGTAGTGAAATTGCATATCTTCTTGGTATTACAGAAGTGGACAGTATTAAATTTGGATTAAACTTCGAAAGATTTATGAATACCGAGCGTGTATCTTTGGCTGATGTTGATACTGACTGGTACAAAGAAGACCGTTGGAAGGTACGAGAATATCTATTCAAAAAAGAAGGATTACATTGTTGTAATATTATTACTTTCAATACTATTAAAATGCGTGGAGCAATTAAAGATGTTGGCAGAGCATTAGGAATGACACCAGAACAAACGCAGTCAATATGTAATACGGTCCAAGAAGAAGATAAAAAAGAATTTGTTCCGGATTATATACGTAAGCAGTATCAAAAATTATTTGAGTATGTTGATATTGTAGTTGGCACAATTACTTCTTTAGGAAGACATGCAGCAGGTCTTGTTGTTGCGCCACATGATATAGATTCAAAATTTGGGACTTTGTATATTTCTTCTGATGATAAACCTATATCACAAATTAATATGAAAGAAATTGATTCTCTTAACTACGTAAAGCTTGATGTTTTAGGACTTGATTGTGTAGGGCTTATTTATAAGACATGTAAAGCTGCAGGTATTGATTTCTTGACACCAGACAATATGGACTTCGATGATATCGAAGTCTGGAAAGACATTGCAAATGATACAACTTTAATCTTCCAGTTCGAGTCGGATTTTGCTGGTAATTACTTAAAAGATATACTTCGAGACTCAACTATTGAAAAAATTAAAGAAAAGAATAACAATTTCTCATACATTGACTTAATGTCAATGGCAAATGGTGCTATACGTCCTGCCGGAAATTCATATAGAAATGAATTATCACAAGGTATTTATCGTGATAATGGGCATCCAGCTTTGAATGAATTCTTGGCACCTACACTTGGATACTTAGTATACCAAGAACAGATCATAGCCTTTTTGCATCAGTTTTGTGGATTTACAATGGGTGAAGCTGATGTTGTACGAAGACATTTTTCTAAAAAGACAGGTACAGAACATGATATTCCGGTTATAAAGAATGGTGGCTATTTACTTGATGCTGATGGTAATAGAACAAGTGATCATTATATTGATGGATTTATTAAGACCATGAACAGTAAATATGGTGTTTCACAAGAGGAAAGTGAAGAGCTTATTATTAATTTTCTCAAAGTTATTATAGACGCAAGTGATTATCTCTTTTCTCAGAACCATGCTGACCCATACAGTTTTTTAGGTTTTGCTTGTGGATATCTAAGACATTATTATCCTCTGGAAACTTTTACAGAAGCATTAAACATATATGCATCTGATGCCGAAAAAAGTGCAAAGATTAAAGATTATATTGCTAGTAAAGGATATGAAATAAAACCTATTAAGTTTGGTCATTCTGGTGCCGAATATATGTGTGATAAGAAAAATAAAGTCATATATCAGGGAATAGGCAGCATTAAATATTGCAATAATCAGATTGCAGATGAGTTGCTTGAATTAGCAAAGAATAATCGTTATAAAACTTTTGTTGATTTATTGTTCGATATCCATAATAAGACAACTCTAAATTCTAAGCAGCTTACAATTCTTATGGGATTAAACTTTTTCTCTGAATTTGGTAACAATAAATATCTTATGCAGATATCAGATCTTTACGATAAATTTGCTACATGCAAGATTATTAGTAAAAAGAAGATGGAAGATTTAGGATTATCAGAATATCTCATGAAGAAATATTCGAATAAAGAAACAGCTTCTCAGTATAGAGAACTTGACAATATAGGTCTAATCACTGAATTATCATCCAGACTTGAAGATAAATCAATGTCAGTTGTTGACCAGGTTAAATTTGAAAAAGAGTATTTGCAGTATGTAGTATATACAAATCCAAAGGTTAATAAGAGTTTTTATATTGTGACAGAATATAAGACGTTCAAAGAAGTTCGAAAACCTTATTGTACACTACATAATATCAAAACTGGTGAAGATGTAAAAACCAGAGTAACGAGTGTAAAAGTATATCAGGATAATCCTTTTGGAGAATATTCAATTCTTAAGGTTGATCATTTTGATCAGAAATATAAAAAGAAATGTGTAAATGGAACATGGCAAGAAACAGATGAATTAGAAGATATTTTAAATGATTATGAGGTTATAAAGAAATGAAAGAAACTAAAAATACCGTTGAATTTGAAGGAAGAGTAGAAAAGTGCATATATAATAAATCTGATTCTGATTGGGCTATTTATGCTATGAATGTTGATCCTGAGAAGTATCCAAATATTAAACAAAATAAATATGAAAATGTTTCTATTTGTGGAGAAATCGCTGATCTTAGCTTATCACGGCCGTATGTAATTACGGCTGTGGAGCAGGATAGTAAATATGGACCAACTTATAAAGTTCAAAAAATGCATATCATTAAGCCTAAAACAGGAGAAGAAGTGTATACCTTTTTACGAGAAGTGTTAACTGAGAATCAGGCAGCAGAATTATATAGAGAATATCCTAATATTATTGAACTTGTTGAACAAGAAAGAGATAATGAGGTCGACACATCAAGATTAAAGGGCATTGGTGAAAAAACACTTTGGAAGATTATTGATAAAATCAATACTAATATAATATTGTTTGATTTGGTTACTGAATTTGGTGGTATTTTATCATTAAAAATATTGAAAAAACTTTATGATGAATATTGTTCTGTAGAAGCAATTAGAAGAAATCTTCGTAAAGAACCATATAAATGTCTTACTAGGATTTCTGGTATTGGTTTTATTAAAGCTGATGCTATGTTGTTACAACTTGAAAAAGAGAAACGTATTGATTTTGGATATGATCTTAGAACAAGTCCTCAAAGATGTAGTGCTTGCATGGAATATTATCTTCTGGAGAATCAGAACGAAGGTAATACTAAGATGGATTTAAGAGATTTACGGAAGATGGTTATGCAATATGTTCCTGCTTGTGCTCATCATTATGTAGATTGCCTTAAGAAATGTGACTTCTATTATGATAAAGAGACTTTTGATGTTGCATTAAGAGAAACATATAATACTGAAAAGTATATTGCTGAAAAAATTGCTAATGCTAATAATAATCCTCGTATTTGGAATATTAATTGGAAATCATATCAGAGTAAAGGTGAATATCCTTTAACGGATGAACAGCTTAGTGCCCTTAGATGTATTTGCAATAATAATATTATGATTCTTAATGGTTTTGGTGGATCTGGTAAATCTGCTACATCCGGTATGATTATTAAAATGCTTGAAGATAACAATATTCAGTATAAATTATTTGCTCCCACAGGAAGAGCTGCAAAGGTATTATCTGATTATACCGAACGTCCTGCAGCTACTATTCACAGAGGACTTGGTTATATGCCACCAAACTGGTGTTATAACGAAGATGCTAAATTAATAACAGATGTAGTTTTGGTTGATGAATTTTCAATGACAGATATCTTTTTATTCAAACATTTAGTAGAAGCTATTGATTTTGAACGTACAAAATTGATTTTAGTAGGTGATTCAGCACAGTTACCAAGTGTTGGCCCTGGAAATTTATTACATGATTTTATCCGATCAAAAAAGATTCCGACAGTAACATTGAATAAAATCTTTCGATATGGTGAAGGTGGTTTAATGGCAGTAGCTACCGATATCAGAAATATGGAAGAATACCTATCTAAAGAAGCATTCCAGGTGTTTGGAAACAATCAAGATTATACTTTCGTCAACGTTGCAAGTGATAAAATGATACTTAATGTAGTAAGTTTATATGCAAAACTATTAAAAGTCTATAAACCAGAAGATATTCTTGTTTTATCAGCTTATAATAAAGGCGATTATGGTACGGTAGCTATAAATAATCATCTTCAAAAACTTGCGAATAAAGAAAATTATGGATCAGAAAATTGTATCGAAATAAAAGATGTAAAATATTATGTAAATGATATTATAATTCAAACCACAAATAATTATCATGCAGCGATTTATTTTGAAGGAATGGATTTAGGTGAACTCGAAAACGGTAAGGATATATTTAATTATAAAGAAGATGGATTTGAAGAAACTTTTATACCGAATGGTATGATTGGGAAAATCACATCCATAATTGATAAAAAATATGTCATTATTAATTTTGATGGAATAGAAGTGGTTTATATGAAAGATAATATGAGAGATGTATCTTTAGGATATTGTATTTCGATTCATAAATCACAGGGTGGATCAGCCAAAATTGTAATGCTTATATCACCTTCTGCACATACATTTATGATGAATTCTAATCTTTTATATGTTGGTATTACAAGAACAAAAGAAAAATGTTATCATCTTGGAAATATTGAAACAGTTAACAGAGCAGTAAAGCAGAAAGAAAACTTTAATAGGAAAACTTTCATGCTTGGAATGCTCTTAAATAAATAATGATTTAATCAAAGGAGGAAAAATGAATAGAATTGATTTGCTTCAAAATGAATTGAATATGATTAAATCTGATGATATTCGAGAGTTTGCAAAGATTCTTATTAATGATGCTCCGGAATATTTCTTTCATGTTCCTGCATCATCTACAGGAAAATATCATCCGTCTTATGCTCTTGGTGAAGGTGGTCTTGCTAGACACACAAAAGCTGTAATGAGATTCTTTAATCATATAATTAGACTTGAACAGTATTCACGAGTACTTGACGAACGTCAAATAGACTTAGGTTTAGTAGCTTGTCTTGCTCATGATATGCAGAAATCTGGAACTGAGTCATATTATTTAACTAAGATAGAAGAGGGTAAGAAGGTATTCACAGTATTTGATCATCCTATTTTAGCGGCTAATTTTATCTCTGCACACCAGGATTGCGGTTTAAACGAAGATGAGATAACTTATATAGCTGATGCTGTAAAGTCGCATATGGGTCAGTGGAATACGGATAAACGTAGTGATATTGTACTTCCGAAACCAAAGAGTTTTATTGAAACGATGGTGCATCTGGCTGATTATCTTGCTTCTAGAAAAGATATCGAAGTACAATTTTCCGATGAAGAAAAAATGATTGATTTACCAGACATCAATACATACGAATGTCCTTTTAAGAAGCATAAAGGAGAATTGTTAGTTGATGTTGCTCGAAATGATCCAGAATATCTTGAATGGTTAAATGATAATGTTACATTAAAAGAACCTATGAAGACTTTTATAAAAAAACTTCTTCAAAAAGATACTTAATGTTTTAATCAAAAGTATTGACAAATGATAGAAACGATGATATAGTAACACTACAAACATTAATAAGGAGTTAAACAATATGAATGTATACTTAACTGAAATACACTCAATTCAAGATGCAATTAGAACTATGTATATGAGCAAGAGATCATGGACGCTTGAACTTGAGAATGAAATTAGAGAAGTTGTTAATCATTGTACTGACAGATACGGTAAACCAATTGACTTACCTGTAGACGATCCACTCAAAATCAAGTTTGATGATATGGTCCGAAAGCTTTTTAAGTGGGGCAGGATGCATATTACAATGCTGAGATTTCTCGATGTGTCTGTAGTTATTGAAGGACTTCATAGAGGTGGAACAGATGATCTTGATGCTCATGCAAAAAGAATGGAGAACAGAATTATTCGTTCAAGTACAAGACTTGCCAATTATTCAACCGCAGAAGTTTCTGAATGGTATAGTGATAAGATTATTCCTACAGATGTAGCTTTATCAGTTTTAGGTATTAAAACACCGGACGAAATTGAATTTGAAGGTAAGACATATGTAAGAGCAGAGAATGGTTATATTGTAAAAGGTATGGAGAATGACAAAGATGTAAAACGTGGTTTATATATGCTTTCGCTTCCTATGACTTTTACATTTAAAATTAACATTACTGAATTAGCACATGTATATATTGAGCGTGGTAAATCTAAGAAAAATGGTGGACTTGCTCATGGAACAGCAGCTCCAGAATTACAGATTGCTATGGAAGATCTGATTGATCAGATTGAAGAATGGTATCCTGGAATTACCAGAGAATTTCTTTTAGAGGTTGAAAACAATAATGTATGATAATATATATTATTGCAGAAACGCTGAAAATACATGTCCAAAGAAAGATACTTGTTTAAGATATTTGGATGCAACCGATCAACCTGTTGCTACATTATTTAAGTGTTCTTGTACCGACAAAAATAATTATCAGTTATATATCTTAAAAGAACAGGAGAAAGAAAATGCAGAAACAGACAATACAGAACAATCTTCCAATTAAATTTCTTGTAGCCGGAAGAACAGCTTCTGGAAAATCTACAATTGTCAAAGCAGTATGTGAAAGACTTGGATTAAAACAAGTAAAAAGCTTAACAACAAGACCTCCAAGAAAAGAGGAACTAAATAACTCTAATTGTGATCATTATTTTGTAACTAATGCAGAATTTGACGAAAAAGAAAAAGATGGTCTTGCAGCTTATACTGAAATTAATGGATATAAATATGCTACTACATTTGATGAATTAGACAGATCTGATATTTATGTAATTGATCCTATTGGTATTAAAACGCTAAAAGACAATTGTGGAGATAAATATAGATTTATTGAAATTTATGTCAGAACTCCATATTCAATTAATCGTAAAAGATATATTGAACGTGGTGGCACAGGTACTGAATTTGAAAAACGGTACAATAAAGAAAGTGAACAATTTAAAGAGTATGAAAATAATCAAATGTTTGATTATCATATTTTAAATGATGGAACTATTGAAGATAGTATTGATAAAATGAGTAAAATTATTTTGAATCAAACTAATGAATTAATCAAAGAGGATGTAGAATGATGGATATTATTGATTGGCTTGGTAAAGATAACACACTTGGTATTGATATTTGGAAAAATAAATATCAGCATGATAATGAATCTTTTGAAGATTGGATTAATAGAATTTCTGGTGGTAATAAAGATATTGCACAATTAATAAAAGACAAGAAATTCTTATTTGGCGGTAGAATCTTAGCCAATAGAGGACTTGAAAATGTAGGACGTAAGATTAGTTTGTCAAACTGTTATGTAATTGCCCCACCTGAAGATAATATTGAAAGTATTTTTGATTGTGCTAAAAAACTTGCTCGTACATATAGTTATGGTGGTGGATGTGGAGTAGATATTAGTAAGCTTTCACCTAGAGGAGCTAAAGTAAACAATGCAGCCAAAGAAACAACCGGTTCTGTGTCGTTTATGGATTTATACTCGATGGTTACTGGATTAATTGGGCAGAGTGGCCGTAGAGGGGCTTTAATGCTAAGTATTTCCTGTGAGCATCCAGACTTGGAAGAATTCATTGAAATTAAATCAGATCTTGATAGAGTTACTAAAGCAAATATTTCAATTCGTATTACAGATAAATTTATGGCCGCTGTAAAAAACAAACAGCCTTTTGAATTATCTTTTACAAGAATCGAAACTGGAGAAACTATTACTAAAACAGTTGATGCATATTCTATTTTCCATAAAATGTGCGAAATGAACTGGGATTATGCAGAACCTGGAATGCTTTTCTGGGATCGTATTAATAACTGGAATTTACTCAGTTGTGATGATGAATTTGAATATGCAGGCACAAATCCTTGTGCTGAGGAACCTCTTCCAGCAGGCGGGTCGTGCCTTCTCGGAAGTATCAACTTATCAGAATTTGTAAATGATGATAAAACATTTAATTTTGATTCTTTCAGAGAATGTGTTGATAAAGCGGTAATTGCTTTAAATGAAGTATTAGATGAAGGATTACCACTTCATCCGTTAAAAGAGCAGAGAGAGTCAGTGCATAATTGGAGACAGATCGGACTTGGAATCTTTGGTTTAGCAGATATGTTTATCAAAATGAATGTTAAATATGGTAGCACAGAAGCTATTGATTTATGTGATATGATTGGACATGCTATGGCAGATCAGGCATTAAAAACATCTGCATTGATGGCAAAAGAACATGGACCATATCCTAAATATAATCCAGACGCAGTTGAACAGTCCGCTTTTTATTCATTAAATGCATTAGGAGAAACAAAAGACTTGATTAAAGCATTTGGTCTTAGAAATTCTCAGCTTTTAACAATCGCACCAACCGGATCATTATCTACAATGATTGGTGTATCTGGTGGTATTGAACCGATATTTGCCAACTATTATGTACGTAAAACAGAATCGCTTAAAGGACATGATGAGTATTACAAAGTATATACTCCAATTGTTAAAGAATACATGGAAATTCATAATATTAAAGATGATAAAGATTTGCCAGAATTCTTTGTGACAGCGCAGACATTAGATTATAAAGCTAGAATAGGAATGCAGGGAATTTGGCAGAATCATATTGATGCATCTATCAGTTCAACTGTTAATTTACCAAATACAGCAACTGTGGAAGATGTAGAAAAACTTTACATGTATGCTTGGGAGTTCGGACTTAAAGGTGTGACAATCTTTAGAGATGGATGTAAAAGAGCAGGAATTCTTACAACAACTACAGAAGAAAAAACAGATAATAAAAAGATAACAAATAAACATACTCTTGAAAGAGGAATGATTATTAAAGCAGATGATAACTGTATTGGTAAGAAACGTACATTAAAGACTGGATGTGGAACTCTTCATTGTGAAGCATTCTTTGATCCAGAAACAGGTCAGCTTCTTGAAACTTATTTTAGCAAAGGTTCTTCTGGTGGATGTAATAACTTTATGATTGGATTATCTAGGGCTATTTCACTTTGTGCAAGAGGCGGCATCGATATTTACTCTATCGTTGATCAGCTTCAGTCATCTGGAACCTGTCCATCATATGCAGTGAGAAAAGCAACAAAGCATGATACATCAAAAGGCAGCAGTTGTCCAGTGGCAATTGGAAATGCATTAATTGATATGTATAATGAGATTCAAAATGAACTTTTTGATCCAGATGAATGCATTCCAGAGTTAATGACAGAAGATATCACTGTTACATATGATATTCCTAAAGCAAAATGCCCACAATGTGGTGGGGAACTTATTTTTGAAGGTGGCTGTAACACTTGTAAATCATGTGGATGGAGCAAATGTGATTAATTCGAGTAATTTATTCGTTTAGATGGCACTAGTGTGGGAGAAAAGTAACAGATTAATTGAGTAATAACAAAGCAGGTAAAAGATATAATCGTAGCAATATTAGATGTCATAGACATCACCTCCAGTATAGCATGAAAACAAGACACCATAATAAATATTTCCTAAAGCTCCCCACTGGTGGCAGGTGTCTTTGCTAATGATTATGACATAAGGTGAATCAATATGAAAGTACTCAATAAAGGCGATATTTTATACTTTTCCAGAATAATTCCTAAGACTGGAATATATGATGTATGTGAATTATATATTCGTACAGTTGAAGAGACTTATTTTGTTGGAATAGATAAAAAAGATAAACAAGCTCATATTTTCGGATATGATCGAATCAATGAAGATATATTCGATAATAGAAAAGATGCATTAAATAAAGTACAAAGAGCTGAAAAGAATAAAAAATATAGTGAACCTCAAGAGGTTTATTATGAACAGTATTAAATAATGATTTAATCAAATACATTTCAAAAGGAGAAAATAAAATGAGCAAAATTACAATGAAATCAACAAAACAGGAAATTATGGAAGCATATGAAGAAGCGATGAAAAAAATTGCAGAATCTGAATCCGGTAAAGATGATCCGGTAGCTGCTGCTAAAGCTGAAAATGATAAAAAGATCATCGAATCAGCACAGATGATTGTAGAAGATAATATTCTTAATCCTGTAATCATTGAGCGTTACGAAAATCTTAAAACTGCTATTGAAATGAAGAATAAAGAACTTCAGGAACTTTATGGCATTGAAACAAAAGCTAATTCTCTTGTTGCTATGATTAACGCTTACAAAGATAAAGAAATTGAGCTTAAAGATAAATATAATTCAAGAACTAAAGAACTGGATGATGAATTCACTAAGAAAGAATTGATTCTTAAAGATGAAATTGCAAGCTTAGAGAAGAGTAAAGAAGATCTTATTAATAAAATTCAGAATGAATCCGATGAACTTATCAAATCTCTTAATAAGAAGCATAAACGTGAGGAAGAAGAATATGAGTACAATCTTAAACGCTCTAGAAAGGTTGAAAATGATAGATGGGAAGATGAAAAAGCAGCTCGTGAAAAAGAACTCACAGAACGTGAAGCAGCAGTAAAAGCTGATGAAGCTGAATTAGCTGATAGAACTTCCTATATTGAAGAATTAGAGAAGAAAGTTGAAGAAATTCCGGACCTTATTCAGGACGCTAAAGATAAAGCATTTGCAGATGGTAAAGCAAAAGCTGATAAATCTAATGCTTTTGAAGTACGTGCTCTTAAACAGCAGAACGATTATAATACTCAGATTCTTGAAGATAAGGTAGATAGACTTTATTCGGAAGTAGATTCTCTTAAAGCAGAAAAAGCTAATCTCCAGGCTAAACTCGATGACGCATATGCTCAGATGAGAGAACTGGCAGCAGAAACGGTTAAGTCTACTGGTGGTGTAAAAATCCTCAGTGGTCAGAATAATACAGCTAATAAGTAATTGATTAATTTTATCCATACACGGTGTCAAATCCGTGTATGGAATTTAGGAAAATATGAAATCAGAAAAAGAATATTCAGAATCAACTCTTATGAGGATGACCAAGAAAGAACTGGTTGAATATATCAAATGTATTGTTCATAACAATAATGTTTTACAAGATATGTTGGATCGGCAATATAAGAATTATATGGAGAAAGTTAATGACATTAGAAAAAATAATTAAGACTCATAGTATTTTTAAAGATGTAGCATGGATTATTTTAAAAAAGAAAGATATTAATATTCCATTTAAATATAAAAACATTGAGGTTTGTGAATATTATTATGATGATGAAACCAATCCAGATAAGCTAACTTGGATTGATGTTGAGGGCGTAGGTTATGGTTGGATATGGATAGCAAACTGGTTAAGAAAAAGATCTACATTTTTACAGCGCAGAGCTGTTAAAAAATATGCTAAAGATATATTAAAAGAAATTGATGATGAGACAGACATAGTAGCATTTTATTATAATAATCTTTTTGTTTGTGGATTTGTACCTAAAGATAATCCAACTATTTATATACAAATAAGATTAAGCAATGAAGACTTATATTTTGAGGGATAAATCAATGATTGTAGGTAAAATTGGAAAGTTTAATTCAGTTAAATGTAAAAAATGTGGCTCAGATATTATGTTTACAAAGATTAAAGGTAATAACACAGGACTATATTGTCATGAATGTGGAGCTTGGCAGAAATGGTTAAGTAAGAATGAAAAGAATATTTTGGATTCTCCAGTTATGCAAGATGCAACACCAAAAGAGAAAAATGCAGTAAATACACATATTGACAATGTTTCAAAACTAACAGGTTTTAATACTTTTAGTGATAAAACAATGCCAGAAAGATTACAAGAATTTATTGATGCTATCGAAAAGAAAATCAGTATTGAAATGATGACAGAACCTAAATCTGATGCCGATCAAATTAGAAAGTGCTCATATTGTTTAGCACTTGAGCAGTGCAAAACTTCTCTTGAAAATATTTTAGCTGATAGGGAGTTTAATGATGATGCAGAAAATAAATAATTTAGATGTATATACAACAGGAATGCAGAAATCACTTAATGATAAATTGTTCTTTGTAGATAAAGTTGATGGTATAGACAGAATTGTTGATTTTGGTTGCGCTGATGGAGCATTTCTCAGAGAGATGTATAAAGTAAATCCTGATATTAATTATGTTGGGTACGACAATAATGTCAATATGCTTATTGTTGCTCAAAGTAAAACTGATTTTGATAAATACAAAACAATTATTTATACCGCACAACTTGGTTCATTAGATGATAATAAATATAGTTTATTAAATCTTTCGAGCGTAATTCATGAAGTGTATTCATATTCTCAACCAGATGAGATTAACACATTCTGGAATAATGTACTTTATCAAAATTATAAGTATATTGCAATCAGAGATTTTTGTATTAGTAAATCGATTAGTAGACAGTCCGATATTAATGATTATACAAAAGTAATTCAAAATGCTGATAAAGAACAAATAGATGAATATGAATCTATCTGGGGATCATTAAGAGAGAATAGGAATTTAGTTCATTATTTAATGAAGTACAGATATACAGAAAACTGGAATAGAGAAGTACGTGAAAACTATTTCCCTATTACATTAGAAACACTTTTGAGTATGATTCCAACATATAAATATGAAATTATTTATTTTAAAGATTATATTCTTCCTTTTACAAAGAATAAAGTAAAAGAAGATTTCGATGTTGACCTTCATGATAATACTCATGTAAAGATTTTACTTAAGAGGAAAGATTAATGGATGGTAGAAAAGTACGAATAAAATATTTATGTGAATTACCAGAATATTTACATGCATATATTAAAAGTTTTGCCGGAAAAGTTGGAATAATTACAGAAATTATAATTGACGCAGAAAAAACAATCTACCAAATTGATTTAGGCGGTGGAGTAATAATACAAGCAGAAAAACAATTTTTTATTTTTATAAATGAAGAGGAGAATGAAAATATGGCAGCATTAACAGGATACGCAGCAGTAGCAGTAATTGAACAGGGATGTTATAACAAAGAATATTATTATGCAATTTATGCAGATGGTTATAATTATAAAGTTGGAGATAAAGTACTTGTATCAAATACTAATGATATTTGGACTATTAAAAGACTTTTAACAGTTCAGCAGGCGGCAGAAGAACATAAAGCTGCTATTACTGCAGAAGTTGTAGCTCATGTAGATAATTCAGCATATCTGAAAAGGGTTGAACAGCGCAAAGAAGCTGCGGCTATTAAAAAGGATATGGATAAAATTATCAAACAAATGGATGAGCAAATGAAATATGATATTTACGCAGAAGAAAATCCTGAGCTTAAAAAGATGCTTGAGAGATATAGAGAGCTGAAAGGTTAATATAATGAGTGATATAATAAGAATAGGTATTTGTAGTTTATGCTATTGCGGAATATTGACTTTATCTGGTGTAAAAATTGTAAATAAAAAATACTTTGCTATTTTGGCATTATTAATTATTCAAGCAGTAGTGTGGGGAACATGGGGAATGCAATCATGATTTGGATTACAGGTGATACTCATGGGGACTGGGTTCATAGATTAAATATGAACTCTTTCCCGGAACAAAAAGAAATGACAAAAGATGATTATGTAATTATTTGTGGAGATTTTGGTATTTGGAACGATACTCCGCAGCAGCGATGGAATTTAAGTTGGTTAGAAGAAAGAAATTTCACTACATTATTTGTTGATGGTAATCATGAAAATTATGATTCACTTAACACATATTCAGTGTCTGAATGGCATGGAGGTAAAGTACATTTTATTAAACCATCAGTAATACATCTTATGCGAGGACAGATCTTTAATATAGAATATAGAACATTTTTTACATTTGGTGGAGCACGAAGTCATGATATTAAAGATGGTATTCTTGAAATAGATGATCCACGAATAAAATCATGGAATAAAGATCCAGATAAGATGTATCGAATTAATCATGTATCCTGGTGGGAAGAAGAAATGCCAAATGAAAAAGAAATGGCTGAAGGAAGAGAAAATTTAGAATTAGCTGGGAATAAAGTTGATTTTATTATTACTCATTGTGCCCCATCATCTACTCAGGCTATATTGAGCGGTGGATATTATGAGCCGGATAAACTTACAAAGTATCTTGAGAGTATAAAATGTGGTGTAGATTATAAGACATGGATATTTGGTCATTATCATATTGATAAGTCGGTTACAAGTAAAGATATTTGTTTATTCGAACAGATTGTGAGGATTAATTAAATATGGATAATGATATAAAAGAATATTTAATGTATGTAGAAGATAATTTAATGAAGAAATATAACATCACTCAAGATTTATCTCGGAGAATAATTTCAGAATCTTATCTTCCTGATTCAATAATTAAATTTCCAGAGAAATGCTTACATGAAGATATAGAGACAGTTACTGATATTATTTATCATGATTATTTAGAGGGAGTATGATGAATCGAGTAGAAAATTTATTATTAGATTATGGATACGATGGAGTTGTATATTTTACAAACCCTTCATATGAAAGAGCTTTTCTTGGAGTATCAACAGATGATAGAGCAATTTATGATTTTGATCTTATGGTCGAATCACTTATGGAAGAAGAAGGAATGACAGAAGAAGACGCTGCAGAGTGGATAGATTATAATTGCTCTTATTATTTTGATGGATGTCCAATTATTATGCATAGATTGGAGTAGAATATGAATTATTTTATTAGAGGTGAATTAATTGCCAAAACGTAACCAAGGATATTTTAGAGAACAAAGATTAAGAAGTATTAAAAGACGTAAAGAGATTATTAGACAAAATGGTAGTTGTATTAGACCTTTTGAACCTTTAAATGATCCTAATTTTAAAGAAGGAACACTTGCTAAAGGACATAATGGATATTGCGGTAATGCCGGAAGAGCAGTTAAAACAAATAGACGTAAAGGACATACTACATACCGACATAAGGGTGCATATGGTCCGGCAAATAATTATTCAAGACATGATAAGCAGCAGGTTGAAGATGGAGTACAGCAAATTAAAGAATGGGAGAATGAAGATGGAAAAAGAGAAAAAGAAAGTTTTGATTGTAATTGATATGCAGAATGATTTTGTTTATGGACCACTTGGAACACCAGAAGCACAAGCTATTGTTCCTAATGTGATGGAAAAAATTGCCGATTATAAAAGAAATAACTGGCCTATATTATATACGAGAGATACACATTATGAAGATTATCTGGATACACAGGAAGGAAAGAAACTTCCGGTACTACATTGTATCCGGGATACAGAAGGATGGCAAATCATTCCTGAGATTAATCCATATGAAAATTGTTTTATTTTTGATAAGAACACATTTGGGAAATATAACTGGGAATTAGAAACTTGGCTTGATGGTAAATATGCAAGATATGATATTGAAATCATTGGTGTTTGCTTAGATATTTGTGTAATTTCAAATGCTCTTATTCTTAAAGCAACTTTTCCAGAAAATGAAATTACAGTAGATGCTAGATGCTGTGCGGGATCAACGCCTGAAAAACATAAAGCAGCATTAGAAGTAATGAAGAGCTGTCAGATTAATGTGATTGGAGAGTTAGGAGAATTAAATAAATGATAAAAGTAAATAATGAATTAATCAAACCAGAATATTTTCCGGACGGTACCATGAAATTAAAATATGAACGTGATCATGAAAGCGGGAGGTTTGGATACTTTGATATAAAATGGCTTTATGATAATGAAGAAGAAATGATATTGCTTTATTATCTCGTAAATCAAATACGTAATAATATTTCTAAACCAACCATTAATTTATTCATGCCATATATTCCAAATGCAAGATTTGATAGAACAAAAAATAAAGAAGAAGTGTTTACATTAAAATTTTTCTCTAATTTTATTAATGAT